AGGTAGAACGGTAGTAAAATACTACTTGACAAATTTATGGTTTTATGATAGGGGCGGGGTTATACCACATATCAACCAGTATGTCAAGTAAGCATATAAAAAAATAATTGTCAATAGGGTATAAAGGAGGGTCACCCCTCCTCATACTATTTATTCCATTTGCGCAAATTCTCAATCAAGTCTTCTGCTGCTCTTTGCAGGTCTCTAATAGCTACCTCCGTTTGATGCTGCTGCTTAACCACGCCTGACACGATAGCGCTAATACGCTTGGATACATACGTAGCCTCCACCAGTGCTAAATCATGTCTAACGCCCTTCATACCCTTATTAATAAGCGTCGATGCATCTATGATATGAACGTGCATATGCGCAGGTAGTACAATTGAGTACGTTTGTCTAGTCTTATACATATCACCAAGCACCTCAGCATGTTTGGCAATCTGCTCCAGTTCAATAATAGCAAGTTCGATATTAGCGTTCATAATATCCCATCCTTTTATCTATATAATAGTGAGCTTACAATTATAAGGGGCTTAACGCCCCGCCTAGCATGCGTACGTGTACACTTGACCCTTAATGTCATAGTATTTACGTAGTTTAGTTCTCATAGCACGAGCAGCCTTAAGAGCTTCCTTCTCATCGTAGTAAGTGCCGAAATATACGCAGAATAGATATTTCCCGTCCTCGTCGTATGCAGAGAATTCGCAGTCGTATACCTCCGCGCCGTCCTCGTCGTTATTATATACACGTACTGCATGATAGTCCGGTTCACCGTCCCATAACTCTGCAAGCTCCTCTTTATATTCCCCTTTAATTTGAGTAATATTCTTGACATCATAAGGAGCAGGAATAGCCTCTTTAACCTCATTCGCTAACTCCTCGCTGATTTCCTCTTTTGGCTCTGCTAATACAGTAATACGAGATTTAGCAACGTTAACTAAAACCCATTCATCCGTAGTCGTACGATTAACCCAAATGATATTAGTATCAAGACCGATATCAACGATGCGACCTGAGAAATATAAACCGTTTGGACATTCAACGAATAGCAATTGACCCATATGATAAGGCGCTTCTTTGACTTCAGTTTCTTCAGTTATAAGCATAGCCACTACCACGTGGTGCATATTGATAGTTTCTAACACTCCGCCTACGTTTAACCATACAAGAGTTTGACTATCAGTGAAGTCAGTCACGTAACCTTTGTATTGATTGCCTGACATCATTGTAACCTCTACCACTTGTCCTAATTCGAATTGACCTGCTTTAATAGTTGTTTTCATATTCATCTACCATCCTTTTATGTATGCTAGCAAGGTGTTTCCCTGCTGCTCCTATAATATCTCATATATCGACTTATAATACAAGCCTTTGACAAAATAAAAGTTTATTCGAAATTGTCAGAATATTATATACAGTTAATTTGTCAGAATATAAGATTTACTTGACATACGTATACTATTATGATAACCACATATGCGCACTCCTATGCAATGTAATAGGAGTTTTAAATTGTCTGATAGTCAGAATTATCTGATAACTTCCCATAACACATATTATTCTATTTGTCAAATCTATTTTAAAGCCCCTCACAAGCCCGTACAGCGTTTCTAAGCTATAGCCCTAGTATTTGTATCGCCTAGCCTCCTAACAGCCCGTACAGAGGAAATAGCCTCTCATCCCAGCAGTACCAAGGGCTCACAAATTGTCAGAATATTTAGTCATCTTATTATTGTCAGAATTGTCTGACTATTTGAATTGTCTGACAAATAGCTCACACACGTTTATCACACATAACCGCAAATGTCAAGTTAACAGTGTATTCGAAATAGTCTGATAACTTGAATAGTCAGATAACTTAACAGCAGCTCCTTATCAAACAATTGTCAGAATATTTAGAATAGCCTGACTAACATAATTGCGTGAATAGTTTGAATTATCAGTTAATTCTATTGCAGCCTCTTACAATTGTCAGACTATTTAGACTATTCATAACATTCAAACTGTCAGAATATTTACAATAACACGAACATTATAATTGTCAGACTATTCTATTATTCGCAATTATCAGACAATTAAGAATAGTCAACTAATAATTCCCGAGGGTTTTTATCTAATTGTTCAGACTATTTAGAATAATCCGAACAATGGCAAAATTCACACTATTATGACTGTCAGACTATTAGCCACCCCTACTATTGTCAGACTATTCATACTATTATTATTGTCAGAATATTTGCAATACTCTTTTAACTTGACAAATAGCCTCATCTGTGGTATTTATACGAGCTGCTAATTGTCAGAATATTTAGTTAGTCAGAATATGTATAAAAAACTTTTAATTTGTCTATGCTTGTATTATTGTCGTTTGATGTGCTATTCTGTTTAAGCAGGTCGATGCACATTTTGTAGATACCTGTTGTCGTAATTGTCTGACAATTGTCAGATAGTGCGATTGGCTCCGTGGGCGTATTTGCTCATGAGCTAAATGGACAAGCTGTATAGTTGCCTATGCGTTCTAGGGAGCTACTAAGGATTTTCGGCTCTGTTCCAGTGAGCTACTAGGAGTTGCGCTTGCATTCCAGTGAGCTACTAGTAAACCCCACATTATAGCAGAGAAGCCCTCACATTGTCGTGAAGGGCTTTTTTGTTGTTCTTATACATTTGTACCAGTTAGTTTGTAAAACGACGTGTAACGGAGCGTGAGAGCCCTTAAAACACCTGTACAAGTTTGTAATACTCGTATATATTTGTGTACAAGGATGCAATCCACTCTATCTAGCATGAAGCGTATACCAGAGAAAAACCTGAGGCTTTCAATTAGTTGTTTTAATAAGGCTCTGATATCAGTCTTTCATTTACCTTTAATGTATGTCTCTGCTGTATTGTAACTGCTCTAGTGTAATGTAATCCCTTTAACGTTTATAATCTCATACAAAGGAAGTGACAACGTCTCGCTGTTATTACCTGTGAACTCTACCCATGATGCAGCTTGTTCTTGTACATCATATATAATACGTTCTAGTTTAACTAGGTCTGATGTAACAAACTCCTTTAACGTATCATTTGCCCCTACCTTCTTATACTCTTTGTATACAATATGAAAGTGTGATACATCCTCTTTTAATACCTCTGCTATTTCATTCCAGTCCATAACCTCTACTGATGAATAATAACGAATTGTCATGACATAACCTCCTTATATAGTTCTATTCTTTTATCACGTGCTCTTTGTTCTTCTAGTAAAGTTGCTACCCCTCTATACACGGGATGGTTATATTTTACGTTATCTTTGTTTTTATTATTCATTAAACTTAATCGAATATCAATTACCGTTTGTATTAATGTAATTGCCTCATCAATTGGAGCTGTTACATGTACACGCGGTTCTAGTTCATGTGTGAATAACGTTATTTGTTTTAGTGTTTGTTCGAAATCCATTTTGATGTGTATAAGCATCCAGCCTATTGCCTCATCAAAGCTATTGAAGTTACAGTTGAGTTGTTTAATGTCTTTGATTGATTCAGTCGCTTTCTGTATCCATACTTGTTCTTTAATGCTCAGTTGTTGTACAGTGTCAGTATGGATAGTATAATCTGTATGCCCTGTTTGTAAGTAGAGCATGATATGTTTTAATGCTAAACGTTTAATCACTGTTAACTCATGACCTTCGAAACTGTACATAGTCTATCGCTCCTTTTTCGCTATGATGAATGGTTTTCTTTTCAAGTACTTATCCAGTGCTTCCTCGTTTGGGAAGTCTCTCTTTTCTTTTGTACCACCGATAATGTTAATTAACGTTACTGTAATCATATACACCTACACCCTTTCATAATATGTTATATATTGTTTAGTCTTCGTTTAGATAATATTCTTCGTAGCTGAATATATTTCCCCCGAGGTCTTTGTTTGCTTGGTCACACCTAGCCTTTGCTTTCTCCTCTGTACTATACACCCCTTCAAAGTCATTCGTATCATACCCGTAATCAGATGTAACAATGTATACGTATATCTTGCCATCTTTTATTGTAAGCTCTTTTAATAAGTCTACTAATGATAAACATATCGCTAGTTCTTTTTCCTTTGTCATGGTATATGCTCCTTTCATATCGTTTAGTTTAAGTACATGATTTGATAATCAATATATCTTCCATGGGGATAACTAATATATTCCCTTCATAGTCAACGAATCGTATATGTGTTACCTTTAACGCTGTACTGTATACAACTTCATGTAGCTTGTACACTGTTGTTACTAAGAACTTTCTTTCTTGTTTCCCCTCTTTACGTCTGATATGTGTTACCATAAAGAATTGTGTGTCTCTTGTTCTTGCTAGTGTTTTCATGATAACATCATAGCTTGTTATCTCCTCTGACTTGTACAGACCTAACATTATTATACCTCGTATTCTCTCTCTATTCCTCCGACTTATCGAAGTTGATTGCTCTTACTACACTTATGTGTGCATTCTCCAAATGGTTATTAATCTTTGTCCATTGCTCCATGCTTATTTCTTCTTGAATACATGCCCTTGTTAATACTTCCTTTACCTTCTCAATACCTTCTAATCCTGCGTATAGTTTAGCTCTCATTTGTTAAATCCCCCAATCTAACAAATCTAGAATCGTTTGTTTACTGTCTTGTGATGCTACAATATCACTACTGTTGTATGAAAATGTGATAGTATGGTTCCAGTTATCAATCGACACTTCTAACTCGTTTGTACCATCATCAAAACGAATGCTATTGTCAATATTAACCCCGTCAATGTAATCGTATAGTATATTTTCTTCTTTCTTGTCCAATAATACTGTATACTTGATACGCTTGTGCCTACTGTCTTGTATATCTCTAATGAATACGAATTCAAGTTTTAAATCACTTGTATTAGATGACTTAGTGAGGGTCAATGTATCGTTGTTGAACTCCTCACAGATTAAACAAATAGAAACGTCTTTTTGATGTCTCATGCGTTTAACCCCCCTTCTAACTCATCTCTAAACTTCCTGCACGTTGTACGGTTCAAGGCTATAGCGTCAACACCTATATAGATGTATGCGCGCTTTCTAGCTGCGTCTGATACAATTGCAACTGTATCCTTAATTTCATAACCTTTGTTAATTTCTTCATGTACATCTTCATACATACAGATAGATAATGTTTTGATAAGGTGTAACGTCTCAACACGTGATAGTAGTTGATGCTTTGTAAGTGGCTCCTCATTAAAGATTACATGCATGAATATGTTCGTCATGCCTTTGTCATTCATTGCCACTGTTAAATTATCACTTTCCATTACATCACATACGATATGAAATTCATTTACTTTTGTCATTATAATCTACCATCCTTTATAATTGTTTTAGTTTAGTGTTGCGCGAAATACCAAATACCTTGTAATTCTTCTTTAGTAAACTTTGTAGCAGCTTTCTTATAATCCCCTTCACCTAACAAATTGACAAATGTTTCTGCCTTTTGTTCTCCGCAAAAGTCTGCACCATTCCAAACTCTTGACACCTTAATGTTATGCGGTAAAAACCTTAATTCATTATCAATTGCATGTACATATTCTAATTTATTAGCTGGTTTCATAGAGCAACACCTCCTACAGTGAAAAATTCATTTTTACGTGCCATAACCTCGGGTAACGGCTCGTTGTGGTATGCATAGCAAACATTTTTATAAAGTGTTTCCAATTCAATAATTTCCTTAACCCATGCTTTACGGTACTTAACAAACTCACTATAACGCATGTCCGTAGGAGCTAAACGAATAGCCTTATATAATCTTTCCTTTTCCTCCACAACATCAAGACCTAGTTCATAGATGCTTGTAACTTCCTCAATCTTAGTTGGAAAAGCCTTTTCTACTACAGTACCATTACTTAGCAAGATTTGTTTGATTTTCATATGTAACTACCTCCATTTATTTAATTGTTTATGTATTTCTTAACTGACTTCATTGTATCATATATGAAAGGGGCTGTGAACCCCTTATTTTAATTAATTGAAAGAAATGTTTCCTTTAACTCTATCCTTTTGGATTAAGTCCATAATCTTTTCAATTTGTTCAAGTACAAGGATAACTCCTGTGCCATTAAGCTCAATCAAAACTTCCTGTTCCTCAACATCATGACCGATACGCAAATCAATATCATTAATTTCATCGTGTACGATACGTTCAACCATATTTCCCATAACACCAGTATTTTGATACATTGACAATAGAAGTTGCATGATTTTATCTGTAAAGGCTGCTGTTTGCTCTGGTGTTAGTTGGCGCTCAATACGCTCAACCGTTTCGCCCATGTCATCATGCATTAAGATTGAAATGTTTTCTTCAGCAGTAACACCAACATTCATGTAATCCGTACCAGAGCACACACAACCAAGACTAGCCATTTCCACAACCGCTTTTAATTCTTTCATATGTAACTACCACCTTATATTTTTTTGTATTTCTTAACTGACTTCATTGTATCATGTATGTATATTACTTGCAAGCACTTTTTTTTTTATATTGTTTCATTATGTCGATACCTTCATGTTTAAAACTCATCCAAGACTTATTATACCTGTTGCCAACAGTAAGGAAGATAAGACCTTTGTCTCTTAGTTTGTAACAGATTGCATAAAACTGACTAATACTTTTAAACTCGTTACCTGTATATCGGTACGCGTCTTTAACCTCAACAGAACTATACTTTGTTACTGTACAATTCCAATTATGTTTTACAGCTAAATCCATACTAGCTTTAATATGTCTAGCAAGGGCTAACATTGCGTATACTTCTAAACGCTCTACTTTCATGTGTAGCAACCTCCTTGTAATTAAGTACAACCTTAGATTACCACACATGAAATAGACCGTCAACACTTTTTTATAAGTCTTCAGTAAATCTATTTAATCCCTCATTGTCGTCCATCTCGTCCCATAACGCTGTATAGTATTTATCATAAACACTATCATTTACATACTGTCTTTTCTCTAGTTTGACAATAGCATCCATCTTTACTATAGTATCAATTAGTTTTCCCGCTTGTGAGCCTGTCTCCACTTCATATGCGTGTGGTAGTCGCTCAATGATGAGTACACGGTCACACACTTCTACGACTCTGCAAACATGCGTATATAAAGCCCCGTCATACTCTCTATATGTTAGATTGACTAACTCTGTTTTTGCGTGTAAATCGAGTACAGCATCAAAAAAGTTTGCGGGTGTTGCCTTGATACGTTTAGACACGATATAATTGCGGGTTATATTAGTCATTGTATTCAATATCCTTTCCAACAAAGTAAACGTATGCATTTTCTAACATAAGAAACAAGCGGTAACCACCATCGCGGGGCGTTCGTCCTCCTGTTACCCATCCGTCCACGGGGTGTTGTTGAGCTGTGTTAAACTCTAGAATGTCCCATACACGTTTTACATCGTTGTTTGTTGTTTGCCCTAAAGAAACTACGAGTTGTTCCAAGTCCTCATATGTTAGCTCGTACACTCTGGACTTATTGAACAAACGTTTTAAGGACTCTTTATTATATACAATGAGAGAACAATATAAGGTATTGCTTTCCTCCTCGGTTAAAGAGAAGGATACCTTATTATCATCAATAGGCGTAAAACCAGCGTGTACCATGCTTATTTCTCTGTCAGTTAACCGTTTAACCATTAATTAACAACCTCCTGTGTTAATTCATTATCCATAATTCGTTGATTGCGTGTAATCTCGCTGCACATTAACTCTAGTTTGTCAAGTGTCACAGTCACTTCTCCTGTTATATTCTTCCCTAAATGATACATGCGCACATCGGCTACAATTTCGCGTTTACCGTCTGTTAAACGAACCTTAATGTCGATTGATATTGTAATCTCGTCGTTGTGGTCACGGAAACATACATAATTGTTTTCCTTTAGTTTGTCAACACCTTTTTCGAATTGCGCACGGTCTACAATTGTAGTAATCTTAGTGTAAATCAAATCACTGTTGCGAACCTCGCATACTTGTTTAAAAACAATAGTATCCTTATCAAAAGTATATACTATCTTCCCAGTTTTTTCAAATCCTTCACCATTAAATGGGATTGATAACTCCATAATACGTCCAGCCATGTTATTCCCCCGCCTTTTCTCTATAGTCTTGGTAACGCTTGTCAAAGTCGTAAAACGTATGATTCCCCAACTCGGCAATGATAATGATATCAACAAAGTCAATATATGTCAAGTCATAGTTTACTTGATGTTTAACAATTAGTTTACCGTCAAGTTTTCCTTGTATAACTCCGTCAACTATGCTATAATTCTGCTTTTTATTACTATCGATGTATATAACTCGTACTGTATTAACCTCTAAAGACAACAAAACTTTATCTAGTAAGTCGGTTTTAAAGGTAAGCTCATCCATAATGCCGTTTAAGGGCTCTAGAGGCTCGCTGTGTGCGATTACCTCCGGAGCTGGTGCAATTGTCTTCTTTTCGTCTAATGTGGGCATAAAGTCCCACATAGAGCCTGTATGCGTTTGTGTCATTTTGTAGACCTCCATAAGTTATTATTGATGAAAGTAAACTCAATGCTATCTTCATTTTGTAACAGTTCTTGAATGCTCATAACTTCCTCGAATCCAATTTCTGTGCACTGGCTAGGTGAGTCATCATGTCTAACAACAAATACTTCGCTTTCAGCGCTCACAACGTCGATTCGTCCCGTAATAGTTCTAATAGTCTTGTAATTCATGTCTTTAGCTATTACAGTAATCAATATGCGCTTCTCATCAATGTTGGTAAGGTATTTAAATAATGCCGTTTCTGTAATGTCAAGAGCATGTTTAAACAAATCAGCGCGTAAATCATACATAGAACCATTCTCAAGGAATACAATTTGTTCAACATTTTGATATTGAATGTTTGTTATTTCATCAAACGCGCTTTTAACATCGAAAGATTGTGCACATGAATTTGCTATTCTACCATCAACAGATTTTAGGGGCTTGTCTACATGCTGCACATCTCTATACCAGAAACGGAATTGCTTACCTTTCTGTATACGTTGGAATGATTTAATTAAATCACTAACGAATAAAATTTTGTCTGTTTCCTCTGCATTTGTTAAAGTTACCTCTGTCATTATAACTACCACCCTTTATAATAGTTTGTTGTACCTAACATTTCTACCAAACTGTTAAACTCTAAATCTTTGAACATTTCTGCTAGTTCACTAGGATTACAACCAAATACCATGTTACACCATAATGTTTCTTTTGTCAACCACTCTAGATAATTGTTTAAATGCTCCTGTTCGTCTGCTATAATCTTAGAAGTCCCAACACCGCTGTACGCTGCTAAAACCCTAACCTCAGCATCACAGTAATCATAAGATAGTAAACTATCACCGTTGTAAACAATGTCTTGTATTGACCCGTAAACCCCCGCATACTGTGCCGCATAATCTAGAGCCGTTCCATACATCTCGGTAATAGCTCCAGCTGGTAAACCTTCACCCATGAAAAGGCTTGTCTCAGTATTTAAACATAACAACGTTTCTGTCATTGTCCTGCACTCCTTTTCCCCAACATTTATATTTAACTGGTACTTTTAAAAACTCTATAGGGTCATGCTCCAGAAACTGCTCATCTAACCACCCCGACCAATACACCCACCATCTAACGATGAGTGTATTACGGTCAAAGTTTTCATTAGAGTATTTCCAGCCGTTGCCATTTGTAAGGCTATTCATCTTCTCCACCTGCGAACGGGTGGATTGTGATACCTGCAATCGTTGAAAGCTGTTTGAACCCTGCTTCTTTTAGAGCCTCTGCTAAAGTCTCAACGAATGGATAGAATGTGAATGTTTCGTTATGTGTTGTTTCTACAAATCCCTCTTTAGACACCCAACCTTGTTTATTGCTGTAATCCATCTCAACGTAGTCATAACCTGCGATAAGCTCCATATCAACCGATAACCCGAAATCCTTATTCATGCTCATTTGATTAAAGCTTTCTAATTTGTAAATCATTGTTTCTTCCTCATTGATTGCATAAAGTTCCCCAGAGAATTCAGTCTTTCCGTATACGTTTGTCATTATAATCTACCATCCTTTAACTTGTATTTGTTTTCTTAACCTGTAATCATTGTATCATGTATGTAAGGGGGTTGCAACCCCCTATTTCTAGAATGTTATTTCGATATCATCAATGCTATTAGATTGTAATAAGAAATCTACTGTTTTAAGTATAACGCCCTCCGCACTGTCATAGACAACGTTCCCCATTACTTCACTTATATAGCCCTCCATACCTTCACCACCGAGGTAATTTTCTGCTAAATCAATATCATAAGAATATCCATCAACTTCGACAGTTACCGCGATTTCTTCACCTAACACCTCAACCGCATCCTTATACCATACTTGACCTTTGATTAACTCATCATTTAATGTATACATATTACTTTCCCTCTTTCATAGTTTTTGTGATTGTTATTACTTGCGTTAAAACAGTAGACATAAAATTATGCTTGTCGAACTCGTAAAGCCCTGCAATAGTGTTGCATAGTTCCGTTATACGGCTGTTATGAACATGTCCATATTCTTTGTACTCTTTGATAATCTGCATTGCAACCTCTGTCGACTTAGATGCGAATAACTTATCTTTGTTGACTTCTAAATATAAATCGTATTCATCATCGTTTAACTGATTTTTACGCTTTAACACTAATAACGGCAACATTAACGTTTCTGTCAAGTCATCTTTGAAATTATAACCAGTGTACTTACACTCAACAACGCCCTCGTCAATGCTCAGGTTATCTGTTACAATAACCGTTTCCATTAACACTTTTTTATACTTTTTGTTGAAAAGATTCGTGTTGATAATTACCATTTCTTCACCTTTTTGAATTCTATCTGTAGTCATATGTAACTACCTCCTATTAATTTGTTGTTTTCTTAACCTGTAATCATTGTATCATGTATCTTTTAATCTGACAACCCCTAAATTAACAAATCTTTTTCTAGTTGACTTAACTTTTGTTTAACCTTCATGTTATGGTTATACACGTCGCTTTTATGTATTAGCTCTGATTGACGTATAAAAGCGTTAAACACAACATTTAAGGCGTTTTGTGGCGCTGTAAAGCGTGTTAGCTCGTGGAATATTTCGCCTTGTCCATTGAGTGTACAAACGACCTCTAAAGAGCGTGTGAGGCTTTGTTTCTGTATAGTGATTTCGAAACGCGTGTCAGGTTGTACCGTTGGAGCAATAACAATGTAACCCAAACCCTCGCGAATAACATTAAAGTTTGTGAATCTCAATAAATACTTCATAACATTTAAATCTAGTCCATCCTTTTCAATAGCTTCCTGTGTTTTATACTCACTTATAACCTGTTCAGCCTCATCAACTAAAATTTGCACTCTCATACAATCCTTTAAACTACCAAGACCCGCGTAAAAATTATATTCCTTTTCTAACTGCCCTCTATCAACAATAGCCTGTAAATAAACTGAGTAATCTACCTTTATGTATTTCATATTCAACTACCACCCTTTTATATGTATTTGTTAACCTGTAATCATTGTATCATGTATGTAAGGGGGCGACAACCTCCAATTTTAAATTAATTCATAATTTCTAAGAATTGTGCCATTCCCCAAATAACTCCGCCCATAAACCCGATACACACAGCCATTTTTAAACTACCTCTCATGCTCATTTGTTTAACTCCTCCTGCGCTTCCTCTATTAAACACTGTACTTTCGTTGTAACCTTGTTACTAGCCATTGAGAAGCCTTTCAACTCTAGTTCTTCACGTAGACTATTAGACCACGCGAACCAAACCATATACGCCGCCCTTGCCTCGTCCTCGGCTCTATTAGAGTAATTAAATCTATCAACATATTCCCCGTTCTCCAGACCTGCTAAAAGGTACACGTTAAGGTCATACATTAATATTGCGCCTTCCTTTTGTTCCCCTACATCCAAACCGAATACCGCCTGTGTATCATTACTAATAACTACAAATTGAAAGTCGTTAACATTAAACATTAGCATTCTTCCTCCTTATACATCTCATTCCATAATTCACTCACTAGAGACATTTTAACATCTCGACAATCCGCGATTAACTGGATACATTTAATTTTCGTTAACGCTCCGTTTTCTACATCCTCATGAGCTTCCTTAATATCTTCCATAACATACGCGATATTGTTCATGCGTAACGCTGTCTTCATTACTGTCCACCCCCTATAACACGCTCTGAGATATGAACATGTTTTAATTCTTTGTTTAGCAGGTTTATAATGTCCTGTACTTGGAACACGTCGAGGTAGATTCTATCGCCGTACATATCAAAACATATATCACAATCATAGTGATTAACCGATACTGTGAACTTGGTATTTTTTGACTCTGGACATATAACCACTTCCTTATTAGTAGATGTAGGTTTGTCCTCCTCTAATATTTCTAAGAACTTTACTAGCGTTTCTGTAAATAGTACAATCTCAGCTGGTGTTAAGTTTGCGCTTGGTGTTGACATTGTTTCTCCGTTATCCACACGAATTGCAACAGTAACATTATTGTTTGAATCCTTGACTACACGGATATCATCACAAGTGCTATAATGACAATCGAACATAACACACTCTTGAACCACCTGTAAACCATCATTTAACTTTTTCATATTTAACTACCACCTTATAAAGTTATTTGTTTTCTTAACCTATAATCATTGTATCATATGTATTTTCTAGTTGCAACACTTTTTTTATACTACCTTATAACTCTCACTGACACCCTCATCCGTTATAAAGGTTTCTACTACTAAATTACAGCCACACTCCGGACATTCAACAGGTTCCCCGTGATAGGCAACCGCATGACATTCACCGTTTGCACAGTGATATACAAATCTATCATCAATCACCGCCCCGTGTGCTTTATAGTTTGTGAACGAGACAACTTGACACATATTACAAAGCCCCTTCTATTACTGTGACTTTGTCGTTTTTCAAGTCTACTACGTGCATTGTGCCTTCATAGTCATTGATAACCCATATTGTACGACTGTCGACACCAGTTGTCACCGTTCCTGTGAACTTGTACCCCATTTGAGTCTTAACACTAACCTTAGAACCTTCTTTAATTGTCATATGAATCTACCACCCTTATATGTATTGTATTTCTTAACCTGTAATCATTGTATCATATGTATAAAAGGAAGACAAGCCCCTATTTTAAATATTAGGCTTGTCCACCTATATTATTTAGAATTGTATTTCTTCGTGCTCCGTGCTCCATACTACATTTACACCAGCGTTTCTAAGTGCTGCACACAAGTCTACAGCCTTTTCACACTCGGTTGTCGTTGGGTTAAAGTTTTCAATACCGTCATATCCTATTAAAGCGCTAATTCTTTCATAGGGTTCCGCGTCCATGCTAATTCCTGCATACTCGTTAATATCAAACCAGTTAATCCAACCATCGTTTAAATCAATATACATACTATCTAAATAGAATGATTCAAATTCGTTACCCGATACACGTTCTACATAATAACTATTGTCTGTGTCTTCATCCTTTTTAATAAACATTGCGCCCTCTGTGATAGTTACATCACCGATATTTTCCCAATCTTGATTATCAAGAGGTTGCCCCATTTCAAGACCTACCATATATGAATCAATGAATTCTTCCAACTGAGAAAACATTTCGTCATCCATGTAATCAAACTCACTATAACTGCTTTCTGCCTCGTCTGCATAATTCTCAATTTCCTGTTCTAGACCTTCGATGTCCATTTGTGTTACATGCTTGTCCACTAACATTTTATTAACACGGTATACAATGTAGTTGTATAGAATCTCACTTCTATTCGCTTGTAACTCACTGTCCAGCATATATAAGAATGCACTTAACATAGTTGTGTTCATATCATCTGTATTAACTACAATCATACCTTCATCGATGCCCTCTTGGAAAGCGTCGCGCGCGTCGCGCATCATAGTCCACACATCGAAAGTGCTTTCTGTTTCGTAACGATTAACCATGTCACTAATAACTCTGTCAAGGTCTCCGGATTGGTTATCTTCCACAATAAATCCTAGTGCATCACGTGTTACGCGGTTACCTTCACTATCGCATAATTCTTCGTTGTGCGCGTCATATAATGGGAAATTAAATTCCTTACCTTCAATTTGAACCGCCTGTGCTGTATACGCGGATAACTCGTCATGATACATATTTGCCTCATCCTCTGTTAAACCATCAATAATGATATTACTATTGTAATTTACAACCCACTCGTCAGAGCTTTCAATCCAGTTAACTTCCAAACCATTAACCTCTACTTCTAACGCCTTAACTTCCTCAATTGCCACCGTTAAAACATCTACATTTACTTTTTTCATATGTAACTACCACCTTATAAGTTTTTTGTTTTTCTTAACTGACTTCATTGTATCATATGCCGTCGAAAAGTGTCAACACTTTTTTTTTATTGGCAACCCCCACCATTATTAGGTGGGACGCTCTGGACTTAATGCCCTTTGACTTTCGTCACTGTCCAGACAGTTCTTACCAAGGCGCACCCCATTTATTAGGAGTATAGAACGCGCCCATTTCTTCTTTAGTTTTGAATTGAAGTAATTCGCCTTTCTTTTGCTTAGGTCTATTGGAGCAAATGTATACATACTTCATTTCCTCGCGACCTGTTCCGTTACCTGCTACAATTTGCGCTTCCTCATAAGATTCACATTCGAAAGCTAGTTTGTTTTTACGGTCTTTAGCTTCGCCCCACCCGCTCATGAAAGTATCAATCATAGTAACATAATATTTGTAATCTGGAGTTTTCTTCATTTTCATCTACCTACCTTTTTTTTTAGTTGTTTTGTTAACCTGTAATTAGTATAGCATGTCCACTTTTAAAATGCAAACGTTTATTGCCAAATTCCGTCGATTAATTCGTTTTCATTTAAATCATAACGCCCCACCAATTCACTAATAATGTAACCTAGAGCGCGTTGTGTCTTTTGCTTAACACCTTTACCGCTCATTTCATCTTTAACCATTTCACAACTAATTCTATGAAAAGCTAACATTAATTGAGTTTCTGACATTGTTTTCACTTCACTACGAATATACATAGTTATGCACCTACCTTAATATCATAAGTTGTATTAATCATATAACCCATAATGATTTCTAAACTACGACTGTGAATGCCTTGCAAGTAATCCATGTCACTATTACAGATAGCTTTGTAAACCATATCCGCTTTATAGCAAGTATAGTGCAATCTAATACCCATGTATTGATTAGTTAATAAAGCAAGCTTACCAGCATCATAAGTGCAAATGCTTTCTAACTCCTTAACACATGCTTGCATCATTTCTACCATCTCAGCTTTTTTCATATCCAACTACCACCTTATTAAATTATTTGTATTTCTTAACCTGTAATCATTGTAGCATGTATGTAAGGGGGTTGCAACCCCCTATTTTAATTTAATTCTTATATACTTGTAACCGTTAACACTACCAATATCAGACGTGTATTTGATTCCCATTATATCTAATACATCTTTTAATTGATATGAACTAATCTTACTAGTTGAAAATATGTCAAAGAATCCGTAGTGTATAAGCTCATGTAATGCCCCGTGTAATGTAAGCAACTCTTTACTATTGGAGGAAGTCATTTTGTGTCAACCCCGTTTCGTATAATCTCGCATCGCTGGAGCTGTACCAAGCATCCTCATTAATGTTATCTTGTAACATATCTAACGTTTTATTAATCTTGTCAATTTGCGCCTTAATGCCACGAATCTCAGTTCTATATTCTTCACGTATTGACGGGCTCGACGAATAGTCGAACGCATCCCATAACCGTTCTAGCTTGTCCTGTAATTCCTCGCGTTGTTCTTGTAATGTTTCTGCTGTTGTCATTTGTAACGACCTCCTGTTATTTAGTTTTCAACGTCCAGTAACTCATAATATGATTCATAGAAATCAAGATAGAAACGTCTATCATATTCACTTTCTATAATGTCTAACGTTTCGTTAAACTCTATGACCTCTTTCATAGAAGTTCGAGGGGTATTAAACCCCTTCACGAACTCTTTAACCTTCATTACAAAGGTTCTATCATCTAATGACTGCCAATCCATTACTTTTTCACCTTCTTACTTTTGCGCAACGCCTTTAACATTTCATTACTGTTACTATTGTTAAATTTACGTACCGCGCGGTGTTGGCTCTTAATGCTTGTCCCACCTTTGTATAACGTAGGCTCTTTAGTCATTTGCAACTACCTCCTTATTAAGTTAACCCTAGTTTACTAAAATTGTGATAGTCTGTCAATACAATCCTGTAAAGTTTTTTCTAACCTCTCAATATTGCGGTTTGCTTCCTTTAAATCACACACCAGCACATCCAGAACAGTATCATTCGTTACGCTTGTCATACTTGAAATAATGCTAACTTTTTCATTAGTAAAGAACTGCAAATCTTTCTTACATTCATCAATCTTAAGTGTGAGCTTTTCCTTTGTTGTGTCCATACCTTCAAACTCAATCCCTTTATGCGTTAACCACTTTTCTAATAGTATAGATAGTTTCTGTAATTCCAGTTCACTAATAGTTGTGCGATATCTTCCAATCTCTATGTTAGTTCTATCATTATAACCCATGTAACTAAACTTTGAATCACGAATCCACTTATTAAGGGAAACATCTTTTCTAAAGTGACTATGAAACGCTTTAACAAGTGCAACAACTTCCTGTACATCCATATAGATATGAGATAACCCTTTTCCTGTACGGTCTTCAATACCGAAAATCATTTCGTTTTGTGTTAAAGCCTCGCTTACTGCTAGATTTTGCCCCATTTGCTCATTAACTACCTCTAACTTATCTGTGAATCTCATTATTAACTACCACCTTTTTTTTATTGTTTTATTAACCTGTAATCATTGTATCATACATATTTAACTTGTACAACACTTTTTGAAACTTTTTTAATTCTACCTTGATGTGTATGTGATACGCACGCAATGAACATTGTATCACCTGTTATGTATAGAACTTGGTATTCTTTGTTGTTATGTGTGAACACATCACCGTAACTGTATACGCGCCTTACAAAGAAACTAATGTTACTATCAACTATGTACGCCCTTGTCACCTTGTCCCCTCCTTTTGTTTAACTCTGTAAACATCGTAACATGGTAAACAAGGAAAATGCAACCATTATTTTAAATAACTTTTTTATGTTTCCTATAATGGAAGAAACTATTTGCAAAACACCGACAAACCTAGTCATACCAAGGGTTCACAGGAGTTTTAAAATAAATAAAAAAGCCTGACAGAATTGTCAGACTCTTCAAAACTACTATTTTAGTATGATAATTTTCAATATACGTTCCAGTGAGCTACTAGTCAAATGACCCACATGAATCCGAGGAGCTACTAGAACCTCCACCGTCATCATGGTAACTACGACCACAACTTGGGGCTGGTGAGCTACTAGGTGTATGTGCAGCTGTATTAGGTGATGTAAAGAATGTGTCTATATCATATCTATCATCCCAGTTCCTACGAGTATCTTTAGGTCTAGTAGGTGTAGGCGGTCTATATGACTCTCGATAACCTTTATTGCTTAATGATGTTTTGTGCTTGCTAGGGTTATAGTTACTCTTGATAAGATACTCACGTGTCTCGCGTCGAACCTCTTCTAGACGCTCTTTATCTTTCTTGTGAACAATATCATTCATTTCCTTACTTAGTCGTCTATCCTTGTTCTTTGGAGGTGTACTATCGGAATACATATGAACAATAAAGTAAATCGCACACAGTCCAAAGAATGCTAATAGAGGTACCATACTATCATCCTTTCTAGGGAGCTACTAGTTTACTAGTGAGCTCTCCACAGCTTTTAGAATCTTCTCAAAGGCTTTAACCCCAATCACTTTACGTGTACCATTCTTCCACCCTGTAGGGCTCATATACATTGGTTCTAGAACATAAGACGGATTAGAACCTTTGTAACATTTCTTAACCGTGAACTTATTTTTATCATCCGTTTGTTCACTATAAAGCTCTTCTTCTTTATCCCAGCCTGTCCATTCTCTCGCCATTATTTAATCCTCCCAACAATTTGACACATGTACTGACAATCGTAATCACTAGGTTCGAAACCGACATGGATATCGTGATTAGAGTCAACGAAAGCCCATTGCGATATGAATCTCGTCGCGTTGATATTTGCCACTGTACGTTTACCGTACCCAAACGCTCTAGCAAAGTCATCCCCACTGATGTAATACACGTACTCTCCTTCTTTAAAGCTATTGAGTTTAATCGCTAAACCCTCTATTCTCATAGCATCTCGAGCCTGAGACCATGTACACATCGCTTTCTCACCCTCTTGCTGTTTACGTAAGTAGTGAGTCTCCCATCTACCAATTAATCTTTCGTTATCCATGTCAATCGCTCCCTATTAATTATTTTCTAACTCTCCAACCTTCACTTTGAATATATCTACTTGGTTCATACCCTAGTTTAAGAATCTTACCACTACTATATAAACGTCTATCTACATTTACTACCTCTACTACTGTATCGATGAATGTAGGCTCACCCTCATACTCACCATACCCGTACTTGAATGCTTCACACAGCCGTTTACTGGTTAGCAGATACAAATAGTCGCCATTTTTAAACGATTCATGTTCAACTGTATGCCCTTGATTTAGTAATGTTCTAGCTTGGTCCCAAGTCAGGTTGAATGGGGTACTCATACAGTCACCCCGCGGTCCGTTAAGAACTTCTCATAGTTCTCGTAAGAGTAGATGAACTTAACTTCTACGAAAGAGAAATCGTAATCTACCATTTCGTCAATCTCGTCATCACCTACATACGCTTCCGCGAATTTAACGAAGCTGTCCAACTCTTTCCAATCATGTTTAACAATTTCACCCTTGTTTAGAACAATAACCCCGATACCACTTCTAGAACTTTCTAAAATATACTCTTCTTGCTCCTTCTCAACTAAAGCCTCTTGTCTATCTGTCTCAGTAATAACTCGTAACATTCCCATTCCTCCTAATAGTTTTATAGTTTTACGACCAACTCACCAGAACAGAGCCTAGTCAGTATCCTAGTGAGCTACTAGTAACTTGAGTTTATTATAGCATGAATCTACTTATTTAGCAATGCTTTATTTACTAGAGAATAGTCATCAATAGCTTCTATCACAGTAATCTGTAGTTGCAGCTGTTTGACACCTCGTTTATACTCTACCATACTATCGAACGATTTACTCCATGCAGCAATAGTACCATTCTTCTTAATCTCTAGTACAACGAAGGAATTCTTTTTAACTAGTGATAGACTATTAATAAGCATATGTGTAGTGCCATTCTTAAATGTGATAACTAATCCTTCACCAATACTATCCGGTAATTCTACTAAATCCTCTTCTTTTCGAATAACTCTAAATGAACTCACTTCGTTCTCCTCCTCTTTCACACCTTTAGTATATGTTACTTCTAACTCATCACTATTTAGGTAGATGTTTATACTTTTAAACTCTACTACAGTTGATACGTTCTCTCTATCTAGAGCAAACTCTTGCTTATCGATGTTTTTACGGATAGTTCTGCAAAACCCTTCAGCTGTGGAATACCCATAGAAGTAACGATAGTCCCTATGCTCATCAATAGTAACTCTATCAAATAGATTCATATCAGAGATATAACGATTTCTAGGGTTATTAAACATAGATAAGAGAGACTTCATTTCCATAACTCTTGCAATTGTGTTGAACTGACGGAACCTAAACCCTGTTTTAGCGTACTGTATTCTAACGACTACATCATTGTCATCCGCATCGAACGAGTTTCTATCAACCTTGATAACAAATCCTGTACCGAAATCGATATCATCAACTGATAGCTCGTCCTTCAAGTACTGGGTTATAATATTACGACCAACTACAGGTCTTAGGATTACTTCATGACTGTTAAACGGTTCGAAGTAAGTTACCAGTTGGTCCATAGTAATAGTAATCTCGAAGTCTAGCTGTAGATGTCGCAGCGTCACGCCAATCTTACACTCATCTACCTTTTCATATACATCGTACTCACAAACTTCTTCTTGAACATCATGAGTAATCGGCATGAACGATTCATCAAACATATTCAGCATCAAACCCATAGTCTTCACTTTATACAACTGACCACCATTAATTGTTTGCACTATTCTTTTCCCCCTTGAACTTTATATGATAGATAAGCATGTCACGGTTATCAAACTTAACTGTAATCGTAGAACCTTCTTGAATAGCTTTAAATTGGCTGTCTTGGATTTTAAGGTCCAACTTAACATCTGTACCTTCTATCGTAATCGTACTGTACCGAGCTCTAGCTGTCGAGTAGTTCTTTCCAACAACCTTCACATCCTCAAGTGTGGTTACATAGTTATCAGTCTCACAACCTATTAATAGTGTAGCACACAAAACTAGTAAAGTCAACAACTTTTTCATAGTTTCTTACCGCCTTTAAACTTTATCTTAGCTTGACCTAGTGCAGCGTTAGCTATATCTGTGCACTTAGTTAACTCTTCCTTGTAAAGCTTCATGCACTGCGCTGAAAACTTGTTCTCTCCTAAGGACGTATAGAAGGTTGTCCATCTATGTTTTCTGGCGATAGTCTTCATACTGGCTGTTAGAATATCTACTTGGTTTCTAGCCTCATCACGCTCTTTAGTTAATAACTCTACCATTTCTTCTAATTGCTGCTGTTTCATTGTGCCGCCTCCAGTTCTGGTTTAATGGCTCTAGCCTTGTCCCACATCATTCTAATAATCTTCCCTCTAGTTAGCCCCTCACACTCTAGCTGGAATGTCATATTACTAGAATGACTTTTATAGTAACCTTGTAGATTACTATCATCAGAACTTAATACTAACGCGAACACGCCCCCAATATCGTAAGACTTAACAGTCTCATCGAGTACGTGCCTACGGTAATAAGCATCGTCCTCTTTCTCCCAACGTTGATACATTCTATCACGGTACGTCATTGTAATTCTCCTCCTCTACGAATAAGTAAAAAGCGTATAGTATATAGTCTTTGTGATACCCTCTCACACTCAACTCTATTACTTTATCAATATGTTCTTTCTTCTGTATGTCATAACCGTTATAAGTAATGACTGTGTAGAAGTCGAATGGTTTCTTTGTTACCCCTCTATAAAACATATTAGGTACTTGCGGTATCTCCTTCTTGAATAACGTCTCCATTAGAACTCATCCCTTGGGATGTTATTTACGTGAACCACATGTAGGTCATTAGCCTCATTAGATAGCGTTAGGTGAAAATCATCCTCCGTCATATCCTTTACACCTTCCACATAGTCATCAAACGCTCTAACAATGTTCTGGACAGGTTCAATAGATAGCTCTAGCTCCTTAACTGTACAAGGTAAATCTATCGCATGCTTGTCCATATGTGCGACAGAGTTTTTAAGTTTCTCACGCTGCTTGTCCCATTCCTTATACTCCCATTCTGGTAAAGACAGTAACTTTTCATAGATACTCATAATCGCATTTACGTGTCCTACATTTACTAGTTTTGTCATTATAACATTACCCCCGTCATATTAATGTATGGTGTTGTAGCCTCATCAATAGCATCATCTACTAATTCCCTAACAGCCTCCTGTGCATCTAGAGGTAGACTATCGATAAACTCGTCGATATGATTGAAGAAACTTCCTTGCCCATCTTCTTTTAAATCAATGTATACCATTTCTATTTACCTCCTAATCGTCGAGCGCTCATATCGTAGTCTACACCATAATTCTTTAGCTCGTACATCATGTCATTCGTATCAACAACCTCTAACGCATGGTCCTCATCATAAGCCTCTACTACTCTAGTAATCTCTACCGTCATCGTACATGTAAAATGTTTAAGCTCTCCCATTACTTATACCTCCCTAAAGATACGATTACTTTATTACTGTTCTGTACTTCCTTTACATCCAATTTAACCCCTGTTTCTATAGTATCGTAAGCTAATTTAAATATATTAAACTGCTCTTTCGTTAGCCTTACTGGTGTGCCGTTAATTAGGTGTGAGAACGTATATTGCACAGTAAGCAACTTATCTTGATACTTGATATAATCCTTATTCATTGCTTGTCCATCCTTTCTTTTACCGCTCTAAAGTAATTGTATAAGTGGATAATCCCTCTGTCCGTATAATCTTCAAAGTTATCGGGCAGCCCTAGCTGGGTTACCCGATTCATTTGTACACAGAACATTATAGCCTCTTCCCTTGAACATCCGATAGATGACATAGGATACAACGTGCTCATTACTTCACTCCATTCCCCATCTCAGCCATTACATCTCCAGTTTCATTAATTATTTGTAATGTGATTTGATGTGTCTTTGCTTTTCCTCCGTGGAAACGGTCGTTCATTTCATCTAATACATACGATACATCTTTCGCTACTGCTGCTGCATACTCTTTGTGGATGATTGGCTTAATACCATCAATCCGTTCTACAGCTCGGAAGTTAATCGCTAACTGGACTGTGTTCTCATCTTTTACAATCCATTCAATATTGTACTTCTTCGCTTCCGGCTTTCTGTCATCGTTAAGCGCATCTTCAAACACCTTCGTGTTGTTAACTTCAGCAATCAGGTTCTCTGCCTTTTGTATTGCGTCATCCTTACCGTATGTTGTCGTACTCTTCTCACTAGGTATTACCTCACCGCCGCCACCGTGTGGGTATGCGTGGAGTGTTTGTGCAGACCCTCCATTTGTTGAGTATACATAAACACCTACCACTAACGTTGTAATGACTACCGTTGATTTTAAAGTGAAGTTTACGAATCCTTTTCTAAGCTTAAACATTCCTCATCTTCCTCTACTAAGTTAAATTTGAACACTAGTTCACGAATACTAACGCGAGCCTTAGTGTTGTTGTCAGTATACATGATAATGAGGTCTGTGTCAATACCTAAATCTGTGTGTTTTAATCTTTCTTTAATAATTACGTCTCTACCTTGATGTGTTGCTTTGTGGTCACCTCCGAATAATTGACCACTGAAGTCGATACGGTAACCGTCTGCAATATCCTCTTCTGGGTTAAATAGCGTTACACTTATTTCATCTTCCTCTTCTACTAAAAGAGATTTGATATACTCTTTAACATCTTCCGCAACTTCTTGACTTGCCCAGTACCAGTTCTCCTCACATTTACGTCCCATTTGAGTAGTGAATGCCATTGGTCTATCATCGAAGAAGTAAACTTGGAAACCTACCATTGTGTCTGTGCAATACCAGCTACCTAACCAGTAAACTTTAATTCTGCAATCTTCTGGCTCACTAATGTAATCTTCCCAGATTTGAAACTCGCTAGCGACATCGCTTAAGTTTAACCAACCCTCATTACCTTTGCTTCTATCAACTCTGTCAAAAATGTGTTTTACTTTCATGATTTAATTCCCCCTAGTAATTTGTTGTTCTCTTAACTTGTCTTTATCTTATCATAGGTAAAACTAGATTGCAACACTTTTATAAAAAAAATAGCCCACTATTTCTAGCGAGCTACTACAACCATATTAAATTCCTAACTTAGCAGCAATGTCTCCTAGTTTACGGTCTGCTTTCATTTCTTCCGATAACATACCATCAATTTCCTTAGAGCCCACCTCTAGCTCTTCACGCTCCTTCTTAAGGTTGTGCTTATTGATGATAGTTGCGATATCTTGCATCCAGTCCATAATAGGGAATCCAGCAAACTTGTACGAGTACTCTACACCTAAATCTTTCGCTGATAGTTTATGCATGTTAAGTTGTACTTGCACCTCACGCAGCTTGTCAACTGATAGTGTATGGAAGTTTAATTTCTCCCCGTATAATGTAAGACTACATGGAGTCTTAAAGTCTGGTACATTAGATAAAGCTAGCTCGATAGCATTTAATTTATGTTTAATACTAGTCTGCATTCCTACAATCTTAGCATCTTGTTTAGTTTGAATCATTATAAATCTCTCCCTTTAATTTAGTATTGGCTGTTAGCGCCTGTTTCTGTTGCTAATTGCTTGTTTCTTTCTTTACTGCCACCATAAACTTTGAACGGGTTACCTGACGCGTGACGAACTAATAACATATATGGCTTGTACTCATTTGCTAGTTTCTCACGAAGTGCATTCTCTGTTAAAGAATACGTACATCCCATACTCTCATGACCACCTAGAACACGAGTCTTACAGATTGCATACTCATACTCAGGTTCTTTATTTGTGTCGCTGTTCTTAAATGTGTATTGATACTTCTGTCTACGTTCTACTCGATAGTGATACTTAGCTGCTTCTGGTCCTTCTAGATGGAACGCGAATGAGTCTGCGCTACGATAACCTTCATACGCAGCAAGATAGGACATAATCTCTTCCACACCAATCTCGTAGTACTCCGGCTCCCAAATCTTAACTTCACTTACTTCTGTAGACGAGTTCATCATCTTTTCGAAGACAGTAAAGTCCTGTACACATCCCCAATCTGCTTCCTCGCAGAAGAAGTCCTTAACATTAGAACGAGATGTAATAGTCCAGCCATTCTTAGTCCAACTAGACTTCTTAGCAAAGAACCATTGCTTAGCTTTAGTTCCATACACATTTTTGCGTTTCTGTTCATCGTTTCTCCATCCATACGATGAGTTACTAGGCGAGCTGTACTTAATAAATCTGCCAAGGTATACCCACTCTTCTTGATTCTTCGTGTCGATATACGTGTACCCAATCTTAAGGTCCTTAGGTTCCACAAACTCCAGCTTCTTAATCACAGCAGAGTATGCAGACATAGTTTGATATACATCAGATTCTACTGGAAGTAAATACAGCTGCTGACCTTCCCATGCTAGAATTAGTTTACCTTCGATACCTTTACCTTTGGTGATGCTACAATGAGCTAGAATGAACATAAGGTTGTCCAAGTCAATCTCAAACTCGAAACCTTCTGGATGCCATACACGAATGAATGCTTTACGTTCACTCCATTTAGGCACACCGCCACCAGAGCGGTTAATAACGAATCCTTCAGTAGGTTTGTTGTCTAGCTCCATAATACCTAACTCTTCTCTAATCCAACCTTTCCAGCTGTTCTCTTTACGCAACACTCCCTTCTCATCATAGTAAGTGATGTAGCTAAGTTTACCAGAGTACGTATCATCACGACTCTGGAAACCTACTTTTAACTTATCAGGGATATACATTTTAGCCATTAGTTCTCCTCCAATGCGAATTCCATTAGTTTTTCTGCTACGAGCTTAGCTGTCTCTCTATTTAAGTGTAGCATTGTAGACACAGCATCATCGTCACCTTCATAGTCTTTCTCGGTAATCTTGACCTTCATTACCTCGACACCATAATCTGCTATTTCTCTACTAAGCTCGATTTCATCTTGGAACACAGTATGACAGTTAAGTTGTAATATCTTAGACACTGGCAATCGTCAACTCCTCTAACAATAGTTTAACAGGGATAACATTGAAGGTGTCATCAAGTTCTGATAGTAGAATTGTATTATCTACATGACCGCCATCCCATCTAACAGTCGTAATAACAAGCCTTGTGTCATTATATTCGTTGACGATACCGTATTCCTCTTCCCAGCGCATTGCCACCGGACCAGATGTGTAAGATTGAATGATTACAGGTTCTCCTACTGCGAAATGCTTCTTGTTAAATACTTCCTTTGTTTCTGTTACCTTACCCTCTACAAAATACTTTGCGTCTACATGTGGTTTACTCATTGTTTCTCCCCCTTAATAGATTTCGTTATACATTCTACTTCCAGCTTCTTTAAGTGCGTAGTCTGTTGTTATGATATCTCTCCCTAGACTGATGATGTAAGCTGCATCCGCACCCATTTCGATAGCCTCATCTAATGTCTCGTGCAACTCCTTCCAATTCTGGTAAAGTTCATTATACTCTTTTACTGCGTCTAACATATTACCCCTCCACTGGTTGATACGTATCAAACGCATCCATACCTGTTTTCTCTGCTGTACGATACATCTGGTAAGCTAGTATTTCTAGTTGGTCATCTGTAAAGTCTACTAATAATGCTTTGATTCGTTCGTACGACGCCCCGTATCCGTGACGTGTCATGTTCCAAGCTAACACCTCTGCTGGTGTTTCTGGCATCATATCTGTGTTCATTCTACCACTCCTCTTCCCAATCTACATTCGTTAACCCCCACGTCTGTTCATACGCCCACTGCGCGCTCTCTAGTACCTTCTCCATCTCGTGACCTACTATACTTTCGATAACAAATGAACCAACTTCTACGTTATCGACATAGGCGATACACTTCACATCCCTGACTTGAAACATTCTTCAACCTCCACCATGTTTAGACCTAGAGATTTAACATGAACCTCGTTATTAATCATACCGTGGTCTAGATGCATACAGTAGATTCGTTCTCGTAACTTCATGTCCGGAACAGCATTAACTAGATTCGCGAGTGATAAGTGTACGTTCCCTTCGTAATGTAACCAGCTCGTATCTTGATAGATATAATCAAACTTGTTGATAATCGTCGGCTTCTTAACGAACCAAGGTAACAGACAAGTGTCGCCGCTATAATAGATTGTTTTGCCATCGACTTCGATAACATATCCATAAGATAATATCTCCTCTACATGTTTTTGTGGAACAGCAACTATCTCGATATCTTCATAGTCTTCGAACTTCATATCAATGTTGTTATCAAAGTTTCTAGGATGATAATACTCAGTGGAACATCCTGCTTTGTGTAGTACATCCTTTAACTTTATATCATAAGGAGAATATACCCAGATATTCTTCTCTTTCATCTCACCCATACAGAAGTAGTTATATAGAATCAGACTAGCTAAGGAGCCTACGTGGTCATCGTGAGTGTGTGTAACAAGCACTCTAATATTAGTAAACTCTTTTAGAATACCCGATTCATTCAATCTCTTAAATGTCTCGGTCCCACAGTCAATCAGAATTAGCTCTTTACCATAAATGAAGTAAGCTGAGTTACTCCCCTCTTCTGTATTAAACGCGCTACCTCTACCAATAAACTTTAGCAATGTAGTCCCTCCTATTTAATTTCGTCGTAAGCTTTAGCAAATACAGGAATCATAAGAAGTATCGAGATAATTACAGATATAAGTCCGAGTACAATGGCACTTTTACGTAATGCTTCGTCCTCACTAGTAATCGCCACTGACATAAACGCGATACTCATTAAACTGATATAAACAATCGATAACCCTGTTGTGATATTCTTTAATAGTTTCATTACATTAACTCCTTAGGTTTAATTGTGATGATATTATACTCGTGTTTCTTCATGAACTCTTGTATTTTACGCTTAACGTAGATGTTGGGATTAGCGTGGTATACATGACGTAAAACTTCCCCTGCGTCAATGCTAATCTCCTGTTCGATTTCTAATAGCTCTTTCAACATATAGTTGTCGTACTCTAGTAGAGCTATCTTTTCATCTTTCTTGTTAATCACTCTACGTTTAGCCCCGTAAGTACGTCGCATAGTTTACCCCTTCCTAAACACTAACATCGCGAACAATATTGCGCCTACATAGATTAGTATTGGACCACCAATTACTACCGCTAGTACACCTAACCAGAAATCCGGAATAGTGAAGCTAATGTCCATTACTCATCCTCCCCAAATGCTTTATTTATTGCGAAACGGAGACCGATTAACTCGCACATTCTATCGTCGGTGTGACCATGTTCTTCTTGCACCTTATCCCAGAATTCGAAGTATTCCTCCTTAGTTGCGCTCTCGCTTAACCAAATCAGCTTGTCCGCTTGTGCTGGTGTCATTCGTTCTCCTCCTTAATCTCTGCCCGTAGGAACCATTTCATGTCCGATACAGCTTGTTCGACTTTATCTAGCTCACCTAGCATTCGTTGTATATCCTGTTCTGTATACAGTTGCACCTCCGTCTTAGCTAGTGCGCTGTCAATCTTACTAATCTTCCCTTGAATGAAATCCTGCATTGCTACTTTCTCCTCTTTCGTATACTTACTCATTATTTGCCCTCCTTAGCGTTGTAGATTAACTCAGTTACCTCCGCAACAGTATTCTCTGTTTGAATGTACATTATTCCACCACCCTTCAATATTCTGGTGAGCTACTTGCTCTCATTATACTTCTTAACCTTTAGAGCTACATAAGCTCCAATACCACCTAACAACATATAGAATAGTAGAGTTGCGATAGAGGGTATTAGATGGATGATAATATTAGCAACTGTCAATCCTCCTATGATAGCTAGAATACCTACAATTGCTTCCTTAACCTTATCCGGTAACACGTTAACTCCTCCTCTCTTTAACTTACTTTTATTCTATCATACTATCTATTAATTTGCAAGTACTTTTTTAAAGTTTTCCTTGTCTTATTAGATTAGCCCATCTACCTACAGTTCCTGCGGGTACACCTGTCATTCTACTAATCTCTGTTTGTTTCAATTCTCCGGCGTGTAGAAGCTCGATAGCCGCGTCTTTATCTCCTTGCGGTATCTTTACCCCTCTACTAGAAGGGAGTGCTTTACCGCCATCTACCATACGTCTAAGATTACGTAATGCATCCAACTCTATGTTTCTAACTGTATTCTTTGTAACTCGCATTTCCGCAGCAATATCAATCTGCTGCTCATTGTCAAAATATAGTTTAGCAATGATGTACTTCTCTTTAGATGGAAGTCTATCAAGTAAGTCACGTAAAGCTACTTTATCATCGATTGCCATCTCCCCAGACGAGATAATATCCCCTAGTTTCGCATCTACTACATTATTGCTCTTGCCTGTACTCACTTCCTCATCCATTGATACGGATTTATAAGCTTCCAACCAACAGATAGCCTCTTGTAGTTCTTCGTAAGAGCAACCTAATGCATCCATCAACTCTAAGTTAGTCAAGTTATTAATATCGAAGAACTTTCTCAACTTCAGTACAAGCGGTTCGATTCTTGGTGGGATTCTAAAACCTTTTGTGTCCCTCATGAAGTTCTTCAGTACGCCTTTCATAGATGTTGTTAGATAAGTAGATAGTTCAAATCCTCTATTTACATCAAAGGCTTGTACCACTTTAAAGAAGCATTGAGATAGTTCTTGGTACGCGTCATCGTGGCTGTTCTGGTTTACTTTATGACTGTTAATCAGTGACCACATTAGTCCGCTGTACTTAGTGAATAGTACCTCCATTGCATCTTCATTCCCACCCTGTGCTCGTAAAATTAGTTCTTTGTGTTTAATCATTTGTAACTCCCCCTCGGTAACTGATAAACTAATAGTATCATAGCGCCCAACAAATTGCAACATATTTTTACAAAAAAAAAAAGAGGCGTTAGCCCCTTAATTTTGTTTTACTGTGAATCGAGAGCTAGCCCCATGATAAATCTTAGCATCTTCTAGACGGTCCTTGACTTCCTTCTTCATATTAGACTCTTTCATAAGCTCGCGTAGCTTAGTAGCATCAACATTTAACTTAACCACTCGGTTAAATTGATGTGTTGGTAGGATTTCTTTAACAGCTTTCATATCGTAAGTCGTAAAGTTGTTAGTTGAACCTGTTTTCTCCGTTTGTGATAGCTTAGCCTCAAAACCATCGACACCTTGTACGCTATCTAGATTGTGTAGTTCCATGAATTCTTGGATACGTTTCTTGATTTTATCTTTCTTTGTCTTAGCTGCTGATTCCTCTTTAGATGCTAAGCTGTAATCCTTGATTGCTTTCTTGATATCCATAGGTACTTCAACAGTTACTTCGTGTTTGAATACTGCATGCTTGTCTGTTACATCAACCCATCCGGAAGTTACGAACTGGTGTACAACATCTTCAAGTGTAAACTCCTCATTATACACGTTTGTTGTAGGCTCTTTAGTCGGGTGGTTCACATCGATGGTTACCGTTACTGCTCCGTTACGGTTCACCTCCACAAATACTACCTCACCAGTTGCGATGTTCTTTAACATTGTTTTCTTATTCATGATTTTTTCCTCCTAATAGTCCATTTTTAACTTCTACTAACAAGTTGATAGCCAAATCATACTTATAGATAGCAACTTCTGTCCATGCATAGTTCTTCGCCACACGCGATAAGTAATCCGCGTTTCGGTCTCCACCCTTTTGATTCTCAAGCATACTTTTTCTTCGTTTGTTCTTAGCTTTCATTTCTTCTAACTCATAGTGTAAGTGGGCTAATGCGCTCATATTATCTAGACCCTTTCATAATATTTAAAGCTGCCTCTAAATCTTGAATCTTCATTTCATCCATAAACAATCCATTACGTACACTCTGTCGATGCGGGTGATTCTCCTCTTCTCGTTTCAACCATAATTTACGGTGCTTGATTAACTGTTCGAGTCGGGTAATCTCCTGCTCTAATACATACTGTGCGTGTGTCATTTGTATTGCACCACGATGTTACTAACATCCTCTTTAGGTACGTAGATGTCTACTAATACGTCATTTCCTTTTAAGATAACCTTACCAGCAATTTCAGTTACCTCCGGCTCAGTAAGGATAATCCCTGCTTGTAACTCACCGGATTCCTTCATAGCGTTAAGCTTGTCAATTACCTCTCGAGCTGTCTTGTTATCTACTTTAGCTACGATTGGTTTACCTGAGTAAGTTACACCACCAGAAGCTGTAGGGTCATACCCTTCATCGACAACACCGATAGCTCTCTTACCTTTAGCGTTAGGGGCAATACCTTTCTCTGAGCGACGAACGATTGCTCTCTCGTCTAGTACATCATACACTGTTTGGTAGTTAATTCCAAACTTCTTAGCGATATCGAGTACAGGTTTACCTACAATGTATAAGTCTGCGATACACTTTTTCTCGTAATCGTTAAGCTCTAACATGCGTTGTGCTGACTCGCGGTTGTACGGTCCACGACGTTTAGGAACACCATTACGTCGTAAGATACGGTAAATCTTACCTGCTGATAAATCTAGCTTAGCTTGAATAGAAGTTACCTTTTCATCGTTCTTGTACATGCGGATAACCTTTTCCTCTAACTCTACTGTTAGTGCATCCTCGGACCCCCATGATGCTGTGACTGCACCTTGGATAAGTGTTTCCTTCTTAACATCTTTCTCCATATCAATAACTGCCATAACTTTAACTCCCCCTTTATTTATCTCTCGTTCTATTATATCCTTAAAACCCATTACTGTCAACCCCTAAATTTTATCTATCGCAATATTCCATGAAATGGTTAACCTACTCATATACTGTTTCTCTCCATCGTTAGCGTATGCAGGTGTTACCGTATACCCTGCTTGTCTAAATCGACGTGTTAGAATCATATAATGCTGGAAGTTCTCAAACATAACTTTCGATACTAGATTATCCTCGTTCTTAGTGAAGATTACACGAAAGTCACCTTTACTGACAGCTTCCTCGATACTTCCTAGAATATAGTTAACTACAGCAGCCTCAGTTACGCCATTTTTCTTTAATATCTCCAATACAGACCTGTTACGCATGGTATACGCACTTTCTACTCGTCTAACTTGTTCTGGTATCTCTATACTTCTATTAGTCATTGTCTAACTCCCCCGTTCCGTTACAAGTCTCGCAATCCCAGAATGCATCATCTCCGCGGTCTAAACAAACACCTTTCCCGTCACAGTTCCAACATGTTCGGACAGGGATAACCTTCTCAACTTTAACTTCCCAATCTTCCAGAGCAGACTCCAACTCTAGCTCTCTCATCATCTCGTTAACGTCGTCATCAATCATTTCCTCGATTGTTTCTGGTAACTCATCATCCATAGATTTAAATGTTAGCTTAACTGTAAACGTTACTTCGCGCTCTCCCATTACTCTGCCCCCATTAACTCAGTTTGTTCGTATGCATACTTTTCCTCTCTTGATAAAGCGTATAGATAGTGACCTTTCTTATTAGGGTCAATACTGCGGTAGATGTCTGTGATGAAGGCTGTGTCATGTTTACCATTCTCAGCTGATACATACGCTACGACATCTCCTAGCTTAAACTTATTTGTGTCCTGCAAATCTTTAATATCATGAACTACTAAAACAGGTAATAAAGATAAGTCATTGATACCAATATTGTAGACTTGCCAGAATGCATCACCGAGAGAAGATTTCATAGTATCATAGCTAATTACTGTAACATCTTTTCCCTTGATATGTTTCATTTTGATTAGTACATCCGACTTTGTGAACTGTTCAAAGTTACGGATAACTAGAACATCTCCTGATAATAAGGCGTCTAGCTTGTCCTCTAATGTTGTTAATAAATCGAAGTTCATAACTTCCCATCGTTGCTCAAATCCATCTTCAAATTGGTCTACTGCCATTACTTGTCATCTCCCTTTTCTAAGTTAACTTCGGTATCGAACCACTCTATTAATATATAAGGAGGAGAGTCTATACCTCCGCATAATTTATTCTCTACCCCATTATGATAGCTAACTCTATAACCTTTAGCGATAAAATCATCTAGAACACTTTTATATGTGTCATACCATGCGAATAATTTATAGATAGCCGTGTCTCTACGGTACTCATTAGGAATCAACATCGCTTGTAATGAACCGTCATTAGCCTCTTTACTAATTTCATCTACTATCTCTTTCCTAATTCCACTTTTTACCTTTTCTTGTTTCGAGTACTTTTGCATCATTGATACTGACCTCACTGTATTGGCGTAAGGGATATCCGTATACATCATACCAGTTCCTCCAATTCTTCTAGTACAAGCACTTTGCTCCAGTGACCTTCGTTATTATATTTGTCTTTTAAAATACTAACCTCATCTAAGAACTCACTATACCTAGCTCCATCTGAGTAACACCAATCTAGCACCCCTTTCAATTCTAGTAGAACGCTAGTCTTACTCCAGTCACCATACTCTGCGTACTTATCATACAACTTATCGATATCATCTTTAAAATTAATCAACTGGTTTCTCTCCTCTCGCTAAATGCGTTATAACTGTCAGTACCATGAATGTTACTGTGATTACTAGATTAGAAGTGCTAGGTTCCATACATGTGAACGCTAGACCTGCTCCACTCATCATTGCGAATGTAGATGACAATGACTCGAAAAACTTCCACCTCATTACATACCCTCCTAGATTAACTCGTATTTTATAACCACTACTGGTTTACCTACTCTCATCTTAACATGAGCACCAAACTCTGTCAACACTTCTTTTGCTAAATAGTAGTCTTTTGTGTAAAGTGTAATATCGCCTGACCAGTTGTAGATACTACCATAAGCAAATACGCCCTCACCTTCTTTAATAGAAGAGTTATTCTTACCTACTTCGAATCCTGCTGCCTTTAATTTGTTCTTCATAGAAGTTACTAATCCAGTCACGCTGCTAACCTTGTTTACCTTTGTCATATTTAACTACCTCCAAGTAATTTGTTTTCTTAACTTACTTATATCTTAGCATAGAAAAAGAGCCCCGTCAAGGACTCTTTTAAAAGTTTTTTCTATTAAATACCGAATGCTTGCATTGCATCTTTCACTCTTCTATCTTCTTCTGTTAAATCTAAGTTCTCATAGAATGACTTCTCTGCTAACTCTAGGTCTGCGAATAGAGCATCATGGTATTCTTCCGGAACGTACTTCATAACAACTTCAGTTAATGCTGATTCCTTCGCTCTCACTTTAATAGACATTTCTTTTAATGCTGAGATTGATAGACCGCCTAACGCGTTGTTTGTAATCTTAGCTTTAACTTCCATCGCTTTGATTGCTAGAGGGATATCGATAATGTCGAACTCTTGTAATCCTACAAATGCTTTAGCGATAACTGTATCTAAGAACTCTACATCATTGAATACGTTGTTCACTTTATCAACTGCACCGAAAGGCATTGCTGCTGCTTGTGATTCTTCGTTAAACTCTTGTACTCTCTTATCGCTAATATATGTTACGTTATCCTTCGCACGTTTGTCAAGTAAAGAGATTAACGGTACGCCTTCTGTAATAGCTTCCTCACGCTTCTTCTTATAGTTTGTTAGAGAAGATTTACTAATTGTGAACCCTTGGTCCTCACAGAAAGCAATGATGTAGTCGTACGTTCTACCATCATCTAACATATTGTCAACCTTGGTTACTAGTTTCTTGTTATTATATAGTTGCACCAATACCGAACTTGCTTGTAATTTCTTTTTATCTTTAGTCATTTTAATAGTCTCCTTTTGACCTTAATGGTCTGCGTTTTTGGAATATCTTGCATAAAATGTATATGTTAAGAATGCTGTAATGACAGCTGTCTTTGCTACTATGTCTAATATAGCGGATGTATTACCTTGTTTGGAACGTAAACGTAAATTATGTAAAAAGCACTACTACTTAGTTATGTATTCTAGGGAACTACTATGTTTACGATATTAAACAAAATACAGGTCGTGCAAGGTATTCGTAAATAACGCGAACAAGACAAAATAAAAAGCCCCACTAGATAGTGAGACTTTCTCAACTTAAAACTTCTTGAATTTGAATGATTTTGACCATAAAAATAGATTTGCTTGCCATGTGCTGTGAACAATTAGTCCTCCAAATAATAACCCGAAGAATCCGACACAACCACCAATCCAGATACTAGCATTGTCATACCCATCTCTACTAAACGGGTCTATACTAATCATGTGATTCTCGCCCCCATCTTCAGCATAGTACAATCGAGGTCTGTAATCTTTCGTTCAGCATCTGCGATACGCTTCATCATCTCATATCGCTTTCTATCAGCCTCATACTGTTGAAGAATAGACTGGTTGTATAGTATCTCCTCAGCATTTTCTTGCATTTTAATTACCAGTGCTGCATTATCTCGTGATAGTTTACCTAATTTTAGGATAGTATTTGAGATTTCTTGATTCAAATTAGCTAAAGTCTCTTTGATTTCCATGATTACACCTCGAAATAAAGAGTAATTGACGTATCTAACTCATCGTTGTTTAACTCAATGTACTTTTCATTTGTAATTCCGTCTGTATCAACAACAATTTTGTTAACTCCATCTAAAAATAACCCTGTAATTGATGCAGTAGAGTCTTCAGATTCGATGTTATAACCAGCGGTACCTACTCGTTTACGAATACTCATCATCTCTGTGCGTGGTTCCATCGTAACTAACGTCGTTGGAGTATCAATCATCATACCTGTGAAGGCTTTTCCTGTAACATTTTTGCTAGATAATAAGTCTAAGAACGTCTTGATGTCTTTAATTGTCGGTTCACCTGTAGATAATAGCCCAATAACGCTATTAAAGTTGGCATCACCAATGATTAACGTGATTTCTTGGTCAATGTTTAGGTCTTCAATGAACATTGTGTCCTTGATTTTAACCTCGTACACCTTGTACTTGTTGATTGTGTGAGATTTGATGACCACATTAGGGTTTTCTAGAGATACAAACATATCAGCTGTGAATAAACTCATGTGACTTGTAATCTTTTCTTCTAGATGTGGCTTGTCCAGCATATCTCCCTCTGCAATATACCCCATTACATCGCCTTTACCCGAGATTTCGAACATATTTAATGTATATTCTAGCGCGGGGAAGTCGTTATAAGGCAATCGTAGGAAGAATCCAATGTCAATTCTATCACTTTCAATCTTAGTTAACTCCTTAATGTAGAAGCTGCGAGTGATATGATTCTTAGCAAAGTAAGCATTTGTGTAATGAATACCTAAAATCTTCATATCACCTTGTGTTAAAATACTTTTAACTCGGTCCAATTTAGTTACTTCTGTAATGGTTTCGTTTGTCATGTGCTATCTCCCCTTTGGTTTTCTTAACGAAGGTATCGTTTCTTGTATAAGCTTTACGTTCGCCAGACTCTTTAAGTACTTTAGTCTTATAAACTATCATAATACTACGTCCTCGGAACGTCCTTTGTACCCTTATACTCACCTTACCAAGTATCGTTGTACCTAGTTTAACATAGTACACGCTATCAAGGCAAGTTAAAGTTACAACTTCTCCGTTTCTTTTTGGTACTAGTCTGATAATGTCGATGCTAGTTCCTGTATGCTTAGCTACTAACTCTAGTGCATACTTCTCTTTAAGTTCCACATTACGCTCTGTGACGTTCTTAAACTCTTCAATGAACTCTACACGATAATTACCAGAAGTCTTCTTCAGTACGCCTTGCATAGCGTTACGTCCGTTGTCATTTAACCCGTTCATCCCACGAGCACCTAACCCGCGGGAATGTGAACGAGAATTAAAACTACTCTTCTTCATTTGTAACCCTATCTATATACATCTTAACTTCTGTGTAACCGAAGTCCTCATACGAGTCTACTAGGGAAACCATGCTGTCATAATCAGCATCCCAACCTAACGTATCATGTACAATCTGCATGTGGTGAGAAATATGGGTGTACATCAGCATATCTCCTGCAACCTTAGCAATAAATTCGCGTGAATAACTCTGGAAGGATAAGTCTATCTTCTTTTTGCAGGTGTGACAAGCAATAGTATAGTTCGTACTCATTATAATCCTGCCTCTTCAATCTCTTTTTCTGACATTGTGACGACACTATCTAACGTGATGTCTACTTCTAGGTTTTCTTCTTCATATACTTTACCATCTTTAATGAGGTCCTTCACTTCATCAATACTCTCTGCCTTGACATAGCAATCACGTCTAGTTGTTTCTGTGTACTCTACTCGAACCCACTTAGCCATGGAATTCCTCCTTACACGCATCACACTCTTCTTTCGTATACACACGCTTCATAATAATAGTTTCGTATGGGAACGTGCTCCATAGTTCATTGGCATGCTTAGGGCATAAGGCTTGATGCTGTTTTAATGTTAGTTTTTTCTCATGAACTATATTTGCCGCTACAGTTATTGCTTCTTTTCCGTCAAAGATAACAACAGCTTTCCCTTCACTGTAGCTCTCTTCGTCGAACGCATGAAGAATGGCTACTTCTGTACCTTTAGGCATATCAACGGCTCTCATATTGTTTTCATCTCGTAAAACAATGGAATTTTGTAATATATGTGTCTTCTTCATTAGAACGCCTCCGTTGAGCTGATTACAATTGGTTCTTTCACATTCATCCAACCAATTGCGTACCAAAATGGGACTTTAAAGTACTTACTGTTGTACACTTCCACTAATTCGAATCCGAATGTATGGAAATCACGCAAAGGCACATCGTTCACATCGAATAGCATTGTTTGATTTAACGACACTTCCCCTTCGTAATACTCTTCGATGTCATCCTGTGCTAATCCACACTCATCTTTATAGAATCGCATAGCCTCATCTTCATCACGAGCTGCTACATGGTCACAGTCATTCATTTTGTATACACGGAACATACGTGTATCTCTCGGTTCATTGTCGTCTATCAATCTCATATTCACTGCTTTTAGCTGTTCTTTTAAATCATCTACTTTAATATAATTATATGCGTAGCCTACTTTGTGTTCGAAGTCATTGTATACTTCTACCATTAGCGTGTCATCGGAACCACAACCACCTACTGTAACTGCATGTTTACGTTCTGTCATATTAGTTTTCCTCCTTAGAGCTTATACGCCCAGATTCTGTACCGTGTAATGTAATCTCTTTTAACTCACCATCAATAGGTACAAAAAGTCTAGTCATGTAAACCTTCCCATCCTTCACATACTTCAGCAAAAAGTTAGTAATTGACATACCGTTATACTTAGCGAGGTCTTTGATTACTGCTGATGCATTCTTAAAAGTTGTGGCACCAACACCGATATCTAGATACTCGAAGATATCTACATACCATCCGTTTAGAATAGCTTCATCGTCATCATTCAAGTCATCTTCTAACCAACACAGCATATCATGACCATTCACCGTAGCAGTATGTGTAGGTACGCCTAAGTTACTTCCGACAGGATTACTCCATCCAGCATCTTTCCAGTTACTATCATCGATACACATATCACTTACTAGTTTAGTATAGTCAGCCGGAGTTAATGATGCTACTTTAACTTCTTTTGTGTGACTGATAAATTTTAAATGTGTTACTGGTTTGATACCTAGTCGGTAAAACTGCTCCTCGATGTCTCCGATTGTAAATACCTCAATTTGCCCTACAACCTTTAACTTATCCATTAATTTTCTCCTCCCATTTGTTTAGTTTCTGGTTAAACGTACTGTTAAATCGAGCATCACTAACGTTAAATCGGTATAGTAATGACTCTACGACCATACACACATCTACTAACTCTTCAATAACGTCATCTCTACCTTTAGCCTTATATTCGCATCCTTGTGCACCTTTGAAAGATAGTATTGCCTGAGCTACCTCTCCAACCTCCTCTACAAGTTTTAGTACCATTTCTTCTGATGTTTTTGTGTTCATTTCACATAGACGGTCTAACTTACCTCGGTCTAATGTTGTCATGTTATCTCCTCCTTAACTAACTTCATTCTATCATACTATCTTTTGTTTGTCTACTATTATTGGAAATAATATTTATTTAATGTCTTCTCTGGATGCATCTTACCATTGATGTACATATTGCATAGTAGATGTTTAGCTCTATCTGGTCCTAATCGCTCTACGATATGTGACGCAATCTGACTCTTCTTCATACGAGAACTAACACCAGACTGAACAAGTAGTCCGTTCATGCCGATTGCTCCTCGGCTATCTGCGGAACCTACTTTAGCACCATCACCGGATAGTGTAGATACTTGTCGTTTAAAGGAACCAGCAATGTTAAGTAGCTCCTCTTTCCAGAACAATGAGTTAAATGCTGCCTTCACATCATGTCTAGGTGATGGATAAGCCTCACTATACATACCAAGAATACCTTCACCACGGAACTCCGTATAAGCAATGATACCTACTCCATGATGCTTGTATTCTTTAATAATAGCATCTACCTTTTCAACATGCTTATCTTCGCATACAACGTATACTAGGTCGCATATCTTGCTATATGCCCTAAGCTGCTTATTGAGCCTAGTTGTTGTATCACGACTGGTTTTTATTTCCACTCCTATTAATATACCATCACTACGGAATATTAGTAAGTCTGCAATTACTGAGTTGATGTCGATACCTTTCTCACTAAGGACAACAGATTTCATCTCCTTAAAAGGGAGAAACAGCCGTTTGTTATTTAAAACGAGCTGCTTCACATCATCCTCGTAGAATGATTGTTTAGTAGACATACGTACCCTCCTCATCTAAATGAGCTGTTAATCGCATTAACGCATCTGTGTAACTGTAACCTTCAACATAATATCCTTTTTCTCGTAATGGGGTCTGGATAAAATACTCCACCCATTTAGATTCTACATCTAACCAACCATTACGTTTTCTAACCAGATATGGATATATCTCGACTTTATATGTCTGTCCCCGTAAAAATATCTCGCTATCAATGGTATTTCCTGTCCATGTCTTATAATAATATCTCTTATTTTTAAAAAACTTAAACATACTATCTCTCCTTACATTTTAGGTCGTATTGTAGTTCTGCGATAACGTAATCGAGAGCCTCCTGATGTGTCATTCCTGCTGCTAGTTGAAACTCTGTGAATATCTCCCAAAACCGTTCTACTTTTTCTTCTTCTGTCATAGCTTAGCTCCAATTAAAGTGTCATATAAGTCCTGCTTAGACTCTAACGCTGCTAACTCTTCCTCTTTCTTTTGTGCCAATGTACCGAAATGAACAACAGAATTCCAATAGCTGCGATTAGCTGCGTCTTTTATAGCGTTTCTGATGTGTTTAATGTCTTTCTTGATTAGCTCAATGTTACATGTCTCATCAGGGATACCAATAATCTCATGCTTCCAATCATTCGTAAAAGAAGTACGCTTTTCTGAGCTCATTTAGTTCCGCCTCCTCTTTTCTAACTGCTGCAAGTACATGCCATAGGCTATATATACTCGCTGTTACTGCCATCTTATCTAGTACTGCTAATCTATTTTTAATCGCGTTAAGTTCATCTAGGCTCGTATAGATAAATTCGTTTGGGTTATTCATTACAATGCACCTCTAGAGCGTAATTCGTATTCCATTGCTCGTGCCTTTCTAGATAATCGTTCTACCTCTGACCAAAAACTATTTCGTACAGCTCTCTGGATATCTTCTTTAGTCTCGTCTAGAACCTCTTCAATCTCTTCATCTGTAGCACTGTTAATTAGCTCCCTAGCTTGTTCTGGTGTCATTTACCTTCCTCCTCGATATCAATCCATAATGGATGACTCTTATACTCTCCTTCAAACTTCTGGTACGATGCGTATTTACCTGTACCTATTTGTAATTGTTTAACTCCGTCTTTCATTACTATAGAGCCCCTCCACGCGCCGTTACACACGTAGAATTTAGTTCCGACAGGTAAACTACTAATAACCGTCTTTGTCCCTCCGTACGGGCTATACTCTTCTTTGGTCATCAATTTCTTCCAACCCCTTATCTAGTACTTCGTAATATCTGGACAACGGACTACTTACACTTTCGTTACTATGCTCTAGGTCATAGAAATCTGATATGAATTCTCCCTGCTGCATAGAAAGGGCTTGTACAATGTTCTTGACTCCCACAGAGAACTCATTAAACCAGTGTACATCATTCAAATGAATAAACACTCCTGTGTAATCACCACGAACCATCACCAATTCACCACCACGCGGCTTAAGTACATCAGGTTCACGCTCATAGAAACCTTGTCCACGTCTACCGGATAAAGTTGATACTCCGTTAACAATAGGACATACGAATAACGGGTCATCAATTACCCACTTCTTCTTATACTTAGCTGGTAGTTTGCTATTCGCCCATGCACCTAATGTTGTATTAATGCTAAACGGATTCATACGTTCACTCTTAGCTGTTGCCTTCTTCTTAGGAGTAATCCCTTTTGGATGCGGCGTATGAGCTTTAAAGACGATTGCATACATCGTACCGTCATGTTCTTTGATAAGGTCTACAATGTAATGAGGTTCACCTCCTACACTGATTGCACCTTGTTTCGTATAACGTAAATACTTACCTGACAAATGTGGCATTGCATTCTCGATAACACCTGTCATCCTATCAATCCTCCCAATTAAACTCTAACGCGTATACGCCTAACGTATCGTTTCTCTTCCGATATACTGTCACCTTATTAAATCGCATATCATCAAGTACAACTCGTCTGATGATAGTAGACTCGAATAGACAACCTATTCCTAATTTGTTCCCTTCATCTTTACTTAATGTATATTCTGTCTTCCCTTGTTTAGCTTCTTCAAGCAATAGATATTTAATTACTTCGAAAATATCATTAACTTCGATACCATATTCTTCAAGCTCATGTTCTCTAACTAACATTTGTAGCTCAGTACCTAAAGGGACATAGAAACCTGTATTTTCTTCACTCACATGCTTCTCTAATGTCATATTCCGCGCCCTCCTCTGCTTCACGAATGTATGCTTCTAAATCTTGAATTAATAGTTTAGCTGTATCTGGTGTAAGGTTAATAGATGGTCTGTCACCTGATTCATCATGCTGAGTCCAGCTCATTTCCATGTTAAAGCAGAACTGCAAGTCTTGGTCAACCGCGTTACCAACGTCTATAAAATCCGATTCTTCTGTAGCGCAGTGCAATCGTCGATATAGATGTCCGTTACCCCCATCTACAAAATAACCTGTTTTAACTTCACTCATATTATCTCCTCCTTAATTATTATATTACTAATATAGCACACTATTTTAAAAAAGTCAACAAAAAAGAGAGACTTTTTAAGCCTCTCCTCCCATTTTCTTAATATCGCGTTTCAAACTCTCTTTAAATTTCTTCTCATTCTTCTTAACTACAATTGCCCAGTACCCATAAGCGGTGTAGTGAGCTACTATGTTTTTAATAAAGAATAACGAGATACCAAACGCCATAGCTGTTAAGTAATAGATTTCGATAAAGTTAAAGTAGAGTTGTGTGTAGAAGAAAGCAAACACAATCTCAGCTACTAAAGTTAACCCGAAACCTAACAATACTGTCCCGTATAATGGTGTCTCTCCTTTAGTTTTAATCTCTTTAAACTGTGCTAATACACCTAGTAACTTCAATCCATAATTAACTCCGATACTAGCTGCTATAACACACAATACCAAATCGATATTCGTCATACTAACTCATACCCCGTTTCATCCATCTTAACATTCTCTACGATAGCGTATTTATTACCTGATTGGATTAATAGCTCTTTGATGAATTCTTTCTTAGGTACATACTCACATCTAAATGGAGTGTACACGTTCCGAACTGTTCTAGCTAACTCTTTACTTGGATACATCTTAACAACACAAGATACCAACTGTCCACTAGCCTCGCAACATGATAATTTTGCTTCTTTACTGTCTTCAAGCTTAGATAATCCATGATTAATCGCCGCTGTAACTGGGTGTACTTCCCCTTCTTCTGTGTGCCACACATCTTTATAACATACTAGTCTTCTAGCCATTCTATTCCCTCCTAAGGGAGCCAGCTTATGCTAGCTCTCCGTTTTCTCCAAACATTAATGTAATAGATTCATATGTTTCCTTACCACGATATAACACCACAGCGGACTGAGATGGCATCGTTGCTGGTAGGTTCAGTGAGCTACTATAATCGTTTTCTCCTACTGGTGACGATACTTGGTAGTGCATGCGACCAAACGACTCTTGTGTGATGTCTAGGTAATGTAAGTGACCAGAGAATAAAATTTTAATAGTTTTGCCATTCTTCATAAACACTGGAATCTTCTCTTTTGTCTTAGGCATCTTGTCTCCATGAGTACCTACTACGCGATGACCTACAATCTCGATATCAAACATATCATTCTTATTTCGGTTATCAGTAATGACTACGTTAGGCATCTGGTTAAACTCTTCTTGAATCATGATAAGCGTGTCTAGGATAATGTATTCAACATTGTTGTTTGCTAGATTATCATTCTTATTCTGGAAGAATCGTGAATGGTTACCTGTAATCATACTGAAGTGTACCGTATGGCTCACGGACAGGTCATTAAGCATCTCTACGAACAATCTGATAGACTTACTAATCTGCGCTGCCATATGGAACTCCAAGTCGAATGACTGGGTATTACGCATTACTTGGTTCTCGATGATATCACCTAAGAATAGTACATGAATCTCGTCGAATACGCGAGTATCCATCTGCTGCTTAGCCCAACCTACTACACTATTAATCGAGTTCTGTAATCTCTCGAAATTGTAGTCACCAGTACGACTGTGGAACGTTTCAAGACCTACGTGCCAATCAGAGAACGCTAGAATTAACGCTTTCCCATTCTCAGCAATCTTAACGTTCTTAGGCTCGGCTAAGTACTTAGGTGTTGGTAAGTCTTTAATCTCTGCTACGATTTCCTTTTTAAGGTCATCCATTAATATTTTAAGAGCTGTACCTTCACGTTGTACTTTCTTGTATTCTCGTAAGAACTCGGTTTGCTTTTGTCGCTCCATGATATGAGGAGTTACTAAAGAGAACACATTTTCCTCTACCACTTTGATTTCGTTACCGATAGGCTCAATGTTGTCTACGGTTAAGTCACCGTTCGTAGCTGCCATGTAAATAGCTGCAAGTGATTCACTGTTGTTAATATCATCGATACAAAACTGTAAGTCCTCTTTCGTTACCTTATCTCGTCCTAGTCCTGTTAATAGTTTATTCACAAGCGTGCGGTCGATTACCCCGCGTTCACGCTTGCTGTATCCCATTAGTACTGCAATCACATCTTCGTATAGTTCAATCTTCTTCATTCATTAACACTCCTCGTTTAATTAGTTCTTCTTCAGCTGCTTTCATACATTGGAAGAAGTGAGCTTTATTTACCCTATTCCAAGGTGAATCATCCAGAAAGGCGGCTTTGTAGTCTTTATATACTCTTCTAACTTGTTCATCGGACGTGTTCTCGAACATTTACTCACCGCTCTCCGCCATAGCCTTAATAGCTGCTGCAATTACGTTAGCTGTACCAGTAGGCAAGAACATTGTCCCTACGTAACCAGAACCAGTTGTACCGTCTTTCATGTTTGCTGCTGCGAAGAACTGTTCGACTGTTACACCTTTCGTTCGTACTTGAACCATATCGGATGTACGAGTTGTACTAGCTACTAAAGCAACACCATTCTCTCCGCCAATATCCTTAAGGTTCCGGTGAGCTACTTCGTTTGTCCAGTCTTCTGCGTATACAGTACCAACTTGTACAGGTTCACCATTTATGTCAATCATCATCCACTTTGTTTGTTGTCGTTTCTTCTCTACGAAGTCTGACTGCTGCTTAAGCTGACTCTTAACAACTGGTAGATTCTCTTTCATAATCTCCTGTAACGGCTTGTCCTCTAATACAGCTGTAATGTTACGACCGAATGCTCGATACAGTGCCATTAAAATCTTGATACTATTATTCGTATCAACATCTTTCCATTGCTGATACTTAATACTAGCATGGATAACATTCATATCATTTTTAGAGGTATCTCTTACATTTTGGAACGTCGTCATCTCCCTAGTTAATAGCAACGTTCTTAGGTAAACAATAGGTGGAAAGTCTGAGCTCACTACAGAGCGTCCTATGCTAACTTTCTTTCCGTAAGTGTTAACGTGTATAAAGTCACTAAACGGATTGTTCAGCGGCTCGATAGCCTTCTTAAAATCTTCGTTATCAAAGATTGGTAACCCTATAACGATAATCTTACTTACTAACCGTGCTTGTGTCCCTAATGCATGGATGTCAAGCTTGTCCACAAATTCAACATCAACTTCGTAATCCGGCAACATACGCTTAATTACCGGAAGTGTAATTGTATTCATGAAGTTATCTTTCATGTACAACTTCACTATTTCTTTGTCCATCAATATCCCCATCCTTTATATACGTTATCTTTAATTGTGTTTCTATGTTCCCTTGTATAAACATCTAGGTATCTGACAAAAGTTAACACACCATTTTCTACTGTGTACTGCTTCTCTATATCCCATTCCTCATAATGCTCATACATGTAAATAACTTTTTCTGCTATTTTCGCTAAGATAGTGTTCATGAAGCATTGTATTTCACCATCGTAGTTTTTAAGAGCGAATATAAACTCCCACTCTCTTGTTTCTTTATTTAGTGTGTTGACGTTGTGCTCTCCCCATTCATCCGGCATATACGCAGGTGACATGGAAGGCACTTGGTCTCCACGGTTTTTATTAGATAACGTTTCTACGAAAGGGAAAGCTTGTACTGCCTCGCCCCACTCACCATCACTGTCGATAACGTGCTCAACTAAAGGTAAGTACTCTTCTTTCACTACAATCTTCGCTCGTAATCCTGTGTAGTTACCCATTTCATCCCTCCTCTTTCATTCTACTAATCTATCTTATCACACTAAGTCTGTAATGTCAACATAATTCTTAAATTTAATTTCCTCTGTTTCTGTGATTGTGAAGAAAGTAGGTTGTAGTTCATTCTTTTTCATCCAAGTGATAAATGTATCGGTTAGCATATCACTCAGTTCGTGTCGCATATCCATGGATACTCCTGATAAGAATCCTTCTGCAAACTCGCCGCACTGGTCGTATACATCCTCTTGGACCTCATCAATAGCATGGTCACCACAAACACCGATAGACGGTTCAGAAACCTTACCTACAAACAACGCTGTCCAGCCCATCTCAGTAGCATGTTTTACTCCCTCTACAATAGCCTCTTCGCGAGAATCAAACATATCATTGCCCCAGTAGTCACATGACTGGTGATTAAACGTCCATTTCTCTTTTTCACTTACTGCTTTTAATTGGTCCATTCTAACTCCTCCTTGTTTACGGCAATAAAAAAAGTAGATACCGTTTATAGTATCTACTTTATCATAATCTATTAAATTTGTCAACTACTATTTTTTAAGGAGTTACAGGTGGTGCAGCTTCAACCGCTGATTCTTCGATACGGAAGTCGTTAACACCAAGCGATAATGTGCTATCCGCAAAGTCTAAGAATGCTAACACCATTTGCTTATCGACATCTTCTGGTTTCACACCAGTGTACTTGTCGAATCCAGCACCATTGTAAGGTTGTTTGTCTACATGGTTCTGACCTACGTGGAACACGATGTCTGTACCATCAACGTATACAACTGGTTCGGTTTCTTTGAACTTTAACTCCTGCGCTTGGTGGTCAATGTAAGCTGGTAAGATTGATTTCTTTCCGCCTACCGTTTTCACTCTGAACACTAATTGACCTTGTGCTAAAGATGTTGAACCTTCTAATGATGGTAGGTAACCTTCGCTGCGTACATATGCGAATAATGTATCACCATCTGCTAATTTTGCTGTTGCGTTTTTTAAGAAATCTGACACTTTGACTACTGCCATTATTTTACCTCTCCTTTGTCTAACTCAATTTGTTTAGCTGCATGTTCTCGTAATCGTGCTTGCTTTGTTACTGCGTTGTTCTTCCAAGCCATGTGACTAGCTGAACCGAATAGCAGGATTGCAGATACAATATCATATGCTACGCCTTGGTCAATCTCTAATCCTAACTCATGCCCACATAAACGAGCAATCGCGTTAATCAATGCAACACCGAAAACGATAAAGCGAACAATCGTTGCAGCTCCAATCTTAGGTGCTTCCTCAGGTACAAATACCTCATGTTTATTTTCCATCTATATCATCCTTTCCCTGTTGGGTCTTCCTATAATATAGCGGTTAATGTAATTGTACGTTAGTTACCATGACGTATGAATCCCATACCCGATGTACTCCACCAGACTTAGTGATAATGTCGTAGTACTTACCTTTCTCATCATAACCTGTTTCGGTAATCTTGTGTTCAAAACCATCGAAGTCTAGATACCCGATAACATATTGTACAGGAGCTTCATCGTCATCCTCATCAGGAACTAACTTAATAGACCGTACATCAGCAGAACCGTTATATGCATCAATTGCATCTTCGATAACATCTTTAAACTCTGTTTCTGTCCAGTTATCCACATCGAACCATATATCTACCTCTACACGTGCTTTCATAGGTTTCGCTCCCTTATCATCTCATGTAATCTAGTTCGTAACAGCTCTTTTAAGTCTGCTAGCTTCTCTTCTATGAGCAATGCAGGTACTGCACCATCTCTCGCGTACTTAGCTACTAGAATCTTAATGATGTAGCTGTCTGTATTCTCACGAACTAGTAATGTTAAGATGTCTCTGTCAATCTCATCTAGCTTAACTCCGTATAACGCAGCCTCTAACACTTCCATTTCCTCGAGCAGTGAATCCATAGATTCGTTCATTTCTATTAAATCCGTCACATCGAAGTCGTGTTTCGTAGTGAATACGCGGCTCTTATCTCTGTAGTTATTCTTGATGAAACTGTTCTTGACACGGAGCTTTAACTTATTATCTACGTAGAACGGGAAGTCTACCGGACCATTAATATCATACTCTTTAACTAGTCGTAGAAACTGTTCAGATATATATGACATTAATTCTGCTCTAGTAGCCTCATCTGGGATGTACCCTTTATACTTATTGTACACTGACACTCTCAGATTCTTGTACTGGTGAAATAGTTGTTCTGGGTCACGTGAGAACACGCCGCTAGTCTCCTCTATGTTCTTAAGGAAACCAGCACCATTTAAAATCTTATTTGCTTCTTTTTCTAGGTCTCTACTCATCTTCTTCACTACCCATCCACATAATAGGTTGTTTTGGGGTGAAATACGCTTCCCCTGTTTTCACAAGAATCCAACTGTCATCCTTACGATATTCATCGATATTATGCAATCGGTCTTGTAGTTTCTCAATCTGCGTCTCTATATCGTGCTCCATTCTATCTAGGAAACCACGACCGTCATTATCAATGACGTTTAACCCTCCTCTAACCCCACAGTTAAAACATACTTCTTTTCGAGATGCTAGTTTCTCTGTGTGGGATAGCTTAACGTTACAAATACCGCAACGTTTAGAATCCATCCGGCAACATTCCTTTCGATATTGTTTTTACACCCGTCTTCTTACACAAGATATCTGAGTAATGGATTGTTTGAGGTATCTTGACTAGCTCACCTTCAATGTATCCTTCAGCGTACCCTGTAGCCCATCTATCGAATGCTTTTGTAAGATGCATAACAGACGTTTGAACAGCGTAGGCTGTCTTTACTTCTACTATAACAGGTAGTTTCTTAGAAATCAAGTTTTCCATTTCTTCTTTTACAACGGAATATGAAGTTGGGGCTTCATAAGGTGTGACTTCTAATCGCTCTCTGTATGTTTCTAGTAATTCTGTTACTAAGTCCATGTTTGATGCTTTGGTTACTTTCATCCAACCCCTCCTTAAAAATCAAGAGAGAGGAAACCTCCCCTCTCTATAAGTCTAGTACTGCATTTAGTTTTTCTTCGTCGATGCCGATGTCATCATCGTCTTCCTCTTCTGGTGTTTCTTCATCTGGTGTGATATCGCTAATATCGTAGATAGGGTCAATCCAGTTATCTAGTTTCAAGATAGAGTTATTAGCAGCTGGATAAGGCTCGCCTTTGCTACCAAACTCTTCCCAGATTAATCGATTAAGAATCTCTGCTCGTACCTTATTACCTTCTTCTTCATCACGTAACCAATCTAAGAATCTAGCTGTTTGCATCTTATGTTCATTGCCTTTAAGGTCAATGTAGATGTAACTTTGTCCAGATTGTTTAGCGATACCAGCGTCGATACCTTGGTGAACTAAGTTATACTCATAATCGAATCCAGTATCAGCAATTAAGAAAATATCCTCTTCTTGCATCGGACGAGCTACTTTGTTTTTACGAGTACGAATACCTGCAATATGACCAATACGCTCTTCCTTACCTTTGATTGTCTTCTTAATAGCTTTCTTCTGTTTAACTTCCCAACGTTGTGACATCGCGTGTTCCCAAGCTTTACCACCCGGAGTTTTGTATTGTTTTACAAAGCTCATACCACCGATATCGTCACGCACTTGGTTAATACCGATAAACATTGCTTTAGATTCTGCGATTAAAGGTGATAACTTTGTACACATCTGAGCTAGAGCGTTAGCCTTAGCGCCGACATCTTTCTCGCCGAAATCTTTCTCGTACTGCACAATTGAAGGAGTTTGTCCTAATGAATCCCAGATGTAAACGATTGGGCGATTAGGTGCTTTCTCTTCGAAAGTTTTAAGAGTTTTAGCAACTGTTTTACCAACTTCCTCAATAGTTAACGGACGACCTGCTTTAGCATCCGGTTCCTTAATGATAATCTTCTTCGTGTTAATACCTAATGTTGTTAATCGGACCTTATCACTTGTACCTTCTACGTCGATTAGTACAACGATACATCCTAATTGAGACGCTACACGTGCAATGTGATGGGTCATTGTTGATTTACCGCCAGATGGGATACCTGCAATCTCAATCATACGACCGAAAGGTAATCCTCCACCAAGAGCTCGGTCTAATCGAGGGAAGAATGTAGGTAGCCAATCTTTTACCTCTGCAAATCCAGAGTCTTGTAATAATACTAGACCGTCAGATTCACTTGTTAACTCACTTAAATCAAAATCCGCTGTTAAATCTAAAATAGGTCCTTTACCTTTAACTTTCGCTTTTGCCATTTAATTTCCTCCTAGTGTTGTATTTCCTCAAAAGAGGAGAGTAGGGTAATCCCTACTCTTACAGTCCTTGCTCAGCGATTAGAGCGTCGATATCAACAGCATCTAAATCATCTAAGTTAATTTCTGTATCACCAAGAGGTGTATCTAAGTCAACGCCTTCTAGGTCGTCTACTTTAACTTCTTCTGTTTTAGCAGGAGCTGCTGGAGCTGCCTTGACAGGTTGAGTTGCTGTAGTTGCTGCTTGAGTCTGATAAGGATTTGTAGCTTGTGCAGTGTTTGCTGGTGTTACTGGTTGGTTAGTAGTAGCAGGTGCTGATTGACCACCTTCTTTAGTTACGTTTGAATCAGGGTCGTTACTATTTTTCCCTTCCAATACATCCGCAAATCGTTGCACCCAGTTTAATCCGTTCTCTAATAACTCAGTTGCGCGACCATGGAATGATAAGTCTTCCAGTTGTTCCTGCCATCCTTCACCTAATGGAGGTAGCTGGTTTTGGTAAACTGTAACAGGTGCTTCCATTTGACCTTGTTTAGGCTTTTGGATTAAGACTGGTGAACCTGCATTAGGGTCTAAGAACGATAATTGACGACCGCCAGCTAGACGTTTATCTGTTAAAGCTGAGTTGATAGTTTTCATAGCTGAGTGAGGTACATCGAATAATCGAACAACTAGTTTACCTTTCTCATCGCGTTCTTGGAATTGAGTACCATCTGGATTCTCAATAATTTTTACACAGTTAACTGTGAAGAACTGCTTAGGTTTTTGTTGTCCACCGAATGGAGTAGGAATCATTTCCTTAGCTGTCCATTCATCAATCTTAGCATCTAAGAATAGGCTGCCATCTTTCTTACCTGTTAACGTGAAAGTATTAGATAGTTTCTTTTGGTTCTTAGTTGTTGCTGATAAGAAGATTTTACGGCAGTGTTCCGCAAACTTACCAAATAAATCAGCTGATGGTAAGATTTGAATGAATACCTCCGGTTCTTCCTTGCTTAAGAATAGACGTTTGTGTTTCGCTGTAGGATAAACAACCTTAGGGTTATTACCTCCGTTACCAGAACCGCCACGTCCACCTCCAGAACCTTCTAATTCCTTACGTTGTTGTTCAATAATATCTGCAAAGTTTACCATTATTCATTTCTCCCTTGTTTTATAATTTTGGTTTGTTTTACGTCCTCTTTGGGACAGCTGTTTAAAAGGGTTTAGCTACCTTTTCCATCTCTTCGTGTACCTCTACCCTCCTTTTAGTAGTTTGTAATAATTCCTTCTTACTATTTCTATATACCATTAATCTAGTAAAAAGGTAACTACATTGTGATATTTTTTAATTTACTTTCTAGATACTCTAATGCCCATTCTGCACCTTCATCGGACAGAGCGTAGTCTACTACTTTATCGATAATACACTCGATAGCTTCCTCACGTGTATACTCATCTGCATCATACATATCTAGCATTCTTTGGATTTCGGATAACACGGTAATTCACCTGCCCCTCCACAATTGTCACATACTGCATCATAGCCTGTCCCATAACCAGAAAAGCCGCTACCTCCGCAAGTAGCGCACTCTTCTGTCTTAATTTTCGTACTCATTACTTATCACCACTAGTACGAATCTTAATATCTGGGATAATTTCTTCTGGACGGAATACAACTTTATAATGATACGCATCTTCATACTTAGCATCTGTTTGTTCGATGAAGTAACTTACATTATCGCTAAGACCTAGATAGTGCTTCTTATACGTGTTGTCTTTCGTCTTACATGTCACAGTAACTTTCTTAGCATCTGAAGCGTCCATAGCGCATAAACCTTCAATAGATAATAGATACTTATCTGTAATACCATTAAAGAACACTACTCGACGTTGTACCTCGAAGTTATCTGCTGATTCTGATAGATTTCTAGAAACCGTATCTGCCTCATTTGAGCACGCTGCTAATCCTGTTAAAGCCATTAATGACACTAAACCTGCAATAATCTTCTTTTTCATAATAAAACCCTCCAATTAGTTATCTAGTAAAGATAGTTCCTTTTGTATTCTAGTACTTTCTAAAATCTCTCTAGCTTTTCTAAGGTCATTTATAACGCTGTCGGGCTTCTTCGTACCGTCCATGTTGTGCGTACACTTCGTGCAGTTAGAAGATAATTCCCCATCTTCACATATACATACATCGTTCCACCCACCTTTATATATCGTCCCTCTATTGGTTGAATACGCTCCGTCGTAAGTGCTCATACTTCTGTTTCGCCTCCAATTTAGGAATCACTAACTCTTCTAAAAACATTTCACATAGCTGCATGTCTGTCATATCTGGGAAGCATCCGTCCTGCTTTGCCTCCTGCGCTAAGCGGTAGGCGTACCCATAATAGAAGTACACCTTTTGCTCAGACGTCATTTTCTCTTTAATTGCCATGAGTGAACACACTCCCCGCTTTATGACCATATTGACCTTCGTTAGCTAACTGTTTACCGATAGATTGCAGCATGTTACTACGCTGTTCGAATGCCTTTACAATACGAGATGTACGACCTAGAATCTGTTCGAATTCGATTACACGTTTACGCTGCTGGTCATACTCTGTTCGCGTTTTAATATATGCTTCTACAGAGTCCTTTGTAGGTTTCTCATGTTGGCTTTTGATATGAGACCTTGCCTCAGCGTCCAGATTGGCTACTATCTGCTCTAATTTTAGTTCTTGGCGTTCTAGTAGGTAACGTACTTTCTCGTGCAGAGCGGACCAATAAACGTATTTAACTGGTTGCTCTAACATTTCCTCCTGTAAGTTGACAGGGTTAATCTTAAGTTCTTCTCGCAAATCGAATGATTCTACTAATCCGTTTGTATCTTTAATAGTAATCTCATCGAAGTCGAGGAAGTCTACTGGAATGTTCACTCTACATCCTCCTCTGGTTCTACGTAGTCTTGTAATAATCTGTAGTCTAAGCTGTCTCTTAGAGGACCGTTCCCTTCCTTTAGTGGTACAAAGTCAAACTTATCTAAGAAGTCTTCGACATAAACCCAATATTTTACTCGTATTGATTTTCTGTCATAGAACTCCATACGGAACGATTCGCTATCTTCCTCTACGATAGATTCTACCTTTGTATCAAACCCGCCGTCCCTCTCATCCTCGTAACCATACCAGAACGTTAGATTCGTATAAACCACGTGGTTTTCTAGCAAGTCCTGCAAGATTCTTCGTTGCTCACGATAAATCTCACCTGTTTGTTCTAAGTTATCTCTCAATCTAGTTCTTAGTTTTAGAGTAGGTTTTTGCATAATAACAAACTTTTCTAATGCTTGTTCTACAGTCATTAATACATGCTCACCAGTATCTGACACTATAGTTCTAGCTCTGTGAGCTTCTTTTATCTCGGTGTCTAGTTTCTTTGCGATATCTTTTAGCAATACATTAGCCCAGTGTGACTTAGCCAATAGAACCTCTTCATATACCCCATCTTTAACAAAATGTTCGTTTGTTTCACCGATGTATCTTAGCATTCTTCCTCCTCCGTTTCCTCATCATCATGCATGTACCAAAGGTCACAGTCTTCTTCTGATACAGGTAACAGTAGTAGAAACACTCCCTTACTAATCTTCTTATCTACAATATCTTTGTGTCTATGCATACACTCGTCGCAAATGTGACCGTACATGTTAACTCCCCCTTATAAAATATAGAATACTTTCTGCCAGTAACCGTTATCTACTACTACAGGTCGTCCTTCTTCATCGATGAAGATAAGATACCCTTCTGTGCTTTCTTCGTACTCATCCTCCACATCAGTTTCGTTCATTAGTTTTAAGAACTCTTCTTCAGTTAAGTTAGCCCACTCTGTATGACATCGCTTAATAGATTGGTAGATATGATTCTTTTCAAACTGTACTACTTTCTTACCATTTTCTACATACCATTCAGTTTCTCCAGTGTAAATAGCTTTCATATTAAACATTCCTTTCTGATTTTAATAGTTCGGTAATCTCGCCACCATGTACTCTATCTAAGAATGTAGAGAAATGAACTTTACATATGTTCATCAAACCCTCTCTACCAAACCCAATGTTGGATACGATATATCTTGTCCCATCTAACGTATAAGTTCGTCCTCGTTTAAAAACAAACTCACCTGTTCCGCGGTCGACCTCGTTACCGTTAGCTTGATGGATAATCCATGTAGGCTTATCATCTTGTGCATGTCGTAACATTGTCAACGTTATTTCTTGTCTACAAGTTGGCATTTAATAAATTCCTCCTCCGTCTTATTCGCTAATTCTATTAACGTTCTTCCTAGCTCTCTAGCATTTGTAGGAGACATGTACATGATACTACTCTCGTAATCATAGTCTGTAATATCCAGCTCAATCTCAACGTACTTCGTGTTATCAGTTCTCTTATCTAAAAAACCTGTAACAGAAATATAATCTTTTCCTGTTCCGTCTACATCAAAACTATCAATTACTCTCCTCATGTTCTACCTCCTCATTATAACATGGATTCTGGATAATGTCAACACTTTCTTGAAACTCTTGGGACACTTCGAAACAAGCTGCCATTTTAGCTAAATCCCTAGTCTCATAGAAAACATCCCATCCCATAACACGTCTACCTTCTCGATATCCGTTAGATAGCGCTTGTTTTGATACATCAATCTTGACTGCTAGCTCTGCCCATGTGTCCGCTTTGTGGACTTCTCCTCCTTTTTCTACACCTTTTATCATATATGCTGGAGGTGTATCGCCTACGTACCACATTCTCCAACCCATTATCTGTTCCCACTCCTTTTTTAACACCTTACTTACAGAGTTACGGGATAATCGATTATCATCTGCGAACACTGCTGCACTATCATGCAGTGTAATCTCATTTTCATAAGGGTCATAAACATAGAATGGTAGTTTAGTTTGGTTAGGTAGCACACGTAACACGAATTTGCTTCTATCGTTACTTCCTGTCATATCCCCGATAATATGATAGTAACCTTCCATCATGATTATTTCTGTTAGTGGATACGTCTTTATATACTGTTTACCTGTAAATGTATCTGTAGCTAAGAATGTTACGGTTGATGTTAGAGGTCTTCGGATTTTGGATACGTACGCTATCTTCTTGTTCATCAGAAGTTCTTCGCCGCATCTAAAATATCTTCGTATTCTACACCAGCTTCATACGCCTCTTTTAACGCGATATCTAGCTTCTTCTTAGCTTCTTCAATTTTGTGTTGCTTTTGTTTCTCAATAAAGTCCTCTAACTCTTCTAGCGTATAATCATATAGATTAGGAACAGTATATGTCTTACCCCATCTCGATTGTAATAACGTAGAAATAAGCATGTGTACACGCTGCTCGTTTAACATAACATTTGCTGATTCTCCATCTGATGTGTCTGTCATTAGCAACGTTGTATATATTTCGTGTCGTCCGTCCTCTAATTCAAATTTACACCCTAAGTGGTCTGTGAAAGATAATTCTACTGCCATTATTTTTGTTCCTCCTCTGGATATTGTTTTAGTAACTCTGTAAGCTGTATGTTAAGCATCTCCATACTACTTCTACTTAAGTTACCGTATAAGAAATTACCCCATTCTTCAATCATAATAGTAAATGTAAGCTTACCGTTCTGGAAATGCCCTTTTGTCTCCGTGTACATATTCTCACTATCTGGTTGCAGTGCTTCAGGCATACGTAACTTTGCGTTTAACACCATATCCCCTCCTTGTTTGATATAATACGATTCTATCACACTATTAATAGTTTGTCAATAAAAAAAAAAGAAGAGATTATTTCTCTTCTTCTACGTAGTAGCCATATTCCCATTTAACTGTTTCTCCGTGATACTCTGTTGCGTTACATTTCTTGCATGTCGTACCTACTAAATAATACACGCGATTATCATCCCCAACACGCTCGGAGTGGATTGTACGCGATGTTTCGGTAGTATGTGTATGCTTACAAAATTGACGCTTGATAAAATCAATGATTTTCATCCCATTCTAACCTCTATCTCTTCCTCTGTCATTTCGACTAACCGTCTTAATAAGTGGTCTAGGTCTAGTAAGTCATCCCAGTCCGCTTGGTATATGTCTAATTTCTTAGTCTGTCCTAATAATTTAATAAGTTCCTCTATCTTACCCATCTGTTTCCCCACGCTCCTTCCTTCATTCGTATTGCTAGTTCTGTCTCTAACTGTTCCGTTAACTTTTTAGATAGAGAGGTAAGACGTGCTAAGTCTTCCCAATCCATCTCTTGTACATTGTTCGTTAACAATTGTTGTGCGTACTCTGTTAAGTTTCTCAAGTGATTAACGTTTTCTGTATGCATCTTTATTCGCCTCCATAAGATTAATAAACTCTTCATACTTCTCTTCTGTTAACTTACCACAGTTCTTACAGTTTTTCAAGTGTTTCTTTTTCATATGGTAGTCACAGTATCCTTTAACTGTAGCGAAAGTAGATAGGTCTTCTGCATCGTAATCTACCATGTCATTGTAAGTGATACCAATCTCTGCATCTGCTGTTACTGGGAATCTAGTACGTTTCCCTTCCCAATCGATGTATAACCAGTCGATAGGTAAGTTTTCCATTACGTGAACACCAATCTTAGCCATTTGTTTAATCTCTTCTGGTGGGCAATCGATTACGATACTATCATGTACTGTCATAACGATACGAGAACGTAAGTTTAGCTTCTCGATAATCTTGTTGATTAGGATAACTGAAGAGTTTGTTAAGAATGCACCAGTACCCTGTACACGTGTATTGTTCGATTGACGAAGTGCCTCGTTCTGTTTACCTTTATCTTTAGAGAATATATCTCGAAGGTTACGAGTGAATCCTTGTTTCGTTTCGATATATCCATGGTCACGTACAAACTGCTTATTACCTTCAATGTACGCTTCTACAGTTGGTTTCCCTGCGAAGAAGTCTTTAAATAGCTGCTCTGCTTCTTCTAATGTCATGTCCCACTTCGGCGCGAAGGACATCGGTACCTCACCGTATACTACACCGAACGATACGGCTTTTGCTTTTGTACGTTCATCATCTGTGATTTCATCGATAAGCTTCTTGAATGTTAATGCCGCTGTCTCTTTATGAATATCAGCACCTTCAATGAACGACTTAATCATTTCATAGTCACCAGAATCTAATGCTAGAATACGAGATTCTAAGGCACTGTAATCGAGCTGGATTAATGCTCCGCCTTCGAATGATGTTATGAATTCACGTTTAATAGGGTTGATATAGTCGAATCGTGTGACATCACCAGACTTCCTTGGTAAATTTTGTAAATTCTCTATGTTATCGTAAGGCTCTTTATCCTTACTTCTTATAGTTTCCTATAAGGTCAGACTATATCTTCAATAAAATAGTGTGGCGCAAAATTTTATTTTTTAGTCTTACTTCTATTAACATCTACCCCGTCTTCAAATTTGAAGACGTATCCACCTGTGTGTTTACGTTTCCCGTGACATACCGTTGATATCTTTGCGGATGATACGCCTAATGCTTTTGCTGCTGTAGTTGCGCTATCATAACCACCTAAGTGTGCTCCTGTCTTAAAGTCAAACACATCAACAGCTTTCTTAGATACCTTAGACAACGCTTTTCTAGCAGTATGTGTATCTAGCATACCACGGTCTCGCATATCTTGCAAGTTTTCTACTCTTGTCATCCATTCGAGGTTATCAAAATTATTGTTCTGTCTATCTGTATCTTTATGGTTCACATCTAACTCTTTCTTGTACCCCTCGCAAAACTCTCTAGCTACTAGTCTGTGAACTAAATGACTTGTTCGCTTCTTATCTACGTTAAACTTAATACATAAGTAACCACTGTTAATCACATATTGTGACATGATTAACCCTGTTCGTTTGCTTGCTACTCTACCTTTATTGCTAACTTCATAGTAATCTTCAAATCCTGTTACAGCTTTCCATTCTTCTTTAAACATTTATTCCTCCTGTAGCGCCACACTACTTTACTGCTCCGCGCTCGTGGGGTTTTACCGTCCGTTCTGGACTCCATACCCTAGTCGTTGAACCTTGCACACATCCCTGTGAGCCTTGGCTGCTGATTGCCTACAACTTTACTTGTTTAGGTTTCCCAGCAATTCACGGAGTTGATTATTCTGGTCCCAATTTACATGTTTAGGACCAGCTGATGATAAACGAGATGTCGCTGTACCTGTAGGATTGAATCGTCCGTGTAATCGTCCATCCGCATCTACCATTTCTAAGAACTTGTAAGTGAATGATTGTTTACGAGTTTTAACTAAAGAGTACTCTAGGTAAATCTCTGCAAGTTCTTTATGCTCTGGATAGTTGTCCTTAATGTACTCGAACGCTGTCTTATCCGCTTTAAAGTGATACCATTCTGCTTCATGCTCTGTAATGTTATTGTTTAGAGCAGTGTCTGTAAGGTACTCGCGGTTAAATGGTAACTGTACCCCATTGATAAGGTACCATGCACGTTGTTTGTCATCTGAAGATGCTGGATTAAACTTTCGTTTCTCTGGGTCCATAAGTTTAGTACGCAACTTCTCGGTTTCGGGGTCACGTTCTGCTTTTGGCTTAGCGAACTCCTCTACACCCATCTGGTACAACTCTTCTTTGTAAGCTTCAACATCCTTCGACGTTTTATATGTGCGTATAAGCTCGATTAAGCGCTGTTCTTCTGCGATGTATATCTCAGCCATATGTTTCACGTAAGGGATGTCTAACTGGACGCCAGTAGCCTCTAACTTAGCTAATACGTTAGTTAGTTCTACATAGTGGTTCGAGTATAGGTCAATCTTCTTCGTTAACCCTTCGTCGTGTGCTCGTTTATCTAACGCGTTGTAGATACGTAAACACACATCAACGTCACCTGCTGCATACGGACTTAACATCTCGAAGAAAGGAATCCATTCATAGTTAAAGTCACTACCATCAATTTCATTACGCGGACTCTGCGGTGTACCAAAATCAGGCATCTTAGGCTTAACATACTTCAAATCCTGCTGCTTTAATAGAAGCTCACCAATCTGCTCCATGATGGTAGGGTTGTCCTCTTTTGTACCCATATCTTTCTTGTAAGCTGTATTTTGTTTCTTGAGTACTTTTACTACTTCTTTTAACTCTTTAATCTGTGCGTTAGCTTCTGCACGGTCAAGTGTACATTGCTCTTTCCATTCATCTTTAAGTTTGTCGATACGCTTCTTGTCTTCTGCAAGTGCATTCTTCTTAAAGTTCTCCTTGAAGTCTTCTAGCTCTCTATCATATCCACCCATATCTGTAAATTCATATGTTAAGTCTGATAGTCGTAAAGAGTCTTTTACTTCTTGGTTGACTAGTAGCCAGTACATAACCTGTGTATCTCGGTTATTATTAAACACTGTGATGTTTCTAGTTAAACGAAGGAAGCGAATATCGAACTTAATATTATGTCCGACTTTAATCTGCTTGGAGCCTACGAACTCTTCTACGAATTTATAAATCTCAGCTAACTCTCCTAGATTCCAAGTGAAACACTTATGCTGCAATGGGATGGTGACACCTTGTCCCTCACGCCACGATAAACTAATACATAAAGGTTTAGCTCCTACTTTCTCTGCACTTAATGTATTAGTCTCTAAATCCCATGCAACTACAGGAGCGTTAACAATCTCTTTCGTGAATATTTCTCGTACACGTGCAATTGTGGTAACGTCCTCGTATTCTACTTTCTTAGGCATAAACGCGGAGTAACCGTCCTCTACATATTTCTTTAAGATACCCATATCTGCCACTACTAAGTTAGTAATCTTAGGCTGGAACAGTAAATACTCCATAGAATAAGTAGGAAGAATCCAACACTCATGTGTTTCATCTGTTAATTTAGATGTGATAATCTCTCGTCTAGGCACACCTCGAAGTTTAGAAATCTCTGACTTTCCTATTGTAGCCTTACACGACATATTACCCATCGGAACAATAACATCTGGTTTGTCTTTAATAACACGAGCTGAGAACTCTTCATATAACGGGTTTGCTTCTTTCTGCGTTACTGGTACGTATGATACTGCTTTCTTATTTCTATTACGTGTACGGACCTTAGGGACCCGCTTAAACGCGTAATCGATGTACCACTGGTCTTGTTTAAGGTTTAATCCCTTCTTACCTACCAGAGCTGCTAGTGTTTTCCCTGCTTCAGTGTTGTGATAGTTAAACTCTAGTTCGTTTGTTCCGCGCTTCTGTTTGAAGTGCTCTTCGCGGATGTGGTCTAGCGCAAACATTATTTTCATTATATCTCCTCCTTACTAGAATAATACCATACTATCATACTTTTGTCAATAGAAAAAAGCAAGGGACTACTCCCCTGCTTCCTCTTTATCTTCTTCTACTTGTACTACTTTCATAGGTTTATTAGGGTCTAATCTACCATCTTGTAGTTCTTTCCAATAAAAGTCTACATTTCGTAGATTTACTGAGATGTCGTTGAATGTAATCCAGTTATAGTTGTTATTTCGTTCTGCAAAGTTTGCGAATGAGTCTACATCGACATTAAGGATTCGTTTCACTCGACCGGATGTCATCTGGAAAACAACTGTTATTAACTCTCCCTTCTCATTTTGTGGTTGTGGTTTAGACGGTTTGATTGTCATTGATTCTTTTCTGAACATTATTTTCTTCCTCCTTTAGTTTTTGTCTCTCTTTCATAGCGTCGATACGGTCACGGCAATCCGTGCAGCATCCTCCAAAGACTCTTTTAATTACCGGATAGATGTCGATTCCACAAGCATCACATTTTGGATAAGCCATATTAAATCCCCACCCAGAACGTCGCGTTCTTAAGGATATTCTGGATGTCAACTAAGTCTAATTGATGTAGCTCGTAAAGTAAGTCGTCTACAGATATAGGTTTATAATTACCATCATCTAGCATCGGAATATCCATCATACGTGTCTCCTCATGCTCAACAATCACTAGTTTCTTACCAGCAGTCATTACACCTGCTAAATCCGTCTTCTCCATAATCCATTCGGAGTATTTCGCTTTCACATGTTTATAGTCTTTTGATTCACTATAATATTGGTAAATAAATGTACCTTGTGCGAGAACTGCGAAAGATAATGAATTGTCGATACGTTGTTCTTTGTTTAACATGTCCCAATGAACTATGTTACCTTCTATAATCGAGTACGCGTCTGTAGTACCTTCTTTACGCCACCAACCTTTTGTAAGATGTGGCAGAACATTTAACCCTACATAAAATTCATCTTGACGTTTATCAGCCATTATTTAGTCTCCTCCTTAACAAGCACATCTTCACCTTCAAAGAATAATAGTGAGATATCTTCTAGAGGTAACGCGAAGTAATCGGATACTAATAACCCTTTGAACACGTTTGTGCGTTTCGTAATATATTGCTCCATGTCCCTACCGGATAAATACACACTATCTTTAATTTCTCTACCCGTCTTCGTTAGAATAACAACAACATACTTATTTAACATTACTTCTCCCCCTTAATTAACTTCTTGAATTGCTGATGACTAACCCCAATTAAGAATGTTTTACTATTTAAGATTTCTGAGATATCGTCTGACGTAAATTGATTCGTTAATTTTTCTAGGAATTTAGCTAGAGTCACATTCTCATTACCGTAGACCGCAGTATAGTACGTATGCGTACATCTAACTTCAGTATAGTTTTTAGTAGCCTGTTCGAATGTACCTTCTATTTGTTCTGATAATGTCTTAGGGATTTTTCTTACATCTCCTGCAACAATCATGGATTTACTAGACAAGTTATTAAAGGAAATGCTGCATGCGTAATCACTTACCAGAACACCTGATAAATTAAATCTTGCTTTTCTAAGTTCTCCACCTTGTAGATAGTAGTACTCATGGTGACTACCGTTTACTCCCGCGCAAAATACGTAATCTGGTAACATTTCTACTAAAGCTTGCCCCTTTACTACTCTACCTAAATTAATTTGCTTGTACATATTATCGCTCCTCCCAGAACATGATATCATCCAATTTAATAGTAGTGTTGAAACATTTTGCTTTAAGAATTCTTTTAACATCAGCTTCTCGTAATTCGTTTAGTCTCTCAATGAATTTACCTAACGGTACCGGAGACGCATCACCAAACGTGGAAGTATACGCGTTATGTCTACAGTCGAATGCTTTATCTAACGCGAGTACCTCACTGAACGTTGCGCCACATCCTGTTTTACTAAATCTAGATATAATACTTCTCACATCCTTGTTGCTATGAATAGATATCCACTCAGTGTCTGTTATTAATTCTGTGTTTATAGTAGTACTAATATCGATAACTACCAAAACTGACTCTTTATTAAAACGAAGGGTAACTAACTCACCTTCATAGAGTGTTAATAAACTGAAAGGCTTCCCGTTTGCTTTGTCTTCACTATCACTAATCATAAGATTGTCTGCTGCTGCTTTGTAAAATTCGTTATTTCTAACTGTTTCACTCATTTGTAACGCCCCCTCTTTCTTAACTGTCTTTATCTTACCATATGTTTCTAGTAAGTACAACCCCTAAAATAAAAAAAAAGAGAAGATTATTCTTCTCTAATAAAAATAGGGACAGGGAAGTTATCGAAATCCCATACAGACCGCTTACCACAAGGTCTACATATGAATCTATAGTAACGTTCACTCTCAATATATCTAACTTTACTTTCTTCCTTAATCATACCAGCGCTACAGCTAGGGCAAAATACCTCACAAGTTTGTTCCCTTTTCTCCCTATCTCCACCGAAAAACATATCAACTATCTTTTTCATTACGTTCATGTTTCCACTCCTTCGCAGGTATTCTTATAGATTCTAGTTTCTTGAGCAGCTGTGCCTTCACTACGTACGTTTCTTCTCGTGTTACATATCTTTCGTTCAGTTGGTCCCAACATTTCTTCTTCGGCAGCTTAACCATATCTAACGTAAGGGTTTTACCTAGTTTAACTTTCTCACCACTTAGTAATGCATCTTCGATAACATCCTCTAGTAATTTAAGTACATCGTCCATATCCCCTAATGTATACCCACCGTTATAGGCAATACGTCGAGCTAATTCTTGTCGATTTACTAGATTACTCATTTCACACCATCCAGAATTGTGACATTATGATTGTACTTGAACTTACGATTTTTTGTATCTACTAGACACTCGACCTCGTTAGCATCAAATGCATCATCACAAACAATCCAGATATTCATCTTCCAAGTTGATAACGGCTCTTGAAGATGGCAGAAACATTTGTATTTATACTCCGGCAGTACGTAGAACTTACCATCGCGCTCTTCATAGTATTTACTACGCTCTTCTGTAATCTCTTCAGCCTCTAAAGCTGGGAAACTAATACGTACTTTATCGACGTGGTAGCGTAAGCTGTGAAGGCTAAAAAGATAATCATAAACATTTATATCTGGAAGAACGATAGGTGCGTCTACGACCGTGCTAGTAGCCATAGAAGCCAATCTAACATTCTCTACTTCATCTGCTGTGTATTCTTTCTTCGGTCCATAGATAATCTCCGATTCTGGAACACCTGCTAGTTTATTAATTACATGTACGCTTGCTTTACCTGTTACATAATATTGGATGAATCCACCGTGGTCGAATACTAGATTGTTTAACGTATCGTCACCATATCTTTGCTGGTATACGAGGTATTTATTCTCATCTCGTTCAGTAATGATTGTTGATTCATCTTTTAGTTCACCTAGTGTACGGTAAAGCTCTTCTGCATTTAATGCAGTCACCTTGATACCCTCTGCTTCTTTTTCTACTGTTGTATAGTTAGCGTTAACACTTCGGTCCGAATTATGGATGTTAACTGTTCTTTTTCTCACGTTCTTTGCCATATGATGACCTCCTATTTGTCTATACTATTAGTATAGCACAACATAAAAAGTACAACAAAATAGAGTCCTTTTTAGGGACTCTATCTCATTCCGGTTAGCACGATTGACGTGATAATCATATCTTGTTTTGTATATTGGATACGATGGATAATCTGTTCTAGCATTGCTAGGTTCTTCGCATCCAAACTAGCATATCGTCGTTTGTTATCGGCTGTTACGTAAGATACAGAGTATGTGTTCATCGATATAAACTCTCTTTCTCTTTTACTAGATGATTAACTAATGTGTCTTTTGCTACTTTAATCATCTTCTCTAGATTCCCTACTGTACAGTCGTTAACCTTAATCATCTCTACCTTTGCACTCATCGTTAATGCTACTAGCGCGTTCTGACCTTCCTTAGAAGAACTAACGATTACATACTCTCCTATACTGACTGTGAAGTCATTAGAGTTCGACACTAAGTTTGAAATCTTCCCACTCATCTTCGCAATTGCGTTCAACATGGTAACTCTCCCCTACTGGTTGGCACTCACACTGTGTTAGCTCCTCTACTAACTCTTCTTCGGTTGTATGAAGTAAGTTTTCTAATGTATAGTTACCAACTCTGTTTTTTCCTTTATCGTTTGTTATCACAATCGTTACGTACTGCGTATCTAATGACCTAAGCATTAAATCTTCTCCTCCAACTTATCCATTTGCTTCTTAACTTCAACTAACTCGGATAATGTTCGCATTTGTGTCGACATATTAAAATTTGTTTTACGAGAGAACGTATCTAGCAAGATATCTATTTTTGTCTTACTGTGTCTTTGTTCTAAGATGAATCTCGTCATATGCGCTTGATATCTAGGTTTTAAGTCTTCAAAGTGGTCTTGTAGATACGTTGCGTATTCGTATAACTCGTTCTCTAAATCTTCTCGTACCGAAGACGGACAATCGAGCTGGTTAGGGGTTGCATTATCGAACCCCTCCTCACTCTCATGACAACAACTATCGAATGCTTGGAAGCAACAATACTTGTTATTGCACTTCATATTTAGCGAACTCCTCATCAATGATATCTTGTAGCTGCTCTTCATCAACCTTACCGTTAAATGTTAGAGATGCAATCTCTTCTACGAATGCTTTAGTTGGTCCTGCAACAACTGTGTTATTTACCTTAATTGCAGCTACGATTTCTTTAGATTTACGAAATGCTGCTACTTTACCGAATCCGTAATCTCCACCTTCTGCTAGGTTCGCCTCGATGCGCTCCTGTAATTGTTCTTGTGCCTCTTGTTTAGTTAATGTGTTTGTCATAATAAACCCTCCGTTGTTTTATAGTTTTATTTTACTAGTAATTCCGCTAACTCGTCTAACTCTTCTGGATGAAACTTAATTGAACGTTTAATCTCTGTACCAATAACTTCATCAGATTCTGCATCTTCTGGGACCTCGATTAGGATTACAGTAGGGACTGAAGCTAGTTCATAATGTGCTGCTACCTCTGGTCGTTCCTCTACGTGAACCGCTGTGTGTGCTACTTCTAATTCGTTTTCTAAGTAGTTACCTACTGCTTGACATGGTGCGCATGGTGTGGTGTAAAGCTTGACTAATTTCTTCATTATTTTACCTCCAAGTACTTTTTAAATTGATTAACTAGAATGTCATATTTATAGACTTTAAACTCTGCTGTTTTAAAACCAGCTTTACGTACTGCATCTACACGATAGTGACGTGACTCTTCTGGATACAACGTGTTAATAGCGTCTACGAGCTTGTCCACTTCTTCTTTAACTTTATTAGCTAGTTTCTTTTCTTGCAGCGCTACATGTAAACGACGTAAGATTTCCTCTGTTTTCGTGATTACATCTTTCGTTTCGTTTACGGAGTCTTTCGTCAATACATCGTTAATGATAGATGTCATCAAGATTTCGTCTTCCATATGGAAACGACCTGCTTTGTCACCTACTACGATTTTCATCACTCGTTCTGCTTCTACTTCTGTAAATTTATGTTCTGTCATATTCTGGTCTCCCCTTCATAATGTTTTCGTAGTCTTCGGCTGTCTCGTCTGCGTAGTTAATCTTAAGGTCATCGTCCCACTCGAACGGCGGTGACTCCTCATGACGCTCTATTAGAACCGAGAACTCTGAGCGTTGTAACGTTCGTTTTATTTCTTGAGCTACTTGCTCTGCACTGAACTCTTCGTAATCAGTCACGTACATTAAGACTTTGTGTACCTTTGCCATTGGTAACCTCCTTTACCTCTTCTCGATATAGTCTAGTAAACTGAGATATTTCTTTCGCTCTAGGATACCCCTCAAACTTAAATGTCTTCACATAGTTCGCTTTAACATAATGTTGTCTGAAGAAATCTACTGAGCCACAGAAATGTTTGTACTCACTTCTACCACTACCTACTACTATAACATGTTTATCTCTAATTTGCAAGAGTTCTTTTTCATATTTTCGTAGAAATTTAGGAAAGTCTGGTTTCTCTTGGTATGATGGGTAATAGGTTGGGACTGCCAGTACAATTATAGTAGACTCTTTAATTAAGTCTCTCACTAAGCTTTTTGTTATACCTTCATATCCTAAATCGATAATGTGCGTAAACTCTTCTTCTCTTAGCTCAGATAATATTCCTACCGTATTACCTTTTAAAGAGTAGTAAAAGAGAGTAGACTTCATTAGAAGTCCATCTCTTCCTCTTCTGACTTGTGTTTGTATCCGATAGCGTTACCTTGTAGGAAATCTACCTTAGACGCAATCTCGTTGCTACCAGACATCTTAGAACCATACGTTACAATCCATTTAGCTCGTAACTCACCATTGTCTGGGAATGGCTCCTGCATACCTGCATTGCGGCAAATTAAGTTTGCTAGATACTCGGCGTAGTTGTGGTACTCATCGATTGACATTGTGTCAATATCCTTGTATAACCACTCTGTCCAAGTCTTCTCTAGCTCTACTGCCGTTTGAATGAACGATAAAGCCCAATCCATATTCTCTTTTGTATTTAAGAATGGATTCTCTTTAATTAATATTTGAATAACGAAACCGAATACTTCACTATGTTGGTTCTCATCAGCTTTGATTAAGTTAATCATATTGTTAGATTCAATCATTTTGTTATCTCGTGCTAATGAGTGGAAGTATACGAATCCACCAGAGAAGTATAATCCCTCTAGAATCTGGTAAGCTACTAAGCCTTTGAAGATTCGTAGAATTTCCTCTTCTGTGAATGTAATAGGTTCGTTCTTCGATAGCTTGTCACGGAACAGGTCACACATATCCTCTAGCTGCGCGATAATATGGCTGTTACGTTTAGCTAACAATGGTAACTCTTGTACCTTAGCGAAATACTGCTGCTTACGCTCGAAACTGATAACTGAACTAGTCATGTGCTCATATGAGATATTATGAGTTGTTTCAAACGATGCAATTAGTGTTAACACAGAACGTAACGCTGGGTCAGATGTTGTCATGAATAACATCGTTACGATATCACTAGCCATTGAATCTAACCAGTTGAGCATACCGGATACACGCTCGTATACGATTTTCTCATCCTCTGTTAATACTAATTTGTATTGCTCGATGTCTTTACCCATACGAACTTCTTCTGGAATCCAATACTCACCATATAGTGCTTTCTGGAAGTCCATCCACTTATCTACTAACTGGTCGTCCCAGTTTCGGATTCCATTCGCTACACCACCAAAGATACGCGTTGCTCGGTTAGGTGCTGCTGGGTTGTAAAGTCTAAAAGGTTTTTCTTCTGTTACAGTGTTGAACATTAAATCGTCTCCTATTCTCTGTTGAATTTATATAAGAAATCGCTAACTTCCGAGTACACATCATTGTCATCACAATGGGAATCACCCATTACTGTATGTGCATCATCTAGTAAGCTGTACATTGTATTAATTTTTTCTTGCAGCTTTTCCTCTTTATCTTGTAATTCTTCAATACGATGAAGAACAGATAAGATGAACTTACTACCAGTCTCCTCTGACCATTGCTCTCCATGTCGTAAGACACTTAACGCTCCAGTGCTCTCGTTAAAACGAATGGTATACTTACCATTGTCTAAATCTACTTTTCTAATAGACATGTATTCTCCTCCTTAAAATAAAAAAATAGGTACCATAGCTTTCGCTACAATACCTACTATACACTATCTATTACTCTTTGTCAACATCTTTTTCTAAAGAAGTTATATCCTCAAAAGGACGAATCTGTCGGTCCATATCCTCGAAATCTTTACACATAAACATTCGTTTTCCTTCTGGGTTCTCTTCTGTAATATAGACTGTTGCTGAGTAGTAATACATTGGTTCACCGTTCAAGATGTCTACCGCTAAGTGATAGAAACCGTTCATATTAAACACCGCAAACGTAGAACCGTTCGTGTACTCTAGCTTATACCCTCGTTGGATATAAATGTTGATAACCTCAATAATAGATTTATACATGTAATCTCTCCCTTCTATATTAATATAGCGAAAGAGTGGACCTAAATCCACTCTTCTTGTTTAACCTTGGCACATTGGGCAATCAGCTGGTCGCTCACGGTCCTCTGTGTGCGTGTAGTACACTGTTTTCATTCCTAGTTTCCAAGACATTAAGTCTAGTCGACGTAGTTCTGATGGTGGTGTATTCTCACTGATATGCATGTTATGAGAAATCGCTTGGTCTACGTAACGTTGAGCTGTTGCTACGTGCTTTAATGCCCAACCCTCATCCATGTCGAAACCGGATTTGTATAACCATTTTGTTTTATTGTTATAGTTTGGCGGAGCTACTAGAACAGTGATACCTGATTTAACCTCGGTATATAGTACATCGTATAATGGGTCCTCAGCAGGTGAACCATTCATGATGATACTATTTGTAGCTGTCGGAGCCGTCGCTTTTACATAACCGAATCTAAACGCCGTAGCTGCCATCTTACGGTACTCTTCCCATTCCTCACCTACGAATCCTCGTTTGTCGAAGAACGCGCCTGTCTGCCAGTCAGAGCCCTCATACAGTGGATACGAACCTTTCTCTAATGCAATCTTGTATGATGCTTTAATGATTGCTTTTAGATAGCGTTTGTGGAATCGTTCAATTTCTTCAGTTGCTTTCGTAGACTCCCATGGAATACCTTCGTTAGTTAGATGTGTTACAGTTCCTAAAAGTCCTGCACCAACTGCGCGGTATTTGTTATTTGTAACTCGTGCCTGTCCAACAGATAAACGACCTTGGTCAATTACGTTATCTAACATACGCATTTGAATCTCTGTAAGCGCCTCATATTCCTCATCAGATAAGTGTGCTACATTGTGCATTACTTGAGATGATAGATTACAAGTTACTAAGTCTCCTGCTTCAACTTTATAGATTACTTGACCTAACTCGTTATCTTCATTTTGTATCAACTTATCATAAGACATGTTATGAATGATTTCTGTACATAAGTTTGAGCCAAGTGGCATACCTGCATGACCATTAGGATTCATACGAGCACTTGTATCGCTGTAGTACATGTAAGGCGTACCTGTAGTCATACGAGATGAACGAATCTTCTTGTACACTTGACGAATGTCCAGTACTTCTTTAATCTCTAAGTCTTTTAACTGTTCCGCTTTACGATACCAGTAAGTGAAAGCATGGTCATGAATATTAGGCTCTTCTCCATCTTGCAGCAATTTCTTATCGTACTGTAAGTTAAGGTCTACACCTAAACGTTGACGTACTTCACGTGGGTCGAATAATGTTACTGGTTGTACTTTGTCTAAACGACGCATAAACTCATCAGGAATACATAAGCCTGTCGTAATCGATTGTGCACGTTTTTCTTGTGTACCAGTTTTTAATCGTAACTCCAAGAACTCCATGACATCCGCATGCCAGATTGGTAGATAAAGAGCGATACCTGCTTTACGTGTTCCTGTTTGGTCAACGTATTCAGCTAATCGAGATAGCATACCTGCTGGATGGATAATACCATTGTTTGCTACTTTAACACCTCGGATACGTGAGCCTCGAGCTCGTAAGAATCCACCGTATACACCTAGACCAGAACCATTCTTAGAGAATAACGCTACTTGTTTTAATACATCAAAGATGTTATCTAAGTCGTCATCCATTGTTACGATGTGACAAGATGATAGCGAGCCATGTGGTCGACCTGAGTTCTTTAATGTCGGAGTAGCTTGTCCTACCATATGATTAGCTAGTGCTAGATAACCTTGAAGAACACGTGCCATACGCTTCTCTTTCGGTTCTAATCGCATCAAGTATAATACTGATGTTAATAATCGTTCCTGCGGCAACTCTACTAAGTTCTTATCTTTGTTATGCACTAGATAAGTTTCTTTTAGTGCAGATAGACCAGCATAACTAAAGTTAACATCTTTCGATGGGTCAATCATTGCACCTGCTTCTTCTAGCTCATCACGAGTATAGTCTTCTAGTAATGAAGAATCATATAATCCACGCTCAACCATTGCTAGTACGTGAGATGCATAATCTCCATATCCTTCACGATAATCGAATCCACGTAACTTAGAAACACCTTTATACTTAGCTCGTAAATCTACTGCTGCTACGAAGTTTAGTAGAGGAAGGTTTTCTTTCGTTACACGAGATTGTGTCTCTCGGATTAGGTAACTAAATAATCGGTCCGCCTCAACTGTCTTCTTAGCTTTGATAAACGAGATTACCGCATCTGTAATTTCTTGTAACTCAGCACTATCAATCTTCTCTAAATCTTTTGTTACTTCAATGATACTATCTACAAATTTCACGAAGCGTTGCTCATCAAATTCTTTACTTTGAATGTACGTGCCTCGATTCTTTGTAATCATTGTTACTTTCTTTTCTGTCTGCTTTAGTGTGTCCATGCAATCTCTCCCTTTATTTTGTCTAGACTTATAATATATCAGATTAACTTCCATGCGTCAAGAGATAATTTATCTGACCATCCACATTTCTCTGGTCTACGTTTTACGAATACTGATAGAATTGAACCGTCTTTATTAAATTCAAGTTCAACTTTCTCGATACCTTGGTGCGATATCGTGGACTCGTTAATCAGCATACCTTTAACTGGTTGATTCTCCATTACATCTCCTCCTTGTTATTTATTTAACACATCCCAATCGATACCTCGGTAGTAATCCCAGATAACATTTTTATCGAAAGAAGTGAATCCTTCAATAGTTGTCATTAACGTATCGAACTGTTGCTCTTCTTCTCGTATATCTAGGAATTTGATTAGCTGCCTTGATACTGGGAATTTACCCGCTAATTCATTATACACTTCTTCTACGTATGGCATAATGAAGTAGACTTTATCACGGTTTTTAGACCAGATAAGACACGGAACGAGTTTGATATCTGCACAACGTCTAGCATCTGTAACTACTTGCTCCCAGTAAGACTTAATCTTACCACCGCTCATGAAGACATCCTTAACTTCTACACCTTCCTGTTTCTTGCATTCGTGCACGAATACGTTCCCACTTCCTACAGGGAATGTGATATCACCATTCATCCGCATGTCAGAACCGAAACGGAACCCACCTGCACCTGACTGTGGTACACGTTGTACGTTTTCACCAGACCATGCTGTCAGTTCTTTTGCCATCTTAAGCTCGAAACCCGAACCTTTATTTCTTGCACCTCTACCTTGACTAGCCATTACTTAACCCACTCCTCTAACGATGCTTTGTACTCTTCCTTGCCTTGCTTGATTATCTCCATGTTTCTGTTATGAATGAACTTACCTAACAGTTCATGCAGTTCAAGTACTTGGTCTTCAGATAGATTAATATAGCAATCTTCATCACCATCAACAAAGTTACTCTGCTGTATATGAAGACCTAACCATTTCTTATCTACGTAATCTTCTTCTGTAATATCTAGTTTAATCCTTGGGTCTTCCTCATCGTGCATAGTAGCTCTGATATCGAACACCATGTCATGTACCTCTATATACGATTGACAATCTTCACAGTGATAACATTGGAAGTATCCATCCTCTACAGCGTTCGTGTGTTTACATGTAATATCTCTCATTATACACCTCCTAAAAGGAAGAGAGGCTTACGCCCCTGCTGTTTCCGATTGTTGTTTAATGATTTCTTCTGCTTGTGCTTTTGTTAGCTCCTCAACTTTCTTATCGTGAGCCTCAGCTACTTCGTCAAACATTTCTTGTGTAGCACCTAACTTAACTGCTACTTCTTCCAGTACGTGAACTGTTCGCATCGTACGTGTTAGCTGCTGCTCAAACTCACCTAAGATTTGAGAGAATGCGAATCGAGCTAAGATTGTCGCATCAGCGATTGTTGCGGATGAGTTTGCGAATACTGGAATAAAGTCTGCTTCCTCCTTAAACTTCACATCACCTGTTGTGATGTAGTCTAAGTAAATCTGTAGCTCCTCTGGAGTTGCAGAACCCTTAGATAATTGTTCCTTAATTGCTGCAACTTCCTCAGTTAATTGTGCTTTTGTAAGTGCCTTTTGGTTTTTAGTCATATTATTTAATCTCCTCTTTGTTTGATTTTATGAAGTGGTCTCCATATTCTTCTAATTCATCTATGATGTTTAACATTGTTACTGGTTCAAGGTGACTGACAATCACTCGCATACGTGCTTCCATAATAGCTTGGATTGCGTCTACGTGCTGTATTACACCTTCTAGTGAGTCTACAATTGCATCTCCTATATCGGTTACACTTACATTCATATTTGCGTACTGTTTTTGCAGCTGCAACATAGTATGACCATCGTTGTTTAACTTAGCCTCTATCATCCCATCAATGTAATCTGTAATTCGATTTTGCATCACTTCACTCCCGTTCCTCCATATTTTTTATCACCGCGAGCCGTCTCTGACAATCCTTCTTTAGTGATTTCTTCGTACTTAGCTCGAACGATTTCTTGGAAGTGAATCTGAGCGATACGTTCTCCTTTTTCTACCATAACAGTTCCAACAGGGAATAGGTTATAGAATAGACGTTGTTTTGCGGATGGTTTAGGTGCCACGCGGTCTACCCATGTCGCCGCATCTTTCATATTTAACTGTTCACCATTGTTTAGTAGGTGTTGGATTCTAGAAATATTACCCTCTCCAAATTCACCAGTTCTACTACGTTCTAACCATGCGTTCATCTCTTTCTTGAAATCTTCCATACTCTCGGGTTTACCATATCCTAAGAATTCACTCTCTTCTTCGAAGAATTCACGAGCTTGTGCGATTAACTCCTCTGGAATCTCGGTATAAGGTACTCGGTTACCTGATGTATCGAATACAAAGTCTACTAAGCTACTTCCTACAAATGTGTTTCGTAGTAACACTCCGATTGTACCTCGATAGCTAGCTTCGATAATACCTGTTGCGTTAGCTAGAATTAAAGGTGTCTTATACCCCATACCACTTCGTGTGTTTAACTTAAGCCCATACTTTGCATCGAACTCAGTAGTTACGTTTGTTGGTACTAAAATTGATTTAAATGTAGCTGGTGGAACTAAACGTCCTTCCGCTGCATATACGTCATCACAGAAGTCATCTCCGTGCGCATTCTTAGGAATCTTAGCTCCATCTCCTAGTACAACTTTAACTGGTAATTCTGATACTTTTAATTCGTCTGTCATATAATCTCCTCCTTGTTTTATCTACTATTAAACTATATCACACGATTAATAGATTGTCAACACTTTATTTTAAAAAGGTTTCCAGTTTACTAGACCGTGCAATGTGACAGCATCCATACCATGTTTGGATATAGTCTCTGTCGTATCATCGTAGAAGTCAGCGGCTGTACAGTTTGCTAGATATTTTAGATTCTCTGGAGAAAATAACCCATCTATTGAGGTACAATAATAGTTACATGCTTTACAGATAAATAGCTTAGCTGCATACTCATCCGGATAATCTTGTTTTATCTTCTCAATGTTCATATACGCGTTCTTAGTTTCTTCCATGTTCACCCCTCCTACATATATAGTAATTCTAGTTTTAAAATACCTTCGGCATCTGCCTTTATTGCGTTGTTGACTCTAGCCCACGCATCTTGAAATCCTAAATCGTTGGCATCGCGGTCATCTTCGCTATAGACAAAGTATACTTCGCGAGATGGTTCTTTCTCTCGTATAACGTTAGCTGTACGAATCATCTCAAGCTTTGCATCTCTATCCAAGTACAGATAGATTGGTTGTTTCCATTTCTGTGTAGCTTTTAGGATTAAATCAATCTGGTCGTTCGTTACCTGTTTACCGAAAGTAACTACAGCACCGTCACCTAATGTTGTCATATTGAAGAATCCCTCTACGATAATAACTTTGTGGTTATCTCCAACTCTATCTAATCCCATTACTACGTCCTTACGTGAGTACTCCCAGTCCCTCGCTGTGGCGTTAAATGATTTTATATAAGCATTACTATCAATCGAGCGAGTATTCCAGTACACGGGCTTACCAGCGTTGTTAAAAGTAAAGAATACGAGACTGTTTCGTAGAGTTAGTGTCTTATCATTTTCTAAGTAGACAATTCCCTCTAATGTGTAATGCGCATCACATTGTTTTATCTGTTCAATAGAAACACCTCGACCATGTAAGTACTGTAAGAACGGATACGCTTCTGGGTTATTAAAGTTATCTAGCAACCTCTTACAGTTTGTTGGTGGCTTAGGACACTTCTTTTTCGTATTTACTTCGATACCCGTGTTAACATCTCGACCTTCGTTGACGATGAAGAGAAGCAATTGCTCCTCCTCAGTCAGTTCAGCGCCATAACGTGTATGAGACATGTTACCCTTTCGGTACTCGTCTGGGTCATAATCATAACCTTCTAGTATCTCTCTAGCGGGTCTGTACCCTACTTCATATAGTTTCATAACAAAGCTGATAGGATAACCTGCTTCACCACAACGTTTACATTGCCATAATCCTCTAGGATTCGTCTCTACGTATAGCTTATGCTTGTCATTACCACAGAAAGGGCAGTTGAAACGCATCTCACCGTTTGCCGGAACACCTATACCCAGCTCTTGCTCTACAAAATCCATGAACATCTCAACTCACCCTTTCTAGTCTTCTCGTTGATTATGAATAAATAACGCTACACTTCGTTCTCTTAACCTTGTCAATAGGTCCAGATATTCATTCATTTCTACTTCCTCATAGAAACATTCACCGTGGTCTACCGTAGCGGATAACTCTTCTACTAGTTTATTGATATATGATTTGTCTGAGTTATGCATTCGTAACACCTGCTCGTGCGCTCATGCGAAGGTATGCATACGTTTCTCCGAATAAGCGGATACGGTTCTTCTCTGCTGCTGTTGCCACTTCGTGGAAATTTAATTCTGCTTTATCTTCAAGGATATCTTGTACGTTCCACAGATTCTTAGAATAGTATCTAGATTTTAGCATAGATTCTAGCGCTCGTAAGTCTGTTAATACTCGTTTAATAGACTCATCGTAGTTCCCTGTAAATACATAGTTACTATCGTACGTTACATATCCGTTCTGTTTTGCCCACTTAAGTGTAGCTAAGTTCTTATTGAAGATATCCTGACTGAATGGGATACCGTTCTTTTGTGGTAACTTTTTAGCTCGTTTAGCTCTAACTACTTTATACACGTCCACTGTAGCAAGTTTATCCTGTGTGATATACATGAACCCTCGTGCGTCTGAGTGCTTGTACTCGTATCCGTTATTTAATGGGTACCAGAAGACCATATTTGTCTTCGGGAAGAAGTATGACACATTTTCCTTTTCATTGTTTGTATTCTCGAGCACTAGCTCGATACTCTCCACTGAGTGATTTTTAATTTTCATTTACTTTTTTCTCTCCTCTGTTTTAATTTTAGAAATTCCCGTGTTGTCTTTTGTAACTGTTATAACCTTCTCGAATAAGGATTTAAAATGACTAGATTGTGTGATTACGAACACTGTACCAACTTTATTAGCGATGTCTTTCAATACCTCAATAGATGACTCAATACCTTTTTCATCTAAAGCATCGAAGAACTCATCACATACAACAAAGTTCGTATAGTGTGACACGATATCCTGTAATGCAAGAGAAATAGCTAAGTCAGCACGTTTCTTTTCCCCTCCAGATGCTAACTTGTAGTTCTTACCTCCTACACGGTTGGTTACCTGCACATCAAACTTGTCCGAGTACGTTTTATCTTTCTTAAGGGTACGAGTAGTAAAGTTTAGCTCCATGTTTTCCCCTGCTAAACGTTTAAGGAACTCGTTACCTTTTTTATTAAGCTCTGGTGTAATTAAATCTAGTACGTGAGATTTAACTCCATCGTTAGAGAATACTTTTACAACATCTTCGTCTTCTAACTTCTCTTTCTCTAGTTCGATAATTTCTTTGTCCACTTTAGCGATAGCATCGGACCATTTCTTACGCTCAGCTGTACGTGGTTTTGGTTCCGGTGTTTCTTCTAGCATTTCTAATCGTGATACAACTGCGTCCTTGTTATTCTTCAACAACTGTAACTGATGTTCATAGTTGCGGATGTTGTTGTCTAACTTTGTTATATGCTGCTGCATACCTTGAATCTGGTTTATCACGTCTCGTTGTTCTTTTCGTTTAGCGTCTAATGCTGCACTAGCTTTGTCCATAAGACCGGAGTATGGCTGGAACTTAAGTTCTAACTGCTTTAGTGCGTTAACAACAACTTGCACTTCTGTTTTAATATTATTCTGCTCTGTTTTAATGTGCGAAACATCTACCTGTGAACCACATACCGGACAAATATCTGTAGCATCAAGTGCCTTGTAATTCTTCAATAGTGTCTTCTGTTGCATCCTTAGCTCTTTATCCTTATTTGAGAACTTTTGTAAGATGTCTTGAACCTTGGCTACTGTCTCTTCCTCTTTACTTGTATCTACATTTGCTATCTCTGCTATTTGTTCTTCTAGTAGTTTCTTGGTATCCCTATCTTTCTCGATAAGACCGAAGTTAGCTGCTGGATAATCGTTTAACTCTTTTACCGCTAGCTCTAATTGCTTACGTCCGTTGATGATGTTGTTTTTCGTAGATTCATAGTTTGCTTTATCGTTCTGCTCCAATACATCAACTTGTGATAGTTCCCATTGCAGCTTCTCTTTTTCTTTCTTCTTATCCTCAATCTTACCTTCTGTCTCACTAACTTTATCTTTAGCAATCTGCTGCGCTGTAGAGTAGACGTCTAGCTTTAAAACCGACTCTAGTATTTCTTTCTTCTTGCTATCTGTTAAAGATGCGAAAGAACCAATACCCTCTCCTTGTGCAAATAGAATACTATTGATGAAGGTTAAGTGTGAGATACCAACAAGTTGCTCGATAAGCGTGTCTGTACCTGTGTTACTCTTCTCTGTGATGTTGGTTCCGTTACGATATACAAGCACCTTATTACCAAACTTACTATGCTTTCTATATCTAGAAATCTCGTAACGGTCATCACCATCTCGTCCAATAAGTGTCACTTCAGTATCCTTGCCAACCTTGTCATTTACAACGTCGTCACTGCCGCCACCCTTGGAAATCTTATTATATAAAACCCAACGAATCGGCTCAGCTACTAGAGATGATTTACCTGCTCCGTTAGACTCAAATTTATCGTCACTCTTATTTTCCCCTTCTATCAAAATAAGACCTTGGTTCTCTAGTGGAATCTCAGCGTCATTGATAGCTAGGAAGTTCTTTACAATTAACTTCTCCCAAATCATTCGCTTTCCCTCACTTCGTAGTAATTCAAAATGTCTTCTACGTAACGCTCGATTACATTAGCGTCTACGTACTTACCGTCTAAGCGGCTATACCATCCTGTTCCTTCTTCGAAGAACACTTGCTCTTTGTTATAGTACCCATCGATAATTCGTTTCATCATACTTTGGAACTTATTCATTTTTCTCCTCCTTTATTTGATGTAAACCAAATATATCATAATACCATAAAAAAGTCAAGAAAAAAAGACTATTATTTAAAATAGTCTTCGTCCATAGTTCCGTACCAGAAATCATTCTCGTAAGATACCTTTGCAAATAACGTTCGATTCCCTGAGCTATCTACCTCTTTCGCGATGTATAATACTTCATGAACATAATAGATTCCATCAATGTCAGTAGTTGAGGACTCCTCTCTAAACTTGTCTCCAACTTCAATGCTATCAAAGTCTAGGTCGTATCCTAAAGGTATCGCTTGATTCTCTAGTTCCCTAGTTATCAACTTTTGATTGTCTGTTAATCTACTGAGTGTCGTTTTAGCTAAGTCGTAAGTTCCATTCTGTATCTCGATTTCTATTTTATCTCTAAGTTCTTGTTCTTTGTCTGTAAGATACTCCATTCTACTCATTGTCAATCTCCGCCTTTCGCTGTTTCGCCTCTTTAATGATTGCTAGCGCCTTACTCTTAGTATGCGTAAAGAACTCGTCCGTATATGCATCGACAATATCCTCCTCAGTAGAATCTACCTTGATATCGATACGTACTTCAGACTTAAACTCCCTCTGTACTTCAATTCGAGCTGTTGGTACGTCCTCTGTAATTGCAGCTACTTCTACAGCTAACTCTTGTGGGATGACAAATCGTACATAATGGTCTTTCACAGTTTGCTCAGTATTCTCATCAATCTCGGTGATAGTGATGAACTGTTTATTAGGAATCTCAATGAATATAGGTTTCTCGTAATACTCTCCGTTAACCAAGAACACACCTTTTACTTGTCCCTCATCAGAGAAGCTTTCTTGCAACGTATTGCCGCAATAGAATACACTGTCCCATTTCCCTATATACTGTCGTTTATGGTAGTGTCCTAGAACGATGTACGTGAATGAGTCTGGGTTTAGGTCAGCAATACTAAACGCTCCACCTAATCGGTGTGAGTGTCTTCCCGTTTCACTACCATCTACGCCGAGGTGAGCTACTAACATTGTAAGTCTCTCTTCTTGTTCCGCCTCTACTGCAAATCTGTCAATCTGTTCTTTTACAAAGTCAACATCGTCAGAATAAGACACTGGATAAATGACTACGCTGTCCGTCTGGAAGCTTTGGAAGTCGTCTAATACAAATACATTGTTAATCGCTTTAAACTGCTCTAACGAGTGCTCTGGTATCCTAGAAGAGTCAGATTGGTCGTGATTACCTACTACCATGAACAGTTCTATATCAGGTCGCTTATCCATGTTCTCCTTAATCGCATTGAACCCCATGTTGAACACTAATGACTCCACACGTTTACGAGCATGATAGTAATCCCCTGCAAACACAATATGTGCATTATGCTCATCCGCTAACTCAAAGATTTTATCAATCGTGTTCCACTGAGCTACTAGTCTATCGGTAGCTTCAATTTCCTTACCGTTGTAGGTAAATATTTGTGGTTTAGCGAATGTACTCCAGTTGTGCCAATGAAAGTCCGAGAAACAGATAATATTATTCCGCATTAGGGTGTTCCTCCTCTAGATGGTAATTTGTAACTACTACTTCTTTACCATTTTTGAAAGTAATCACTAGAGTGCCGGACTTATTTGAGCGGTAGTAATCTTTGATGTCTTTTCCTTCATAGTGTACTTCAGTAGTACCTTTCATAGCCCAGATGTCCACACCACGTTTCTCTGCTGCTGTTTTCTCTGACTTATCTTTTGGTTTCTCTTCAGATTTACTAGCCGCACATCCAGTGATGGCTCCAACTAATAGTGTACTAGTTAATGCTAAAGCTGCTAATCCCTTTTTCATGTTATTTCCCTCCAACTGCTTTATTTATTTCATCACTTAAGTTAGGCATAGCTATTTTAGATTGAGGTTGCTTTTGCTTCCCTTTACCAAAGTCCATACCATCATTTTCAATCTCTGCAAGTAATGCTCTGTGTGCTTTCTCTTCCGCTGATGTTTGATTACCGGAACCTTCATCAAACTTGTAATCTCGTATTAACTGTCTTGTCCCATCTACAACAAAGCCTAACATCTTATCGTATACACCTTCGGGAGGATTTCGGACCTTATCCGCGTACATACGAAGGAACCCTGCTTTGTACTCTTCGGGATACTGGTTGACAATCAATACCAACTCACAAGCATTCTTCTTACGTACTGAACCTTCCATGTGTTCTGATGTACGAATGATTGCGTTATAAGCTGAACGGTTAAGCTGTGAAGCTGCCCACGTTACTACGTTAAAGTCTTGTGCTACACGTCGAACCTCTTCAAATAGTTTACCACCATCATCAGATTCGTTACCTGTTGCATTAGGGTTACGTAATAATTCTGGGTAATCGATAATCAGTACGTCTACTGGAATCCCTAAACGTAACATCGCATCGGATAGTAATTGCTCAATCTTTGCTAGTGTAATAGTTTGTGGTGAATAACGAGAGAATAGTAAATTACCAAGCTTACCTTTAAGTTTATGATAGATAGCTTGTCTCTTCTTAAACTTCTCTTCATCTAGGTTATCTCCATCGATGATATCCCCACGAGTCTGCGCTAACATAGATTGCTCGAATCGTAGTGTCATACGGTCTTTCTTTTCCTCTAATGCTACATACAGAACGTTATAACCTTTCTTAACGTACATTGTAGCTAGGTTAGTCATGAATAATGTTTTACCAGAACCAGATAAGGCAGCAATTAGCCCTAGCTCACCTTTAGCTAGTCCACCACCATTTAATCTATCTAACTCTCGATAACCTGTAGAAATAGTATTACTTTGGATTGATGATAGGAGTGCTCGTTTCTCCATCTCATCGTAAAGCACGTTGAAGATTTCATTCTGTCCTCCAGTTACGTCTAACGCTTCTACATCTCGAAGGTCATCGATAACTTTCTTCTGGAACTCTTCATCGTCTAGTCTCATAGCAGATTTCTTCAAAATGTCAAGACGTAAATGTTTCTTAATGTAAGCCTCGATAGATTCATCGATTACACTGTCGTCACTCATATCTCGAACCTCATACAGACTTGATACTGTCTCGTAATATGTCTGCTGCTTCTCCGCATCCGCTTTCTGTCTGTCTAGCTTTTGCTCCACTAGTGACAGTAACGTAGACTCAGTAGCAAGAGACGAATTACTCTTGTAAAAATGCTGGATGACTTGAGAAATCTCCACGTACATGTGGTTCTCTTCTAGTGTTGATTTAGGAAGTAAAGGTAAAATCTCCTTTGCAAATGAAGGTGACTCTACCCCTTTCCTAAGTATTTCTTTAATAATTGGTTTCATTAAATCTCCCCTCTCCTAGTATGTTACTACTATATCACACTTTTAAACTAATGTCAACCAAAACCTTGACTTGTTACCCACATTATGATATGTCTACCATGTTCGTAACAATCATGGGGAATACAGTCCTTGTACTCATCATTAAATACAAGTCCCCCATGCCACCAGTCATCGAACATAGTGGCTGCTTCATACGAATGTTTTAGGGCTTCTGCGTACGCTTCTGTATACTTAGCCTCAAATATAATCGCAGTCTCTTTATTTAATTGGTCCATCTGCTCTTCGCTAAGTTCACCAGTAGCCAAAAGTATTACCATAGTTTCATCTCCGCTTCTATAGTAGATTGAATATCGTCTGATATACTTACTTCTTTTGCCAATTGTTCTGCTTTAATCTCATCACGTTTTACATCTAGTTCTGTCTTCTTAATGTTGTACTTCGGTGTATATTCTCCCATGCTAGAAATGAAACTTTCTTGCTCTAGTACAAACGGAGAGAACTCACGCGTAATTGCATCGATATCTAATTGACTGAACTTAGTCACAGGTACCGTGTTGAATCCTACTTCCTTGAATGCTGCATGTAGGTTGTCCCATGAGATGTAATTACCTTTATACTCTTGGATTAAATCTACTAAATTGAAGAAGTTACAATACTTGTCAATCTCAATCATATCGCGTAGTATCTTATTCCACTCTGTCATTGTTCCTTCTGCATTAGGAAGAATGTACTTACCTACAGTGTGACAGACTTTGTTATACCAATCTGTATCTTTGTTAATCGCCGACTTAGGATTGTCATGCTTTGCCGAATTGCTCAGGTCCGCCAAAGTAGTACTAAACATAGCCGACATAAATAGTTCTGTCTTAGTAACATCTCTTGTCCCTCTTGTCAATAGCAATGTTTGTCGAACAATGAAGTCTTTAATCGCACGTTGGGAAGTTTCACTAGTACCTTTCGCTTCCATTGTTTCGCTAACATTATTAAAGTAGTTCAACATGCTTAGACCTTTGTTTGTTGTAGGGGCAAAGAATGCATCGTACTTACGCTCTAATGTGTAATCATTGTAATTCGTAGATGTTAGTGCATATTGACACATGCTGATGATTACATCGAATGCGTACTTGTCATAGTTAGCTGTAGCTTTCCAGTGTCGGAGTTCACCCTTATCACAATACTTAATATGATTCTTGTAAATCTCCATACCTTCAGCAGATTTAAGTGTGCTCAAGTAAGGTAGTGAGTTATTTTTACCACCAAGTCTACCTGTAACAAGTGCATATCTATTCATTTGCGCACTAAGGTACGTACCAATATCAATACCTTCCTCATCACACATCTTAATGAAGTTCTTGAAGTACGTCATTTCTTTAGAACCGAATACACCATCCTTGAACGGTGAGTAGTTTTGATTGATTTGAGGGATTTTACGAGTCATAACAATGTATGAGCTGTCCTCTTTATTCGATTCAACGTTCTTTTCATGACGTTTATTGTGAGATTCGATAGCTAAATAAGCATAACGAGTGTACATAACGGACACAATGTATGCTTTAAAGTCCTCTACTGCTGTAGGTGACTTCTTGAATGTCTCCCATTGAGGAATAACACCTTCAATAATGTCGTTGTTTGCTAGATTGTAAGCACTATCAACAGCACGACGCTTTAATAAATCAGCTTCAATTTGCTTGCTGTTACGACGCTTACGGTCAGTTTTAGGTTTACGTTTTGGAGCCATAGCTAATACTTCACCTTTAATCTCTTCTGTAGTACGTTGCTCAGGTTTTGTACCGTTAACTAAAGATGATTCTTCAGACGTAGCGAACTGAACAAACTCTTGGTTGAACACGACTAATGTCTTTCCTCCACGACCGGATTTAGACTCGACATCGCATACTCCCATCTCCTTTAGTTTGTTTAACTGCGTGCTAATAGTACTAACAGACTTACCGACAAGCTTACCCATCTCAGTCTTAGTCATTAGTACCGTCTTATCGATTGTTGTTTTAGCTATTTCCGTTAACTCAACAAGTAACTGGTGACAGCTAACACCACCGTTTTTAAAGAACGATGTGTTAATATAAATACTTTGGTTCATAGTAGTTTCCATGTTCTCTTCTCCTTATTATTTAGTTATACACCCTAGATAGATTTGTAACATAGACAGTATAGCACACTTGTTTGTAATTGTCAAGATGTTTTGTGAATTGTCTGTAAAAGGACGTATTTAGTTGTGTACAACTATTATAACACAGGATTAAAACTCGAGGTTTTCCTCGTCCATGAACTTCTTGTCAAAGTAGAATTTACCCATAAGCTTGTCCACTACTCCGTGGAAGTAAGCAAAGATAGATTTAGTGAATCGTGTACCAGACTTCATTTTCATAACTAACTCTTTAAGCGCGATGTAACCAATGTGAGCTTCCTGCTCTTTGCTGAATGCTGCTGTTGTATTGTTTTGTAACACTACTCTCCATAGCTCTTCGATTGTTTTCGCTTTAGAGAAATAAGAGTTTGCTAGATTAGTGAAACGTGGATTTACCCAGTGAGCTACAAATTCCGCACTCTTTAAGTTGTTTAATGTATCTTCAGTAGAGATATTATTATTACGTTGTTTATATGTTTTAAATGTATTTGTTTTAAGGTCTTGAGTAGTTGTTTTTTTAGTCGGACATTTAACAGGTGTTTTTGCAGGTTCCTTGTTGGACTTTTCCTCTTTTACGATTGGTTGAATTGTAACGATATTTGATGTCTGTCTCATATCTGAAGGACGTTTCATATCATACTCCTTTACCATACCTAAATCACGAAGACGAATCATTAATCGTTGAATCGTTTTATAGCTAACTTCTAAAATCTTAGACATAGAACGTTTCGTTAAAAAGCTCACGCCGAAGTACTTGCAGCTATGCTCTTTAATAACCATGATAAGTTTCGATAAGTTTTTCTTCATATCTCCGCGAACATCCAACTTCTTAATTTCATCACGGTAAACACGAACTACCTCGTTCATTTCATCTACATTTTTAAATGTTACTAAACTATTATATGTTTCCTCACATGCAACTAACTCGATGTTTGTTTTAGCCATCTGTAACTACCTCCGTTGTTTTTGTAATATAGTACGAAGTATATAATAGAAAAAGAGAAATAGCAACAACTATTTCTCTTAGTAGGACAAATACTATTAAATTTTAACTAGTTTCACATCGAACTTCTCTTCCTTGTAGAGGCGCAAACGCTCTTTACTATGGGATTTTAGTATACGGTGAGTCATGTCGACAAAGTCAAAAATTACAGTTTGGTTTCCATCTACTCCATTGAGACGAAGTCCACGACCGATACGCTGTAGAATCTGTCTCATTGATTTACCACCGTTGAGTAAAACCATACATCCGATTGAGTTGATGGAGATACCTTCATCGATAATAGTTGATGCGACTAAGAAATGCAACTCGTTATTATCAAATCTAGTTAATAGTTCGGTACGCTCTTCCAGTGTAAGGTCACCGTTAAGGAATCCAACTTCGTAACCTTTTTCTTGCAACATTGCGACAGCTCTGTTACCATGTTCAATATGGGTAACCGTGAGAACTACTCCGGCTTTCTTGGCTTCATAGAAAGTAATTGCCATCTTGACACCTAGTCCAGTACGGTAGTCATTTTCTGCAATACCGACTTTGTAAGCTTCCAGATAGTTCTCTGCAAGTTCGATGTTCCGTGGTTCCTTAACCTCTAATACTCGGATTCTAGGTTTAGAAGAAATACCCCGTTGAATCATCTCATCATTTGATACCTTTGCGATGATGTTACCGAACAATGCTTCTAGTCGGTGTTTCATGATTACATCTTTAGGGTCAACAGTACCAGTCAATCCGATACGGTATTGTGCATTTTCCATAGCTAGCACATTGTTGTACCAAGTATCACCTTTCGCACGTTGACACTCATCGGCGATTAGTACGCGTACAGAGTTGACAAAGTCATTAGCCTGTTTCCACTTATCGAAGTTCTTCTTATTCTTCTTCTCTAGAACTTTCTCAAATTTAACTTTGAACCCCATAAGCTCCATCTGTACTTTAGCTTGTGAATACGTATTATCGTAAGCTAGTACTGTAAGAGCCTCTTCAATTTCTAAATCATTCTTCGTTTTAGGCGTCCAGTTCTTCAAGAAGTTTTTAATAAGCGTTTTTGTATTAACTGTTCCAATGAATCTAGGAGCAATGTCTTCACTCATTTTTTTGAACATTCGCTCTTTTGTAGTTAGTGAAACGCCTTTCTTCGGGTCCGATAAAGCAGATGCTAAAGAAGGGCTCATTGCAAATACGAGTTTCTTATCCTTCACATCAAATTTACCCTCACCAACTAATCCTGTTTCTTTAATGTCAATACCCAAACCTTCACAGATAGATGCTCGTGCTTGCTGCAAGATATCTTTTGAGTGAACCATGAAGCATATTCTTTCGTCTCTGTCAAGTAGTGGCTGAAGTATCTTGATTAACCCTGTTGCTTGGAACGTTTTACCTGCGTTCGTAGCTAGGTTGACAACTCCAGTCTGTTCTGCTAGTGACTGTTTAACAGAACCGTATTGATAATCGTGGAGCGTTAATACTTCACCTTTTTTAATAACTGTAATTTCCTCATCGATAGAATCTTGATGGATTAGTGGTGATGGTCTATCATCTTCAATAGTATATGTCAACATCTTTATATATGTCTGCATGTGACGAATACCTTCTAGGAATTTATCAAGGAATCCTGTAGGGAATTTATCGTTCTTCATATCATAGTAATCTGTAATTCCATCCCAATGACCTAGCTTGTAAACTCGTGAGTGAATTGCTTGAGGGTCCTTTAATCCAAGTTGATGATGCATGTAGTCTCTTACTTCATCTTGTAGTTTTACGTTATTCTGGAAGTCTACTGTTGTGTAGCTATTTCCTACCTTAATTATCATTTAACTCTCTCCTCTTCTTTTGTATAAATTAAGTATAGCAGAGTTAGAAATTATAAATAAAAAAGAGTCCACTAAGTAGTAGACTCTTTCATCTTTCTCATCATTTCTGCTAGCTCTTCTTTCATCTTCGCAACATCCTCTAAGTCTTGCTTAAGCTTGATAGAATTGCGTAAATCTTGGTTCTGCTGCTCAATCTGTCTTTCCATCTCAGCGGTTGGTACAAAGACCAACGCGCCGGATGCTGCTCTATATTCTGACATGTTATTCCTCCTATGCTCTTATTCTTTGGATTACAGAAGCAGTTAATTTTTTAACACGTGGTCGAACCAGTCGGTTAGGTGCAGTCAACTCTAGTTTGTAGCGGATTGCCTTATACGTTTTCTTCTCACTTTCTGGCTTACCATCTAACTGTGTATCTAGATTAACAGTGTACACAAATCTGTTAAACTCTTGGTTATCTGGTTCTACCTTGAGATACGTATCTGGGATTTGAATCCACTTGAACGAACCATCTGCGTTAAGTGCACTATCTAGCTGCACGTATGGAGTAACTTTCGTGTTCGATGGAAGACTTGCACTGTATGCTAGAGTCAGTGTATCGAACGGAGCCTCCGGTTGTTCTGTGTTAAGAGATGTGTACGTAGCTTTCTGCTTACTTACGAAGTTAACAAATAGTAAGTCATCCATAGATAGCATTGGTGAGATATATCTATTTGTCTTAAATGTTGCTCGTAACTTCGCCTCTTTCACTAGGAACGGTGTAGGCTGGCTCGCATAGTTTGCTAGAGGTAACCACTCCATGTTGTTAATATTACCTGAGCTGTTTGATGGTAGAACCTTGACTTCCCATTTACAACCTGTGTTGTCTGGTGTTAAATATGATGCCATTAACAGTAGACCGTTAGAGTCGATATTACGCATTGTATCAAACTCAATTGTCGGGTCTTTATCTAAATTGAACTCAGCAGAGTAAACCTTGAACTTCAAGTCTGTCGATTGGTGAACTGACCAAGATACTGCGTTAGATGAACTGAATAGTACGCCGTTAACGTATGGCTGCGATGTTACAACAGTTCCATCTGCGATATTCGTCTCGCCCATTGTAGCTGTCCACATATTGTAGTTCGCACTATCTGTAATGAATACCACACAGTAGTTAACTCCAGCCTCAACCATTAATGGGTCATCTAATGCAATCTTTGTTTCTACTAAACCAGTATCCGACACGTTAATCTGTGTTGGTTTTAATACACGCTCTGCGTACACTGTTCGGTTTGGGTTACCTCCATCAGATAGTCCGCGAATCTGCATGATGATTGGTAGCTTGTCATCTTTTGTTGCGAAGTAAACTCCGATAGATGATACAACACGTGCAGCTGGGAATACGAACGATTGTGCTAATGGGTCATATAACTGGAATGTTACGTGAGTACGTGTAATCGTATCAGTTGTAATTTTAGCTGTTCCCTGTGCAGAGAATGTTGTGATAGCTCGTCCATCACCAATTGGTTTGTTTGGGTCACCTTTCGCATTTGTAATAACTACTTCACGAGTACCAGTACGGATGTTTTGTGGAATCTTAAATGTTCCGCGGATAACACCTTGAGCATCTGCTTTAGCTGTACCAGCCATACCACCAGTGTGACCTGTGTCAGGTGTTACTGCTGCTCGAACACCATCGAACATAATGTAGTAGTCAGATGTTAATGGTGCGAATCCATCTGCTCTAAACTTAACATCAATCTGACGCATGTACTCAATCATCTCACTACGAGTTGTTTGAGCTGAACTCCACATTTCACCTTCCGCTTTATCTGTCTTAGACCAACCAAGAGATGCCTCGTTCCACTGTGCTCCACCTAGTAAGTTCGTGTTATCTACTAACCACTGGTTGTAGTCATTTAATTGTCCGAACTCCCCGTCTCCTTGGTGAGCCCACCAACGGTTTATGTTAGTAGTTGTAAACTCTTCATTGTACAACGTAACACGAGATTCGTCAATCCAGTTATCAGCAGACGGTGTTAATGAGATTGTACCGTTTGCTTGGAATACTTGGTATGGGTTGACGTTCATAGGACTAGTTGCAATGTTCTGAACAATCTCAGCTGTCTCTTTAAACGGTGCAGTAATGATACGACCATTTGCTCCCCATGCTTTAGCGTTTGATTCGTTCTCTAGGAAACTAGGTCGAATCTTTTTGTCATCCGGTGTTTCTGTAGGGATTGTGATATGCGCATCGTCAAAGCTGTAAGATACGTCAGTCAGGTCCTTATCGATACGAGAGAAGTCTGTGAATGGGTCTACGAAGATTCCTCGTAGTCGCAATGGCTCTTGTCCTTTTTGTGCTACACGCTCTAGTGCTAGGACTGCTTGGTTTGCCTCTACATGCTCTAGTCGAGCTTTCATAAGCTGTAGGTCTTCAAAGCGTAATCTCGTTACTGCTGTATTCTTAACTACCGCTTTCTCCGAGTCTGGGTAGATATGAATATTACCTAGCTTCAGTGATAATGGGTCCAAGTTACGAGGGATTGTTGCTTGCCCTTCTTCAGCTGGTTCCCCTTGGTGAACATGTACATTTCCTTTTGCATCTAATGCTACGATATCTTCTCGTGATAGTGTTATCTCGAAGTCGACACGAGTGATAGCATTTGCAATTGGTTGTTCCTTGATGAACGTGATAGTTGTTGTTCCGCCGATACCATTTGCATTAGCCTTGTACGCTTGTGTGTAATCCACTTTATCTGCAAGGATTTTATCATATGTGAAACTTGCTGTGTAAGCTGTACCTGCTGTTGGTCGTTTAGGGTCTGCGATTGTTTTTCCGTCAACTACTTCTCCCGCTACAACCCAGTGGATATATGAGATACCGCCACGAGTAACGAAGTAGTAATCTTGGTTATGCTTATAGGTTACTGTATTTGTTTTTACAATGGAACCTTCACCTTTGATGTTTGTGTATTGGTTTGGTAGTGCATCATCGTCACCTGTAGCAGCTCTTGTCATTGCCTGTAATGGACTTTGATACTGAGATGACATGAAGTTTATCTTATTGACAAACATGCTGTTTAGTACTATAGGTTTATTCGGTTGTGTTGTATAAGTAGAGTTGGTAATAGCGGTAGTGTGTCGCTCTTTTGGTATTTGTATAAGAGTTGTAGATGGCTTCTCTACACGCCAACCATTAACGTGAGCTACACCTTTATCTACTACTAGAGTGATATAGTTACGTGCGCTATTAGCTGGCTCTTCTTTGATATACATTTCGAATCCACTAATCTGATATGAGCCAAGAGTCTCACTATCAAATGTAGCGATTGCCTTATTGACTAAATCGGAATCCGGTGTAACAGCTTTTGTAAATAACTGCCCATCGTCAAAAACATAGATTGTAGTTGCGTTAGGGTCATTATAAGTAAGCTCCACTTTCTCTTCTAGTCTATCAGCACCTTCAGATAAGTAGTTTTCTACATCCTGTGTCAGGTCTAGTAATGATGGGTCCATTGCTGCTGTGATGATTCTAGATGTTAACTTCACACCGATTTCCTCATGACCTGTACCAGTGAATGTCTTTAACTCCTGCTCTTCGAACGTTCTAATCTTACCTGCAAGATATAACTTACCTTTACGAACCTTAATACCCGTAATTGCTGATGCAGGGTCAGTTGTTGCTCGTAGGAATTGAAAGTTCATGTCATCTTGGATGGAGCCATCTTTAAAGATGCTATCACCAAGAGTACCTAAATAGTGATTCTGGATGGATTGCAGCTCATTTAACTCAGATTGTTGTAAGGCTTTGTCACCTTGGAACAGGACCTGAGTCCTGTTCTTAGTGGCATCGAATCTATCATAGTAAGGCTTATCTCTGTAAATGTTTTGAGGCATATGTCAATCTCCTATTCTTTCGTTATTTTTATCATAGATTCATGGATGATATCTAACTCGTCTATGCGTTCTTGTTTGTTATTACCTTCAATATAGGGGATATCGGCACCCTTATTAATCATGATGTTTCTTAACTGAACTGTTTTGTTAAGATTCGTAGGAGTATCAACAAATCGTATGCGTCCCATTGCCCCTGTTGCGTTTGCATTAGCCTGTGTCTTGAACGTGTATCTTTTCCACTCTTTAGTTATGTTATAAAGAGGGCTGTTCTTCTCGTAATAGCCATTAACCCAGAAGAACATTCTAAGGTACATCTGAACATCGTCATCATCTGTTCTCATATCCACAGAGATTGTTACGTCGTCTCCACCTTTGATATCTGTCCACACCTCGTTGTATGACCCTAGCTGAAGGAATGCATCTCTTGGTTCGATACACTTAAGCTCACCGTAACCTTGTGCTTGTGTGTACGTACACTTTGTAACTCGAGACTGACGTGGCATGTTGAACAATGTAAACACTTCGCTGTCTCCATAGGGGAAGTTCGTATCTACGTTACTGTTGATTACCTTGTTTTTGTTGTACGATGGTAGATACTCTGCGATTCTATTAGCTGGAGTAAACTTAGATAGCTGTTCTGGAGTCATTACATCTTGGAATCCGCCTTCCGGATTAACGTTACCGAACTCGCTAATGTACACTCCGCGATAACCCTTGTTGTCTAGCATTCCACCTTTTATGTTAGCTGAGTAATAGATATGGTCAGCTCCCTCTGCGTTTATCTTGTCTTGAGGAATCATGTACCACTCTTTATCAGCGAACTTAATTTTCGGGAATGGCTTAGGAGAGTTAGGATTAACTTTAGCTACTGGTATAATCTTCTCCATTCGCTTATAACCTATTATATCATTATCTACTAATGTATAATATGTGCGGTCCTTGTTATTAGCTAGATACGTAATGAGCTCTTGAGTATCATATAGATGACTTGGTGCGCCTATATCTTCTGGTGCAGGTTTCCAAGGGTCTTTAATATCTTGACCAGCATAGATAGATGGGTAACCTACATATACGTAATCACCGAAACATTGGATGTATATACCAGCTGTCAATGCTTTATACACTGATGGAGTTAAGATAACCCAGTTATATATTCTCCCTTTGAAGTTGGTTACATTGTCTGTACGTTGCCACGCACCGTAATACTGGTTCGGACCTTCGGTAAATGCGGCTTGAATCTCGGTACCTACTCGGTTGGAACCATTACCAAGATTTATAGGCTTAGCGTTAACTAACTCAACATCTACCGCGATTGTTATCGGCTTACCTAGATGAGCTTTAATATCAGGTGATACTGTGTACGATGCGTTCTGGTTCATCGTGTACCTGCTTACTAGGTACTCTTCCGGAGCTTGCTCATAAGGCGGATTTAAGTTTACTTCCGGCTTCTTAATGAGCATGTAGTTCGCGAACTGGAACTTACATCCGGCAGGTATTGATGGAGCCTCAAATCTAGCTCTAGATGCTTCTGTTAACATCCCTGCTGTAAACGTTGTTTCGACATAGATACGCTGCCATTGGTTCGTCGCTTTGGCTACTGTCACACTATTGTTTGGTGCGTACTCCCAGAACAGCTGTACGTCTTTGGAATCTGTAGAAGATAAACCTACCATACGTACGTCTGCGCTTAGGATTACCTTATCTCCCACTTTGACTACATCTCTATCATTTAACGTCACAGTTTTATATCGTAGAGAACCCCAGTTAGCGCTAGTCTCAGCTATTAATCCTCCATTGTATGTTTCGTTAGTAATAACTACTGCATTGTTCTGCCATATGTTTAACCCTTTGTTAGGTTCTGCTGCACCATATTCTTTGCCCCAATCTTTTGTCCATAGTAAAAGATTTCGATTCTCACCTTTTGGTACCGAACTTGGATTAGGTAAAGATAGACCGACACGTAACTCACTATACGTTAAATCAATTGCAGCTCTAGTTGTAGTCGCGTCAGTGTTACGTCCACGTAAAGCTAAGTTTATATAACCGTTCTCGTCGACAATAGAATTTCTCCATTCTACCGGAACGTCTATTCTGTAATCAGCGTTGACAAAGTTTAGCGTGTTGTCTGTATTCATTGTCTTCAGTGGAACCCATCTCTTTTGTCCTACGTTATAATACGACATCTCAAATCCGGAAGAAGTAGTACCGCCTGTAGTTAGTACACCACGGGCAATCATTCTAAAGGCTAAATCAGATAGCAGGTTTTTCGATATCTGTACGCGACCTTGGTGGTCATCTACACCTCTAAAGATATGTGCACCAATGGACTTCTCAATTACGTCTGGTAGATAATACGATGCCATGATAAACGGTGACTGTGTTGGCTTGGTCACATCTTGCTCAACAGAGATGTAAGTCGTGTCACTATTAGTCTGCAACTTATCATAATCGGAAGAAGGTAATGGCTTCCAAGATGCATCATCCGGCATAGGTGTGGTAGCGAATCCAGATGTAGTGAAGATTGTTGTACCACGTTTGAACTCAACACGTGTCGTGAATAAGTCCGTCTTCAACTCTGTTTTCACATCTGTAGCTGTGTGTGGAACCCCTGTTACTGCGATATAGACATACCCATCTTGACAAATGTACTTTTCTATGTTATCTGGAGTTAACACAATTGCATCATTTATCAATCCTGTCTGAGAAGAAATGACAATTGTATCTTTCTGGTCCCAATCATTACTTAAAGCGTCCCACCTACGTGAACTAAAGTACATGCGGTTACTCTCGTTTGCTGTAGACGATATCTTTACTGATACTCTTAGGTTTCGGATAAGACCACGAATATACTCTTGCTTTTCTTTTACAGTAGGTTTGTTGTTAAAGAAGTTAGCACCATATCTATCCGTGAACACTTTGAAAATATCAAATTGCATGATTTGTGATGGGAAAGATAAAAGTGTACTACTAGAAGGTGTGCTTAACTCTACACCATCTGCTGTCTTTAATTTATCTAAATCTGGCTGCTTATACCAGTCTGCATTATTTAGCGCCCAATAGTCACCCTTAACTACCTTCAAGTTAGTAATTGTTACTGTCCCATCCAAGTAGTCAGAACGAACACCAATACCGTTAAAAGGTACGTAAGAAAGAGGAAGATATATTTTCTTTGTAACTCTACCTTTTAGGTTATTCTTGTTAATAGCTGTACTAGAGAATAATGGATATGGGTTAGTTCCTTGCAGTCTAAGTGATGCTCGTGGGTCTATTTCGGCATTAGGGTCTTTAGGTACAAACTCGTAGTCATATGCAACAGTTACCGTGTTGTCATCTGCATCTGCGGATGAACCTGCAACAAATGTAGTAGCGATTGTTGTTTGGTTAGTAAGACCTGTAACGGTATACGTGATAGGTGACTTAGGCACAAGTAAATTAGTACCTCCTATAATGTCTGTAACAGGTACACCAGATAATGGGTAACTTACTGATTGAGCTGGGAGGTTTGTAAAGTTATTAGCATTTAGTGCAGTTGGTACCTCATCATACACGTCTAATCTAGCACCTTTAAGTGTTACTGTCCCAATAAGACCTCGTGTAATGAAGTTAATCCAAACCTTCTCTACCGTTCTATTAGGGTCCATAGTGTAATCAGAATCAATGACTACATCAGAGTAATTAAAATCTGGTAGTGGGTCAATCTTACCTACACCGTATTTAGGGCTATTCGTAGGTAACTCACGACACTGATACCACATGTCAACTCCTGTTGTGTATTTAACTCGAAGTTCCATACCAATCCAGTACTGTGTACTTCCTTCTCCATCTGTTTTTATATGTGTAACATCTTTCACCAAGTTTAGTCGCATTTTAATACGACGTTTGTTAATTAACTTGGCAGTCTCTACAGGTAACTCAATCTGCTCAGATGCAGGGTTAGATGTTAAACTAGAATGAGTACGAGAGATAGTTTTAGTAGCAACATCAGCAGGGAATGCAGTTGTAGTACTTTGTAACGTATTAGTATTTGTAAATACGTTTCTCGGGTTCATTAACGTTGTCTTCTCTGATGAGGATGGTACCATACCGATACCTGCTGGTCTCCACATCTCTAACCAGATGTTTGACTTCGTAGCGTAGTTACGACTTCTAAGAATCTTCGCTTCTTGAATTGAATAGTCAGAACGATTACGGTTAGGGATTCGCGTTAGCTTAGCTGTAATACCTGCTGCTTTAAACTTACGTATTTCATCGATAATCTCAACTGGCACATGCTTAGTGAATCGTACATCGATAACCGCTGATGTGTAGTAGCGACCTAGTAAGTGGTCAGGTCCATTTAACTTAGACTTATTTAAGAAGAATACGTTTTTAAATGGTTCGTAGATTTCCACATCTGCTTCTGGGTCATCTAACCATTTCTCGATAGCATCTTTAATTGAGCCGATTGTTCCGCGCTCTGTTAGAATCCAGTTAATGATACGACGACGGTAGTCCTCATCTGCTTCATTATCTTTACGGAATACACCGAAGATATCTCCGTACTCATCTAACCACTCTCCTGTAGCAGTCTCTAGGTTCGCATCTGTTATTAATCCCATAGCGTCCTTCTCTGCATCTGTAAAAGCGTCCTCTATAGAAGTAACGACAGCTGTATGGCTGTCGTTAACCTTCCCTAACATTGATTTCCAAAGTGGATGTAAATATTTAATAAAACTCATATATGCCCTCCTATTTCAAGTTTACTTTGACTACACCTGCTCTAATTATCTCGCTACCTTTTGTTAATAGATTTGAAGGTGGCTTCTTATAAACGATGTCGTAAACTAATCTTTTATCTACATCTTTAATTATACAAGATAAGTCCGTCATGATGAGGTCTTGGGACACCTGCATACCATTTAGATAGTTCTCGATAGCAAATCTGATACGGGTGTTTAATGCATCCGTAATAGCTGCTTTTGGTTCGATGATTACGTCTACATCAACATCTACGGCTAATCGTGTTACAGGTTTTACATCTACTCGGATACCCGCTGCTCGATAGTTTTCTAGAGACTTCTCAATAGCTGTCTTAACGTTATCTGGAAGGTCACCATTGTTATCATGCGCATATACGTTAACCTTACCTGTGAACTCTTCGATGTACACTCCAGATACTGCTGGTACTAATCGTGTTCCGTACTCTAACGCTGGTTTCGTAGCCTTACTTAATGACTCGATGTATTGACGGAAACGAGAACGTAACAGTTCTAGTGGCTCCTCATCTTGACCAGTCTGTACCGCTGATTTATTCGTAGACGATTTGATATTCGTGATAGGTGTAACCATGATATCAATCGCATTAGCTGGAACGTTACCGATTGTTCCGGATTGCGTACAGAATACTTGTACGACAGCTGTGACTGCTCCTTGAGGAATGTAGTAGTCTTCTAGAGTCTCATACACATTCGCATACTCGGGGTAACTAGATGTGAATCTTGTACCTCGAGGTATCGGCTGGATTACTTGTGTCGGATTGTTAAGTGTAATCGTAATCGGTGTGTATGCTTTCTGTGGTAGCTTACGTTCGAACCCGAAAGAGCTGTATACGCCCTTAGAGATAGCTTCTAATAGATTCTCCTCTGTCATTACATAGAACGCCTCTAACTCCGTTGCAACGGCTTCGTAGATAGCTCTAATTGCAGAACCGACTGAGAAGTCATTTATCTTATCGGTAGATGTTAAAGTCTTGTCGACCATCTTTCTATAAATTTGACTCATACTTTTAAATTTCATGTTGACCTCCTAGTTTAATAGTGATATGATACCACTAGTGTTAGCACTTACGGCGAAGGTAAAAGCTTCCTCTGTCGTAATTGTATATATTGACATTTCTACTGTAAGTGTGTTACTATCAAAACTGTTAGCACCTCGCTCTACATGCTTTACCCTTCCATCAGTACGAATACAACGCTCTATCTCATTAACCGCACGTAATGCAACTTCTTCGGTTTTCTTACTACCCATGATATCTGATAACACGGAACCATAGTTAGGGTGATTTAGATAGCTGCCCTTAGGTGTTAATAGTCGTATCAGTAAAGATTGTTTTAGATTCTCAATACCTCTACAAATCTTCAAGTCTTTCTTATAGCTTGTACTAGCAGGATGACTTACGTCCCATCCATTTCCGTTAAACCCCAATATCTCTCCGTCAAAACCAGCAGCTCCGTTATCATCTAAAGCTGGTAGAACATCGATGTCCATACCCAATGTGATATCGTAAATGTTAGCTGTATTAAATTTGTCACTGTATCTCATAGATGTTAACACTGTAGCTCGGTTATCATCATTAACTGCAAATGTTAATGTGTCACCTACAGTTAGTAAATGTTCCGGATTCTTCATCTTCTCAGCCACCGTATTTACTATGTACGGATATCTGAGTTTATTAAACTCGGCTAACTCTCTCCATCGTTGTGCATCACCTAATTTGTGTTGTGCGATAGATTGTAGAGTATCACCGCTTGCAATTATCTTTTCAATGTACTGTGCCAATTATCGCACCTCCATTCCGAATGTTGTCATTGATTCTACTTGATTCTCCATATAACCAAACGATAGTTCAAAGCCTCTAAATGCCTCAATCATGTGACGATACTTACGCTCAGTTGATAGGTAGTCTGTAATGTAGTTTACATTCTCTCTAACTCGCATGAAGTCTTTTCGTGTTAAGTATGAAATGTCAGAAGATTCGCTCTCTAATGTGTAGAGGATAGCAAATGCTTCTAACACAGTTGATACAATGAGTGTGTACATCTTAGAGTTCGTACTAGCTAAGTCAGAGCTTCTAGTCAGTGCTACTACTGTCTTCTCATCCACGTCTAATGTATTCGTGGCTATTTGTTCTGCTCTAATCTTCTTCAGTACTAACATTGCTACAGCTGATAACGCAAATGTAGGCGTGTACAGTTCAGATTTGAACATCGGTGCATCGTTCATTGTATTGAATGGAATCACACCATTTTCCATTGGATATACTCCAGAACAGAATGTGACTAACACATCCGGTTTAGATTGTACTTCTTTCATATTAACTCCACCTTCCGTAGTAACCTATGCTATATCCAAGTCCAGTCGTACCGAAGTTGTACGCACCACCATTAGATATCTGCGGATTTACTGTGGCATTATCATTCTTTGGATTGTAACTTCCTCCGTTACCTTTATTATACACGTCATCTCCTACAGAGCCATCACCAGACGGTCTAGTTGGGATAGGGACACTTGTCTCTCCATTAGGGAATGGTGTAGGTAGTTTAGGATAGTTCGGGGATGGTCGATAGTTACCGGAGTCTGGTAGTGTTGGGAATTTGTTACCAATCTCTGGGTTTACTACATCAGCATCTGCTGGTTCTGATGATGCTCGTATGATTATGAACTTCATACTATATCGATATAGTAATGGTGACTGCGCATCCTGTGAAATGGTAATACCTTCCGGTGCTAGTGTTACGACGTGACTTTCATCATTCGTAAAGTTATGAAAGAAGAATTCGTTTTTAGATAGCTTACCGTTACCACCAGTAGCTGAGAAGTCTGCAATGAACTTCTTCATCTCTTTAATCTTATTAACACCTCTGTCAGATGATTGACCTGTAGGATTGAATCCTGTTGTACCGGAGATTGTTAGTGTAGGGATATCATCTTGGAAATCCTCTACGATAATACGACTCTTTGTTTTTAATGCTGTCGTTCTATGTGGTCGCGCTTCTTCCATTGACTCGGGGTTTAGTGCGAATCGGAATGTTCGACCGCCTACTTCAAAGGCGATACGCTGTAGTCTAGATTTACCATTAGCAATAGTCATTTAGTTTCCTCCCTTTCTCGTTTGTAATATAGCAGATAAAGAAAAAGAAGGGAGCTATTCGCCCTCCTTCTCTCCTTCAGATTCTTCAGTTGGTTCTGTCTTATTCTGACTAGCGTTATACATCTCAATCAGGTTTTGGTTCTCCTCCATCAACTGTCTCACTAGCGCCTGTGCCACTAGGTTCTCCTTCGTTAGTTCCTGTACCTTCGCTTCCAGTACCATCAGGTAATACTTGTCCTGTACTTGAATCTGTTTCTCCTGCACTATCTCCATCTCCTTCTACATTCGGATTAGTCGTAAATTTATACCAGTCTAGAGCTAGAATCTCTTTTGTAGAATTAGACATCATGATAGCTTAGTTCATTCTAATCAACTTCGTATCTAGCTCGTCCTTATATGAGATAATCATTTCGAATAACTGTATGAATTCTTCCCTTGTATGAGTTACTACACCGGAGTCCTCCGTGAACAAGTCTACTGATTTCTTATCTGTCGTTTGCATTAACACACGAATACCAATCATGTCAACTTGTTTCTTTATCGTGATGTCGTACATTCGAAATGTTTCTGGATGAAAGAATCCTGACTCTAGGACCATCCGATGTATCTCTTTGGTCTCTGCAAGTTTAAGAGATTTGTGAACATGTAGAATCATGTCCATGGTTACCTCGTTAAATGTGATACCAAAATTGTTAGCTAGGTCCGATACAATCATATTCTTAAATTCGTATGGCAAGCTTTCATAACCATTGTACAAAAGCTGCTCTTCATACGGTCTATTAAAATTCACTTAAATCACTCCTTATCTTGGGTATCTTAGTGGTGGTACTGATGTTAGCTCATATGGGTCGGCTTTATATGTCGTTAAATAGAATCTCATTTCACCTAGAACTACCTTTTTAAGCTGTGCTCTTATTATAACCCATATCTTCTTCTCGAAATCTATCGGGTCCATCGTGTCTACTGGGTACATGTTAACATAAGGTGTATCTGTAGGTACGTACGACCATCCGTTAAAACGTTGTAGGAATCCTGCCTCCATCATATACACATTGTATTGTGAGAGAACTGTACCATCGTAAGCGTACATATCTGCTGTTAGTTTTGCCCATGCATCTTTAATTGTAGACTTTCTGTTATTATAATCGAACGGCACCTCGTAATACTTCTTTAATTCTGTCATTTTGTTGCCTCCTCTAATTTTGTAAGTCTTGCATTTGCTTCTTGAAGACCTTTCCATAGAATACTAGACATAGCATAATCTTTGATTGCAGTATCATCATCATTTGTCATAAGACTAAGGGACTTGTTTATAAGAACACCAATATCTTTTTTATCTGTATTATGGTTAGGTTGTCTATACTCCTTTTTATAATCATAGGAGTATACCTTGTTACTGTTGATGATATCAGTCGCGCTGATATCTAATAATTCTAAGTTTTCCTTGTACTCTGGTCTAGATGGGTTAGCTCCTGCATTGTTCGAGAATATATTCTCGAAGTAGGCAGTCATCCTTCCACCGTTTGTTGAGTTGGTGAATGCCATTGCGCCGTTTGGTGCCATATTAGATGCGTTTTTATTCATTTTGTAGTTAACTCCACCAAGTGTAACCGTAGTTATGTTAGGGTCACTATCTGCTAGTAAACTAACAAGTATCGCTGCGTTGAACCCTGTTGCTGATTTCTGGAACACCCCCCATGTATTTTCCGGTCTAACTCCGTCTTGCGCCTTGATATTACCAAACTCGTCATCGTACGTACCATAAGGGCTGTAGGAGTAGAACTTACCCCCCAATCGAATATCAGGAAAGTTACCTACCTGAGACAGGATAGTCTTGTCGTTCATCATAATTCTATCATCTTTTATCCTAAACGAGACGTATTGATTGTTCGCTGCTGCGGGGTTGTTCTCTGCACCAGTTTTAGGGAACAGTAATACCTGTGTCTTGACATTGTCACTAACATATGCTGAACCTGTTACCTGTAGCTTGTTCTCGCCATTACCTGCGATAGGAATCATGTTAACACCTAGAGACTGGGTCTTAGCATCCATGAAGGCAATAGGAGTACCTTTGTTTAGTATAAAGCTTCCTTTTGATGCGGTTGTTGATACATCATCCTGTATCGTAACTTCTATTTCATAAATTTTGTCTACGTCAAACTGAACGTTAGCTAGTACTGCGGAATATGTTCCATTGCTAGCGGTTAACTGACCTAGAGTAGCAAGCGGACCCCACGTAGACGAACCTAGTACTCTACTTTTGTATTGGTACGTAGATATCTTGTTCATATTCGTTGCGCCTATTAGAACGGGAGAATACGCACCTGTAGCAGATATCGTTGTCGATATTTCGAAGTTGTTCTTACGCATACCAGTTGCAGATACCGACGGTACAGAATAAGGTATCATCGATATAATTCTATTTATCGGTGTTGACATTCCCCTTGAATCTACTGCGTTGATGTTACATGTTGTATTTGCCGCTGCATTAACAATACCATAGTTTACGATTAGGTCACCTGTAGCAGGAAACTGGTATGATGATGTTACACCATTTATGGTTACATCGTAACGAACGATACTAGCACCGAATTTAGCTACTGCTTTACTTGCTGCGGGTACTTGTACCTGTACGGTGGATTGACCTTGAATGATGTACGCGTTGTTTTTAGTTACCCCTACTGTTTTTGCGTTCGTGTCTCTTATCGTAGGTATACCTGTAAAGTCTGGGTTGATTCCTGCCATTCGTGATATGTTAATACTACCATTAGAGAATGCTGGCATAACAGTATTACTATTAAGAACAACGCCTTCACACATCGTGTCAACCTGATAAGTTACGATTCTAACCACTCTATCGGGCATAGTGTCTGTCGCTATCTTTTCCTGTTCAGCTTGAGTAAATGTTATATCGAAATTCTCACTAACACTATTGTAAATCTTTCTAAACTTTGCTTGCTCAGGTGGAGGTGGCGAACCATTCCCCCCATTGTAACTCATGTGAACACAGACATGGACTCTGTATTGAAGTCTACTGTCATATGAACCTACCCTAGCTCTTATAGTTTCATTGACAAATAGCTCCGGACATGCTATGAACCCTAAGTTAGGTCTATAGTACCTTCCTTCTGGACCCCACTTTTTACCACCTACCTGATTTCCATTAGCATCGTAGGTTATTGCAGTTGCCCAAAGTGCCATCTCACTCCTATTACCTAACGTTTGTGCTAGTTTCTGTCGAAGAGCGGGTACAGCACTGTAATACGCTCGTGAAGCTACATTTGTCTGTGTCTCTATTAACACATCTTGGTTGCTTGCATTCTTTGCCCACAATTCAACTGTGTGACGAAATGTACTATTGTTCACATTCAAGTCAATCCAGATATCATTCGGTAATGTTGCAGACGGTTGTGATGATACAGTACTCTCTCGAGCTATCTTATCTGCTACAACGTCTCCCCCGTTATTGTGTAAGGAGAATACATCCGAGTCCTTACCTACCGATAATCGGAAACTTAAATTACCACTAGCATCATGAGCTTGTTCCCATGATGTACTAAGTACCTGTGTACCTATTCCTCCGTTAGGGTTTGTAAATGTAAAGTACTGTGTGTTTCTTGCTTGCTCACCGAATGATGAGTATAGCATAAAGGTAAATGTACCTTTTGTTGTGTAACCACTATTTGTACGATAGAAGTATACCGAAACGTTAATCTTACTAACGTTTCGGTCAGGGACTGACCAAGCGTCCCAATAACATCTACCTTCTACATAGGGGTTCGTTGTACCTATTACAAAAGAACCACTTGCCATTGAATAACCTCCCTAGTAGTTAGAAATAAACGCCCATCCTGCGTTGTTAGGATTCTCAACACGTAGAATCTTAATCGGTCCCATGTTTATCTCATTTTCGGCTCTTAACTTTTTAGTCCAAGTTTCATCACCGTCGAGTCGGAATATCTCTTCCGGTTTACCGTCTCGGATGTAATAACCTGCGAAACGTTCCGGTGTGATGACTGTGTACCCTATTTCTGTACCATCCTTGTCAACCTGAGATACGCGGATACCGTTTAAGTTCATACGAACGTTCGTGTTGTAGTTCTCCCCTGTAGACATTGTCCACTTGATGGGTTTTTTCCCTATGTTAACCATTATACCAGAAATCTGTGCTACGCATTTAGGAGCGGCAATTAACACCAATCGAACCTTACTCTTTGTTGGAGTAAACTCGAAGTAAGAAGGCATAAAACCACTGTGCTTAATACTACTGTTATCCGATATTTGACCACCTTGGATAGTCACCCAGTCATCACTTGATGTTGGGTTTTCTTTCTCTGTCTGCTGGATTAGGATATTGAATCTGTAGTTACTGTCTCCTGCATTCATCTTCTGTAAGAAATAACTTATCGTGTATGGTTGGTTAGGGATAACATTAAGCACTTGAGCTATTGCTGTCCAGTTAGTGTTCGGTGATTCGTTAAACATGAACCCACTAGTGAACCCTAATGCGTCTAGTGCGTTAGTCTGGATATTAACTGGCTGATGGTACGCTGTGTTAATCATATCGTCCCAGAAAGTGAACGTCTCTCTATTTAATTTAGCACTCATCGATTTATCGAACCCGATAGAGTTCTTAACGATATTCATACCGCCGGATGAATAGAATGCAGCTGTCCATTGTCTGTCTAACTGTTCAATCTCAGACTTTTGTACATAAGGAGTGAAGTCAATATTTTTCATCGCTTCTTCTAATTCACGCTTACGCGCCTCCTCGCTACTCTTTAACTCATCCTTAGTCGCTAAATCGGTAAGGTCTGACTTATCTGCTTTAGCTTCCACGTCTGCTACACTTGCTTTATCTTGTAGACCTAACTCATACTCACGAGAACTAAATACAACACTTTTGATAGAGTCTGTCTCTACTTTCTGCTCTGCGTTAGCAATACGTCTCTCAAGAACAGGTATAAGGTACCTAGTATCCTCTTGTGCAGTCGCTAAGTTAATACCGTACATAAATGTACCGTCTTTGTCATTGAATGGTGGTGTCCAGTCTACGTACGTATAACGGACTACTGTAGGTGATACTTTCTCTGGGTCACCTATTAAATCGATAGCTCCTGTGAACTGACATGTAGAATCGTATGGTAACGCTAACTGATATACAACTTGCCACTGTTGACTTGTTTGTTTTGTTCTTATAGGTGCAGCGACTTCAACTGGGCGTTTGTATTCTCCTGTAGAAGCTAGTACTCCTTTATTCATAATCGCTTGGTCCTTTTGAACGTAACCGATTGGAGTGAAGTTAGGAGCTGAGTTATCGGAACCAGAATAAGGGTTGAACGTGTACGTTACAACACCTCCTGTATTTTTCTGCACTGGCTCTCCTTGAAACATTTTCCATCCTCGCATAAAGAACAACACTTCTTCGCTCTTTACTTGGTATGCTGCTGCAACGTTCATTTCTTTAGCAGATACGAGGAATGACATGTTCGCATTAGCAAAGTCAACTTTGAACTGGTTGTACTTAGTAAAGTTACCAGATGCCAATCTTTCTAACTCTAAACCTTTACCATTAGCTAATCGAACCGTACCATTATTAGCCATCGGTCTACTAGCGAAGTTATTAAGCTGTACTTGGATGTATCGCTCTGTAACTCCGTTCTCATTAGGAAGTTGAACGTTTTGGTTCTGGATAGCAAGAGAGAATCCAGTATCTAACAGCATGTCTGCGAACTTGTTGGTTTTAGTTGGTGTACCATCCTCTGTCCAATGGAAGTCATCATAAACCGAACCGTTACCGTGGAACACTTCTTGGATTGTCATGGATGAACGAGCTGTATCTGGTGTTCCGTTCTTAGCTGTGTAGAACGTAGGCATTGTTACACCTGCAATAGCTCTGTTACGGTTAAAGTACAGATACTCACCATCAGCTCTTAACTCTGTAGGGTTTGTAGAGTACTCGACAGTCTCCAGTGTAGTGTTCGTTGTTAACATGAAATTAGTTACTGTTACAGTACCTACCACATTGTCTAAACGCAACTGCAAGTCTGTTATGCCTGAGCCGTTACTTTGGGCTATGTTTCTATCCGCTAAGTAGACACCTGACATGTTACTTGGAGAGAATGCTACAGGAGTTGCTATCTGTGTCCAAGGTGCTCCACCTAATTGAACATACATTGTACCTTGTACAGGGTTGTTTCCATCCTGCGCGATTGACCAGTAATACCCACAAATGAACTTACCAGTATTGATTAAGTCTAGTCCATCTTGTTTAATCGTAAATGGTTTTACTGTCTGGTTTGTTGAAGCTGCGCCATTACCTTTAACCTCTACCTTGTTTGCTGTTCCATACGCGTAGTTCACACCACCAACTTGCAAGTTATTTTTCGTGAAACCTTTGAAACTAGGTAACGCGATTGTTGTTATCGGTGCAGAAATAGATGTAGTAGGGACTCGTAGGTCAGTTGTTGCGTGTTGACCTGTCTTACTGATGTTCTTGATTTCCGTATTTACATCTTCGATACGATTATCTGTGTAGTCTTTCTGTTTTTGCTGTACAACTACTGTTAACGATGCATAAGCATTCTCGTAATCTGCCCACGCTTTGTCCCATTCTGTACGCTTAACATCCATGATTACATCAGAGGTAGTATCCCATGGGTACACTGTGTTTCGACCAGCACCTGTTTTAAGAGCTCTCAGGTACGTTCTAAGTGCGTCGTAAGATGTAGTTAAGCTTTTGTATGCTGCATCTTGGTTCGGGTCCACAGCGATGTCTCTAGCCTGTTTACGTAAAGAGTAGAACTTACCTTTGCCCCATGTGTCTGCATCTAACTGAGCTGATGTCTTCATGTCCTGCGTGCCAAGAAGTGACTCGCCTGTAATGTCTGCTAATTTAGTTTTAACTAATCCACGCTCAAAACGAGTTAGGTAGTTATCGCTTCCAAGAGCATCCATGTTCCAGTTGGTGTTATCTGAGTCACGCTTTGTATCTTCTGGAGCTGGAACCCAGTCAGAAGGAATAACTCCTTTAACAACCATATGAGACTTAATTTCTAGTTGTCCTCCGGCTCCGATGTCTGTGAAACTCGTCGGCTCTACTCGTACGTGCTTAGATGTACTGTTTGGGTCATTTGCAGTATCTAGGAATAATTGTGTTACAGGGAATGTACCCCATACCATCTTCCATTGCTGTGTTGCGCGCATCTGTACAGGGGCTCCAGTTACTGGTTTACCGTCTGTCTCTTTATCTTTCATTTCGAAACCGATTGTACCAGTACCACCATCGCGATTATCTGTTACATATAATCTAATAGGTATGCCTTTATCAGGGCTTGTTCCGCCTACTGTTCGTACATAACACACGTAAGTAACCATATCCCCCACATCTAATAGACCGCTGCTAGCGAGCTTACTAGATTTGTATTTCACTCCGCCCCATTGACTTTGCGTATAAGATATCCATGTATCTTGATTCGTAGCATTCTGTGGTGAAGGTTTAACTCCTGTCTTAGGCGGCGTCCCTGATGTGTCACCTGACATAACCCATGCGCCTGATATATTACCTTGAGGTGTCGAGTTGTTAGGGTCTGTTGGATTATTAGAGTTCTGTGCGCCATAGTCACGAGAACCGATTAATAAGTTACGGATGTTAACATCGAATCTATTAATCTCTACCCATTTGTTTTGCTGCCACATCCACACGATACCTGTTCCGCGGTCGTACCATAAAGCACCTTCACGTGGATTTGTTGGCTCAACGTTACCTACTGTGATATCTTGGATGTTCGCGATTGTAACACTACCTGTAGCTACTGGAGGGTTCTTGTAGTCACAGAAGAATGTTGCTCTATCAATTACGTCAGCAGCATTAATGTTGAATGAGCGACCTACATTTTTGTGAGCGTTGTTCCAAGTTGTATCCGCTGCTGTGTTATTAGAAACACGAGTCCATATGAAATCAGCAACAGCTACTGTACTTGTTACGTCTTCAGTACCTTTTGTAATCTTAGCTGCTAGCGTAGAGTTAACTCCACCATTTACGAATATCAAACCGTTAGATGATGTCACTTCTACCTTGTATGGTAAGTTCTTAACTGTGTTATCAATCTGAGTTTGGAAATCGTCTAGTGCTGTAGCTGTCTCTTCTTGTGTCTTTTCTATCTTCGTGTTCAAATCAATGAACTGCTGTGTCACTTGCTCAGAACTAACTTTGATAGATACCATGTTATATAGATGAGTGATTACTGCACTTTGGTGTAATGACTCTTTGTTCGCGTAGTTCACTGCGTTCTCGAATGCATCAACAATACGCTGTTCGTAACTAGCATCAGCTGCTTTATCCATCTCCGTTAACCAAGAAGTTAGGTCATTTAGGTATGTTTCTGCGGCAGTTGAGATGTCCTTTTTATCTTGTGCTGTTAAGTTACCATCTTGGATAGCTACCATCACAGTCGTCTTCAGTGCAGTGTGGTCAGAGTTAAGTTTATCGTACCACTTCTTCACAGCTACTTTCTGCTCATCTGTCAAGAATGGGTCCAGCAGTATCATCTGTGCAGCACCGTCAAGAGATGCTTTCTTGTTATCTATGTCATCTAATAATTTCGTAATTTGCAATTTGTTAGCATCCGTTATAGGATTTGTGTTAACATCATTAGCAATATACTTTACTAGTGCCTCAATAGATTTTTGTAGATTATCTTTACTTGTACGAGCACCGTCTTTCATGTCTTTAATCTTAGCTTCAATCTCAGCAGTGTCGATGAAGTAGGTGTCTTTCTCTACTTTTGTTTCAAGACCGCCTTCAATCTCAGACATTGTAATTTTTAGTAAAGAGAATTGATTATTAATCTGTTTTATGATATTCTCTAACTCAGGGGATATACCTCCACCAGAACCACCAGAACCGATTGGCTTACCATTAACCATTACACCCTCATCAGTAATCTCCATTTTCGTCTTAGGATTCTGTAACACTACGTTACCGTCCTTTAAGATTTCGATAGAAGATAGGTCGCTAGATTCTTCTTCTGGATTCTCCGTATCATTCTTCTTAACGATTGAGTAAGAGCCATCTGGTTTTAGTTCTTGGTACGTAATACCTCCACCATTAACATGACGAGAACCTAATCGGAACGTACCGTCTGCTTTCACGAAGAAAGTTGTACGATGGTTGTCATATACGCTTTGGTGAACGTAAAGTACTGTTGGTGCATCAGGAGATTCTGGTTCGATAAGCTCTCCATTCGCATAACGAGAATGTGGAAGGTCCATATAATCGAAATGCGCATCTTGTACGTACATGTTCTCTTGGTCACGGTCTGTCGAAATCAAGAACGTCTTACCAGAGAATGTCACTTCACGGTTACCTCTACCATCGACATTTTCATAAGTCATTGATGGATATAGATTGAAAGTGTTCCACAGTTCTTGCTGGATAGACTCAATTGAATCATCTGCTGCTGTGAAGTCTGTACGTGTTAATTGTTGTTGGTCATCGGTCTTACCGTAGATGTTGATTACGATTGGTGTGTCAACCTGACCATCGATGAAACCGATTAGTACACGCGTACCTACAGTTACTAATGTAGTAGAACCATAGATATTACCATTAGCTGTACGTCCAGACATATGAGTTGGAAGCATAGCTGAGTACTTACCGTTATCGTTAGGGTTTTTAGCTGTAGAGTTGTTTTCTCTTACCGTGATAACGTCAACTGTATTATACTTATAGTTAACTTTTACGACATCAGCAAGAGAGAGAGTAACAAGATTGTTACCCTCCTTGTATTTACGTTTCATTTCTTTACCGAGTTGTGATTGGAATCTCATTGTTTCTAAAGGTTCAAATTCTACCATAAAGCTACTACCTCCTCTTTTTTATATAGTATATCACAGTTATCCGACAAACCGTTTTACGTGTCCTTTAAACACTCGGTCCCAGTACGAACTACCTAAGTCCTCCTCGGTAATTCCTTTATCCTGTGAACCTATGAATTTACCGTTTCCTGTGTATATAACTATGTGTCCATCAGTCTTGTACGTGTCAAACCATATCAAGTCTCCTACCTGCATCTGAGCTTTAACTTGTGCCTTATCGGAGCCACGTGAACCTATCGTCTGGAGTCGGGAATCTGTTTTAATCGTATCTGTTGTCATCCCATGTTCTCCACCTTTTAGGTCGACCCCATTTAGATTGAATATCCACCAGATGAATGATGAGCAGTCGGTCTTGATTGGAGATTTAGTGAACGGGTTACCACCGGAACGACCACCACCGAATACATATACAGATGGTTTCGTTGTCATCTCTTTCGCGATAGCTACTGCGTTCATTGCTGCTGGTCCACCTGCAACAACTCCACCTGTGCCTCCCGTATTCCCTCCTTGTCCTCCGTTAGCCATTTGTGCCTCTCGAGCAGCTTTAGCTTTCTCTAGCAATGTAGCTAAAGTATCCTCACCTAAGTAACCACCTTTGAAGTCTTCGGATTTACCCCATAGGTTAGTGAATCTGCTAGCTCCTCTGTTTTGTAATCCGCGAGTAACACCGATGATAGTTGAGTACCCATTCGTGTAACTGAATTCGTGCTGTATAGACTCAATGTAGAACTCCCACTTCGTCTCTTGCTCGAAGTCTTCGTAGTATAGTTTTGCGCCAACACGGAAGGCTGGGTTACCTAGAACACGAATATCTCCGGAGTAGAAGTTAGGATTCTCACAATACCAGTTATACAGTCTGTCAGTGAATGCTTTTAGCTTTGTACTATCTGCTGATTTTTCATTGTTATTTGACTGGTTGACATCTCCAGTTGCAGATGATATAATCTGCTTATACTTATCCGGATTAAACTTCTCATCCGCAATCGCATCGATGATATTGTTTGTCATAGACACAGTCATTGATGGGAATTGTGCCTTCAGAGAAGCAGACATCTCGGACTTCTTCTTACGGATAGTCTCCTTATCCATGAAACCTTGCTGGTTGATGTACAACAACAGTTCATCATAGGTTGGTTGCTTAGCAGTATTCCCCGTATTGTTAGCGGCGTTACCAGTGTTCACATTACCGCTTTGTGCTTTGTTAGTAGATAGTAAATATCTGTTAGAGGCATCTAGTCTCTTGTATCCGTACTTCTTAATAAGTTCCGGATGGAAACGAGGATATACCCCTAAATCTAAACTAGTAAACTCCGCGATGTTTGGTGCATCCACGCAATAAACTGAGAAAGCTTCGTTATCATTTCTACTGTAAGACTCCTGCAATACGATATCACTCGTTATCTCATAAGAATGTAAGGCTTCCCATTTGTCCTTATCGAATGGTGTTGGTCTCATTAATGCAATACATCGACCATCTTTAGTAAACTCGAAGTACAGCTCATTAAATGGTTTAGCTACAATGTCTTCTAAGAACTGTCTCATAGAACCTTGGTAGTTTACGAATGGTGATGGGTCTTGTAATGATTCATCAGTTTCCCAGCTCTTAAACTCATGAGTGAAATAGTCTTGTAGACCTGTTCCATTTGCGAATTCATATTGCGCATATTTATACAAGAATCTATCCATTAGCTCGTTACCTATTCCTGCTGCATTGTTACCAGAGAACTTCAGACCTTGTTCTGTTCCATCAGGTAACCATCCGATATCAGGGGAAATAGATGCGAATTGTTGGATTACACCAACTTGGAAATTGATTAGTGCTTTCGTCATTGCTTGTCCTGTTACACGATAGACAAGTGTACCGTTCGCGTACTCACCGTCTTTCTTGATATCTGATATAAGTCCAACCATTATCCACGGGTTGTCTGGAACTGCATCAGTCACATCTGGAATCGCTTTGATACGGATTAGGTCGTTCGGTCCGATAACTTTATCCCACTTATCTTGTGCCGTTACAATTAGCGAGAAAGCTGGGCTATCATCTGCCATTGCATTTTTAGTAGATAGAGATAGGATTGCATTGTCAAAGTTCTTTGTCGTCAATGTTTCTCCTGTATCATATTGGATTTCGTAAGTAGTTTTTTCTGTAATTAAGTCAACCTCTATACGAGGATATCTAGCAACTATTGTAGTCATGTATTTTCCTCCTTTTATATACTACTAATATAACAGAAAAAGGATGGGTGAGCTATGCCCACACCACCCTATTAAGCTATTGTCATCTCCCTAGAATAGAATCCTAACAAGCTTCCAATATCTTTTCCTGCCTTCTTCATATCCGAGCTATTCTTCAGCTTATCGGATACTTTCTCATCTCCTCTCACGTTGACGTTAATCGTTGCTTGAACATTACCGCTACCGCTTCCCTTAGGAGCACCAGCCATGATAGAAGCAATGTTTGGAGCCCACGTAGCATTCGTTGCGTAACCTGCTGCTTTCATCTTGTCTAACGTGGTATTACCTTTACCATAGTACTTCTCGGATATCCACTTAGCCCCACCCATGATTCCTTTTTCGGCAGCCGAACCTGTTCCGTCTTTGAATTCATAGGCACTTGAGTACGGACTGTCATCGAACGCGCCAATACCAAAGAAGTTACCTTTATCTCTAGCAATCTTAGAAGTACCCCATCCAGACTCTTCAGCTGCGTGAGCAACTAAGTAACGAGGGTCTAGACCGTACTCTTGTCCTGCTTTAAGGAATGTGGCACCCATACCTCTCATCATAGAACCTTGAGGGGCTTTCGAGTCAATCCATTTGTCAAGGTCTTCTGCTGTCAGGTTTTGGTCTGTAAATCCTAAGTCATGCTGCTGAAGATTGCTTGAAGACCACTTCTGACCATCTGCTAGGAATTGTAACTTACCTCCACCTGTGAAGCCGTTTATACCACCAGCTCCAGCAGTTCCGCCTCCACCTACTCCCATTATACCATTCTGTGCTCTAGCCTGTGCAAGAATCTGTTCAGCTCGTGTTAATACACGTTCGTACATAGAAATGTTTTCACGTTCGTAAGATAGATTGTCTCCTTTCTTAGATTCATTGGCTTTCTTGGTATTCGTATTCTCCTTATCAGTCATTGTCTGGATTTGATTCTCTTGACCGGAAGAAATTCCTAGTTGAGATGCTAATGCTCCAGATGAGATTCCTAACGCTGAAGCCATTGAATTGATTTGACCCATGTTAGAAGGGTCAGTAACACCTTTTGCCATCTGTGCCTGTAGTGCTGATGAGCCAACTGCTCCAGTAGTACCTGCTGCTGCGGCTAAAGCTGCTGCGGAAGCTGTCGGGTCTTCTTTAGGTTTACTATCGAACCATCCACCTATCGTTTCACCGATACCAGAACCAGCCCAACCACCTGCAATCGCACCACCGATACCTCCAACTGCTGTACCGATTGGTCCAAGGAATGAGCCTACTGCGGCTCCGGCTGCTGCACCACCAAGAACACCACCACCAAGCCCACCTACTGCGGAACCTACGGCTGCACCTTTACTCTCTTCTGGAGCTTGCATGATTTCGTTAGCACCCATAAGGATACCAAGAGGTAGCATTAACTTACCTGCACCTTTCATGACACCTTTACCAACACCTGCAAGTTTACTTCCTCCAGCTGCTGCGCCCGCTGCTGTTCCACCTGCGGCACCTGCTACTCCCGCTCCTATTTCTCCGGCTGCACCTGCTGCACCAGCGGCTCCCGCTGCACCAGCTCCGGTAGCTGCGGCACCAACACCACCTCCACCGCCGCCGCCTCCACCGCCGCGACCGCCTTTCTTACCGAACTTACCTGCTACGCCTCCTTTTAGTAGACTAGCTCCCTTGAACATGATTGCTGAACCTGCAACTGCTGCTGTGAATGCTACTACCGCTGCAATTGCTGCGTACATAGGGGCAGGTAATCCACCTAATGCTGCGTTTGCTTCACGTAGTTTGCTACCCATGTCGTTTAACTCAGTAGACTGTTTAGCCGTAGCTGCTTCAGAAGAGTTATCAATAGATGCTTTAGAATCTGAGTAAGCTTTATCACGTTTAGCAGATTCAATGGAACCTTCTTTCAAACCGTCCTTCATAACCTTGTCAATATTATCTTTTGTTAGGCTTTTAGGGTCCATACCCAACAAACCACCTGCTTGCTGTGAAGACATATTGACACCCATTCTAGATGCTAGCGTCTGTAAGATTTCGGCTTGTTCTTCCTTATCTCCAGAAGGAGCTTGAGCTTTAGCTGCATCGATAAGAGTAGTTAAGTTGTCAGGGTCGGAGATACCTTTCTCCATCTGCTTACGTAATTGAGCTCGACCTTTTAGTCCTTGATACTTTGTACCTTGACCAAACAGTACACGCATTTGTGGGTCGTTGAACCCTTCGCGGATACCTGTATCAAGCTGTTCCATTAACGCTCCACCTTTTGACCCTTGTAAAGACGATACTCCAGTTGCAGAGATGGTAGATTGTAGCCCCATGGTTCTCATCATTTCTTGGTTCGTAACTGTTCTGTTTTGTGACATAGAAGTTAGGATACCGTTCAATGCTTTAAGTTGGTCTTTCTCACGACCTACAGCACCAGATTGTTTCATGGCTCCAAGGAAGGCGTTCTGGAACTGTTTCGTTTGGTTACCATCTACACCACCAGAACGATAAGCTGTGTTGAAGAAGTCTTTAACATCATCGGCACCAAGCCCAGTAGCTCTAGCGAATGTTGCTTGACCAGTAGTAGCTGCTCTCATATCTTCAGAACCATGATAACCATTAGCAGTTAAGTAGTTTGATTGGAACTCCATCATCTCTTGTCCCGTGAATCCTAGATGATTACCTAAACCAGAACGCATTGTTGCTGTACGGTTCGGTCTCCAGTTTGCACCTACTGCGCCTGTCTGCTGCCCTACATAAGCCTCATCCGGTCTCATAGCTTTACTGTGGTTACCGCCATCGCTGTATAACTTACCAACTGTAGCAGTAATTGCTCCACCGATTGCTAATGCGATTGCAGGAGCACGCTCATACATCATACCTCTCATCGTACCACGTTCTGGTTTAACAGTTACGTTAGCATCTAGTAGAGATTGATTGAACTTGTTCATGTTAGCTGTAGCCTCATCTAGCGAGTTGTTTAGCTTCTTACGTGCTGTCAACTCTGCATCGATACCTTCCAGCTGTCGCATTAACTTCTTACGCTCTTCACCTTCACGAGCAGTTAATCCTTTCTTACTATTTAATCTATCTAACTCTTTACTGATACCTGTAGCTTGACCAGATAGTTCTAGTACTTTCGCACGGTTATCTGTCTTCAATCCACCATAAGTCTGTTGAACTGTACGTCTGTCTCCTGTGAAGTTCGAATACTGTTGGAATGACATATAACCAGATGCGGATGCTCGACGAGATAAACTCTCCGAACGTCTATTTAACTTGGATATCTCTTTCAATTGCATTAATGCTTGGTTTAAGCCGTTTGTCGCCTCGTTCTGACCGGATAAGAACTTGTCTACAGCCTTTTCCATGTCTTCACCTGTCGACTTGTTACGACCCATCATAGACGGTTTAGAGTTACCCTGTGCATCTTTACGGTTCGTTTTCAAGTTCTCGGTATATTGTTGACCTCTATCTACCATGGCTTTACGGTGATTGTCAAATTGTTTGTTCATGGAGTTCATTTGTCGTTCCATGTTCTTTAACATCTGACCGAATGAATCGGTAACCTTACCACCTTGAACTGAAGTCTTGGCATTGTTAATTACTTTACTATCATTAAAGTCCTTACGGCTTACTTTACTGCTGTGTTTGCTAAGGTCTTTTAAAATACGTTGCATCTTCTGGTACTCAGCATTAACCTCTTTTGCTGCTTTTAATGTAGCAAGCATCTCTTTCTCTGTACGGTCTCCACCAGTAGCATCGATGTCTTTATTTAGCTTTTGTAATTTAGAGAGTTCAGCCTCTAACGACTTAATACTCTTGGCGGCTTTACCGACCTCAGCCTCTACATCGAAAATATACTTTTCCCTTTTAGCCATTTTTTCCACATCCTTATATCTAAAATAAGAGAGGGTTACCCCTCTCTCTAAAGAACATCGTAGTCGTCATCATCGTCTTCAAATGCTGCGATTGCCTCATCCATTGCTTGTTTGTTGAGCCTGTGCTCCTCATCCATAACAACTTCTCCTGCGCGCTCGCGGTCATCAATGAAGTCTTTGTTAGATGTTGCGCCTGATTCCAACTCTCTCGCTCTTTGTTCTGCCTTAGCCAACTGATTCGCGATATGGTTAGATACTTCAGCTTCACGGGAAGTCATTCCACCGTTTTCTAGATGCTCATTGTAACCTTCAATACCATCAAACTTACCTTCTAGGTCTGCTCTGTCCTTAGCGGCTGTCATCGCATTAACCTGTCTAGCAATCTCGTCCATATCATGACCGTCCTCGACCATTTGCCACTCACCAGCAGCTTTGTTCCAAATCTTGTCATCGAATGAACTATCGAAGTTTTCATCTTCAACCTGTACGCCTCTGCGAGCTCTCTCAATAGCTTTTGCATCTTCCTCTAATGAGTAAAGCATTAACTCGACTTGTGCGTCGTCTAAGGCTAAGAATCGGGGGTCTGTAGGTGGCATGTTAAGTGTCTTGATAAGTACCCACATGTTTCTCATATATGGTTCCTTAGCTAACTGCTTTAGCCCACCGTACTGTTTGACCTTACTTTCGAAAGGTACTTAGCCATTCTGCAAAATCGACACCGATTAAATACAAGATGTCTAGATTGTAAATGTTCTCGTCCTTTTCTAAATATTCTGGTAATTCTCTTCCGCAAATTCTTAAGATTGCAAGAGTCTGATAAACAACTACATAGTATTGGGATGAGTAAAGGTTCATCCCATCTAAGTATCTAGCAGTCTTGGCTTGAATCTTACCACTCTCAATTGCGTTCGGTGCTTGAATATGGACCGTAAACTCAATGTTATATTCTGGTAGATTGTAGTGTTTGATGAACATATCGTTTTTACCGCGCATGATTCTATCGATAAGTTGTCGTTTCTCCTGTGCTTGTTCCTCTTGGACCTCTTCACGTGTCAACTCTTTACTTTCACCTTCATGTACTTCTTCATACTCTTTAGTAATTTCCATAATTATACCTCCTGTTTTATCTTCTCTAATATAGTACTTATATAAATAGTATAACAAAAAAGACCATCTCTATTGAGAGACGGTCCCTTTACTAGTTTAAGATTGTTACTTTTACTGTTCGTACACCCCAGTTACTAGACTGAGATTTAGAAGGCATTAATACATCGATTCGATTTCCTTTGATAGCTCCACCAGTATCTGATGCAATTGCTGTTCCGTATCCTTCTACATGAACTTTAGAGCCTAATGGAATTACTCGTGGGTCAACTGCGATAACTTTAGCTGATGGATTTGCTGTTAAGTCAAACCCTGTAGCTGTTAGTACTCGTCCACCGTACGTACCGCCATTCTCTGCTGGGTCGGCAGTATATGCTGTTGCTTTCACTACGATTGTCTTACCTTGTGGTGTAGTCTCTGTGTATGATTCATCTTTTACTTTCTTAGGTTGCGGTTGATTTAGGTCACCTTGTAAGTAACCTAGTAATTGGATATTCTGGTTAGCTGTTCCTTGGTAACCTACAATACCATATTGTGCTGCTAGATTGCTACGTGTTCCGAAGTCATATGATTCTCCTTTTGAATGTAGGAAATCTACTACACTAGTACCTCCTGTATCAGCACTCGCTGCTCCGGCGCCAAACAATAATCCTGTACCTAACACCAAACCTGTTAACGTGTTCCTTAGTTTTTTCATCTCATCAAAACTCCTTTGTTTGTTTTTGTCCTTCTTAATAGTAATATACCGCACCAAGTTAGATATTATATTAATGTAACAGTTTTGTAATATTACTGTAAAATCATAGAAAAAAGAGGATGCCATGTGACACCCTCCTGTAACTTAGATGATACTAATGTTATAGTCTTTATAGAATACTGTTGTACTTTTAAAAATCTCATCGTATCCATCGAACATTCTAATTTTGAATATTTCTGTCTGCTTGAAGTTTATTAAATCCGGTTTATGCTCGTTGACACCGAATAGTAATATCTCTTTTCTACTAGGATATAAAGTTATTAAAGCTGGTAGACTAGGATGAGGTTTCTCAACGGTATATGTGTCATACTCATAACCTTCTAGTCCTTTTTCTATCTCTTGCTTAATAGCATCATCCATCTCTTTACAAATCTTAATTGTTGCTTGGTGTACATGTTCGTGCATCATGTCCGCATAAGCTTTCAATGTTGGGTCCGGTGTAAACTCTTCCACTTCTAAATTAAATCCAATCTTTTTATGTTGCATATAAATCTCCTCCTCTTTGGTATAATTTGACTGTAACAGACTTATACTTTTCTGTCAATAAAAAAAAAGAGACCTCTTAGAAGTCTCTGTTCTCTCGTGTTCGTGCAATTAGCTCTCTTACTTCTCGTAACGCTTGTGCTCTTGCCATGTACTTCTCTTTCTTAGCATCTATTTCTTCATCTGTGTAATAATAGTGCTCTCTATCCTTTTCTGCTTCTCTAGCCCAGTCATAACATAATCCAATCCAACCACCACATACTTTATAGATGAACTTAACGTCATCCTCTAAATTCTTTTTCTTGTTCTTTAGGTCATAATTCTCAAACTCTAAATCAACAATCTTGCTGATTTGCTCCTTAATTGTCTCGTCCTTAATATTCATCATGTTATCAACTATACTTCCTAATTTGAATTCTGTCATTTTAACTACCTCCTAAGATTTGTTGAGGTAATCGTATCATGGTAGTTTTTAATTGTCAACATAAAAAAGAACCCCGAAGGATTCTTTTAGTTAGAACGAACGTTTGCTGATGTTAAGAAGTAGAAACGTGCGCTCTCTGAGCTGATTTCACCTACAGATACAGTCTCGCTGTAAGTATCGATTGAGCAACCGCGGTATGCGATTACTACCTCAGAGGTAATGTTATCATATAGAACGATGTCCATGATATCCATTTGTAATACTTCTTCACCAAGAGCGGCGAAACCTAATGCAGCTAAGTTCTCCTTACGCATACGGAAACGGTCAACTGTTACAGTACCTTCATATCGTAAGTAAACGTGCTCTTTAGGCATGATAGAACCAATCTCGTAAACACCAGTTGTACCGAATGAACGCTCTGAACTGATTGACTGTGCACGAGCGATTGGTACGTTCTTAATCATGAAGTAGACGGTATTTGCGGATTGGACAGTTTGGTTAGCTAAACTTGCCATTAACAATCACTCCTATAATTTATTTAGAAGGAACCCCGAAGGGCTCCTATTAAGCTTGTATTGCGTTGTCCTTGTAGTTTAAGAATACGTTGATGTAGTCTAATCCACGAGTTGGCTGAACACCGACATTGATGATTGCTGTGTTACCATTGATGATTACTTGTACATCTTCTGGGTTGTAAGAAACGATTAAGCCGCCTACTCCAGTTTGTTTGTCAAGGAATGACTCTACAGCGTTTTTGATGATGGAAGCAGAAGTGTTACGGATACGTGTACCTATGAAGCTATCATCTAGCATCATACGAATATCTGTAGCTAAGAAGTCAGAAGTTTCACCTAATGACATTCTGTTCTGTACTACATCTTCTACGTTGTTGTAAGTCGTTGGGTCAGACACGATACGGAATGTAGAGATGTCACGGTTACGGATGTAAGATGTCATTACTACACCAGATGCATCTAACTGGTCTAACTGGTCACTATCAAACTTAACTAGTAATTTCTCGATGTTCATTTTCTTGTAAGTGATAGGTGTTCCGATTTCTAATCCAGATGCTAAACCTGCGATTTGCGCTGCGTACATGTAAGCTGGAAGCTTAACTACTCGACCATCCATCATACGACGTTCTACAGAGTCACCGATTAAGCAAACACGAGGAGAACGGATACCAGCTTGACGTGAACGAAGTTTGTCGAATGACTCACCTACGCCACCACCGACGAATCCGCGTAATTGGTTACCACCAGTAGACTCGCTGCGTAAGAAGTGTGCTAATTCTGCGTGTACGCCTTCACTAGCTGTTAACGGAACGACGTAGTAACCACCACAGTTAGCGATTTCCTCAAACAATGCATCCCATCCACTAGTGAGTGGTTTTGTTTCTCCACCAGCTAAGTACGAGATAGCAACTGTTGCAGGAACTGTTTTAGCTCGGTCGATTGTAGCAGATACATACGGGTCAGTTGCAAGTACGTTCTCTAAATCAGCACCAATTGCAGTTACAGCTAAAGCTGGAGTTTCTGTTACTGCTGTAGCTTTTAATTCATCTAAGAAGTCAGTTGTGATGTTTTTGTAACCACCAACGTTGTTCATAGTAGCTGTGAAGTGAGCGATGTTGTTAATGTCTTCTACAAGCACGTTAACGTCGCGGTAAAGACCTTCACCTAATGGGAATGAACGAAGAACTGCTGCTGTCTGCTCATCTTTACCTTCTTTGATGATTAACTCAGTTGATTTTTTGTTAGCATCTAGTTTAACTTCGATTGATGCATATTCTGAGCCTGTCTCACCTTTATGCGTAACTGAGAAGATGTTACCTACATCTTGGTAAGTGTTTTGGTAGCGGTCTTTAACGAAGTAGACTGTAACGTCTTTACCTTTCGTTTTAGTTCCGCTGATACCTGTGTGTTCTTTCATCTCAACTTGGATACCATTAGCATCTGTACCATATAACTTAGAAGTGAATGTTAAGCCTTCTTGTGTTAAAGTCGCTTGCTTTGCATCGTCAGAACGCATCGCATAAATCTTACCTGCACCACGAGCCTCTGTAGCTGGGTTCCATGCGATTTCAATTGCATCGACTAGGTCACCACTACGGAAGAAAGTACGAGCTTGTGCTAAGTTTGTTACTTCTTCGTATTTATGAGGGACACCACCATCAGCTGGACCAATTAAGATAAGTGGTTTTTCACTAAGGGTGTTCGCTGAACGTAAAGCTGTTGAATCCACAAATACCTCAGTACGTGGACGTTTTCTATTGTAACCATATGAAAGTGCCATGTGTTATTTCTCTCCTTTTCTATTATGAGTTTTGGTAAGCTTTAAAAGCTTTCTCGAAGTCGTTAATGTCGTACATATAGTGACTGCCATACATGTGCGCTTTAAAACCTGCTAGGTAAGCGTCTGACACCTTGTGAGTGCCTTTTGCCATGTTTAGATAATCATCGATGTAGACTAACGATAGAGGTTGTGGCTTCTTAGCTTCCGATTTTATTTTCTTGGTTTCTTTAACTTCTTCCTTAACTTCTGCCATTACATTTTTCCTCCCTGTTACTTAACGTTTAATTTATTTTTAAGGACGATGTTTTCTATTCTTTCTAGAATTGGAACGTCCAGACTGTATGAAGTCGTATACGTTACTATTGTTTCTCGACCGTATAGAATCTCCGGTGCTTCAGTACCATCCTTAGAATTTAGTTCTTCCATCTGACCGTACCGTATGCCTTGTAATAGATGATTGGTTTGTTCTTCCGGCTTACTACGCATATAGATGAGTACGGCTTTCAAAAGTAGGTCTAAACACCTTACTGTGTCCATGTTGGTTGAGATAACAAGGATGCTATAATGTTCGGTAGAAGTGAAACCAGAACGAACACCAAACTCACCAACTCTATTAGCCTTTATTGATGCCTCGTTATACCAGACTGTGAATCCTCCTAGTCCTTCTAAATCAGGAGAGTAATTGAAGTAGATTCTATTACCTTCGCAAACTATATTATCCTTATCTGTAAAAGTTACGTTACTTACGGATTCCATAGATGCTACAGGATGTTCGACTTCAAAGTACATTCTCTCATCTGAGAATATCTTCACATCACATACCTGCGACCTCATCCTTACTTCGGGATTATCGTACGTACTCTCCAGATTGTTCAATGAAGTGTGCGATTCCTCTCCCTCTCGTAATGAGATGTAAATCGTGCCTTGCATTTGCTGCTTTGTCTGCGGCATTGTATAAACGATAGGTATTTCTTTCGGTGCAGCTTGTAAGTATTCATCGTAGACATAAGCCTTGATGAACTTATTTCGTACACTATCTTGAACCTCTTTTAATAGTTCCTCTATAATATAGCGGTTGTCTAGGAGCATTCCTAATGTTCGTTCTATCTCACTTTTGATGTAAGTATCTATACTTGGTAACATGCAGTTCCTCCTTTCTACATATTCTTCATGTTGTATTTCATGAGCCTATTAACATTTGCTACGAATGTCTTTGATGTATTAGCTACCGTTACTTTATCTCGGTTAACTATCCAGCTAGTAGGTGATGAGTTATTCGATACACGTCTAAATGCTACATAATCATGTCGACCTTTACCTGATGCAATCTTTGTGATAGTATTAGATTTAGGCTTATAGTTTAGTAGTGGTGCATCTGATACTCCTCGATTATCGTACAGGTAATCAGATATGATATTAATCTTCTGTTGTCCACCCATATCGACTGCTCTTAGCTGGTCATACATTCTTCGGGACATTCCACGAGCTTTTCTTCTAATCGGTACATCCAAGTACCAACCACCATTCTTACTAAACTTCCTTTTCGGACTTTTAGCGAACATTGGCTTTAAATCTACTACTCCCATACCTGTTAACCGCTTCTCCGTAACCTCTAAGTATTTCGGACGTTGTTTAAGTTCGTATCCTTCCGGAAGTGACTCGGAGAGCTGCTTAGCTGTCGATTGTAGGGCTTGCTGCTGCAATGCCTTCCCAATGTTGTTAAGAGCTCTCGAAGTATCTTGTCCGCCGCGTAGGAGCTTTGGAACCTTCCTTGGTTTTCTTGGTTTCCTAGCCAAGGTTACCGAAGAATCCGTTCATGCCATTTGTGTTTAGAGGTTTCTTGGAATCTAACTGTTCTCTAGCAACTTCGTTAGATACACCTTGTGAGAATGCTTCTTTGTCAATAAACAGGTCTTCACGCTTAAGTAATAGCTTCTGGTACGTGTTATGTTGGGAGAAGTCCATATCACGTGCGTAACGGTGTTCTTTCAATAAATCAGCTACAAGATATCTCAGCGTTGTCAACACATTAAGTGAGATGTTTTTACCTACCATACTAGCATCTGGATAAACTCTGTTAGTCTTGTAGTCAATACGGAAGTGTGTACCTTCAAATATTTCACCATCGATACTCATAGCCAAGTCTACAGATTGAACATCGTAAACTAGATATAGTCCATTTTTGACACGCTTGTCGGTTACATCGAATAAGATAGACTGTGATAGCTTAGCGTTAGGTACCGTTATTCTATCGCGGAATGCAATACGTTGGCTCCGGTCTGGAGTACCTATAGCGGTACCTGTGTCGCTTATACCAAGGTCATCATTGATTGCGCCTTTAGCTTGTGATTGAACCATCATGGTCATCTGGACTGGTGGTCTAAATGAAATACCTCTACCGTGGCAGATTCGACAAGTAGGGTCCGGCTGAGATGTATCCTTATCCTTACACGGACAAAGAAATGACTTTTCCCATAACACCTTTTGTGAGAATGTGTCAATATGCTGGTCTAAGTCCGGAAGCCTATTTGTTGCTTGTGCTATCTGCTGGAGCATAATTGGCTTCTCTGCCATGTGTTATACCTCCTTAGATAATTCCTAAGTTTACTCCGTAGTGAGATTTTAATCCTTTGTACAGGTCTTCGATGTCTCTATCTAACTGCATGATATCAGCTGATGCTCCACCATACATAGCAGACTGAGTTGTATTAATCTTTTGGAATACACCATCTATCTGTGTTGTCATCTCAGCTATACCAGCACCAACGATAAGTCTTCCCCATTGTTGCAGGATTTCTTTTAATGCTAGTTTAATAACTAATGTCCATAAGTCAGGAGATAGCTCCCAGTCCTCTGTGACACCTCTTCGTGTAGGTGGTAATAGTCCAGCAACATATTCAACGTGGAATAGTTGTGGTGCATACTCTCCGCCTACTAGAGAAGGGATACCAGATATCATAGGATAACCTGAGTAAATGTTTGATAGACTTAGATTCTGTCCCTGTGAGGATAGTAGCATCGTAGGCATTAATTCTACATGACCCTCTAAGGTATACACTCTCCACCATTTAGGAGGGTAAGAAAATACTGTTCCTCCACCGTACTCCATTCTCATCTTCTCTAACTGAATTACAGGGCGCTTACGCGTTCGTATAAAGTTATATGAATCAAAGTCATTACGATAGAAATCGGAGTGCTCTTCGACGTATCGAGGGATGATAACGATGTCAAGCATTTTCTCTGCTTGTGCAATACCTTGTTCAATCTTAGCTTCATAGAATGCATCCGGAAGGAATTCTCCTGTAGTTGGATTCTTTACGTCGATACCAAAGTGGTTTAGTTTAACCGCATCAACTGTAAACCCAAAATCAGCTAGCGTCAGTTTATCTACATCAGCTAGCTCGATTCGTTGTTTATTATTATGTTGATACGGGCTGCCGCTTTCTGGTTCTACTAAGTGAGCTCCCATATCAATACCTCCTTATTTTTCTTCTTTAGGTGCAGCTTTAGCTTTAGGTGGTGTCTTCGGTTTAGCTGGAGCCTTAGGCTTCTCAGGTTCTGGTTCCGTAAACTTGTAATCTGCTACGGCTGATAATGCACGTTCCTGTTCTAATGTCAAGCCCTGTGCGATACCATCCTTATCGAAGTAGACATCACCGAAAATAGTTGCTGTTGTGTAATCACCATAAAAAATACTTTTTAACATTTACATTTCCTCCTAGTTTAGATATAATAAAAGGAGCAGAAAGTTATCTGCTCCTATTTAGTTGTTATTCAATTGTCATCGAACTATTCAATTAGTAGTTTTGTTAGTTCCTGTTTCGTTTTGTGTACTATAACACACTCGTAGGTTTACTAACTATTAAACTTAAAACTACTTACCATCCAATTAAGGACGGTAAGTTACATCAGCAGCTAAAGCTGGGATGTATTGAACGTTACGGATACGAACCCATTTCTTCGGAGCGTAAAGAGCTAAAGCGCCGTACCAAAGGACTGTGAACGTAGTTGTAGCATTCATTTGAGCAAGTGGTAACTTCATCATTGGAAGTAACTCTAGTAAGCTAAGAACCTGTGGAGTCATCTCACCAACAAACACATCAGTTGTTTCTGGGATTGTTTCATTGCGGTCGATTACTACTAACTCATCTTGGTCGTTACGTTTTGAAACTGGGAAACGAGCGATTAAGAAGTAGTGACCTGTTTCGTTACCACGACGGTATACAGAGATGAACTGTGGTGATGCTTGGTATAAGTTAGCTAGTTTAACAGTTAACTTAACTTCGCTCGCAGCTTCTGCAACTGTAGCAATAACTTCTTGAGATGGTAATGATTCTGCATCGTCAGAGTGAACTACAACTTTGTAAGCTTGCTCTTTGATATCTTCCGGACGGAATTTACCTTTACCTTTTGCAACTGTAGCTACAACTGATGCTGGAGCTTGAGGAGCGTTAGGCTCAATCATACGACCTTCTACTAAGATATTATCATTCTCCATGATTGTTGAACCGTGAAGTGTGATAGCACCACGTGTAGATAAGAATTGATTGATAGAGAATCCAGTAGAGAATCCACCAGCTTGTGACGGTTGAATTACACGTTGACGGTCTAGTAGATTGTTAGTGAAGTCCGCTTGCACCCCAATCGGCATAAACGCGTCTGTAGCGCGACCGTAACCTTTACCAACGATAACTGCTGCTTTGTTTAAAACTTCTTCAGTTAAACGTTTACCAGCTAAGTCAATTACGTTTGTATCCTTGTCAATTAATTTACCTAATCCATCAAACTCTAAACCTGCTTGACTATCATCTTCAGCTGATAATGCTGCATCTCCGTAAAAAATACCCCACTCGATAGATTTTGCAATAACAGAGATTGCATCTTCTGTCAAGATTGACATTGGGTCAGCGATGTTATTCACAAGACCTGCTGCGATAGATTGTTGTTTAGTGTCAGATAAGAATTTCATCTGTACTGTCTTTTGACGGATGTTAGGGTCGTTGATACTAGCTACCCCTACCTCACGTACGAAACGAGAATGACCTGTTCGACCATGTTGATTAAATACTGCATACTTCGCAACAGTTGAATTTACTTGTTGCTTATTAATCATTGGATAAATCGTGAAGTCTGCATTGTCGAAAGCAAGCATTTTCACTTGGTCTTCTAGTAACTCACGGCGTAACGCAGCTGCATTTTGTTGCGTATCTGGCGTGATACCTGTACCAGTTGTAAACGATTTGCTTACAATCTCAGCTAACTGGGCTTCAGCTTGCTCAGGCAACTTAACCTCTTTTTCTTTTTCTACTTTTACTTCAGTCATTATTTTATCTTCCTTTCAAAGTGGTTTATGTTTTATTCACAATATTCTAAAAATTCTGTTTCCTCACTATAAAACTAGTATATCATAACAAGAGGAAGTAGCTTAGGAGGAGTCCGCTACAACCTCTTCTGTACTTAATATAACACTTAGTACTACCTGTTTCTAATTAGTAGCGACCATCTACAATTGCTTTAACAGCAGCTACATCTCGGTCACTTGCATAACCGCCTTTAACACGGTTAACTACTCCGAATAAGAAGCCTTTTTCTGTAGGGTTTGCTTTACCTGCGTGAACATAATCAATTACAGCACCTACATGGTCAGCAGCCTTAAATACTACTTCTTCAATTTCCTCTTCTACCTCAGCAGCTTCTGGAGCGTTAGCAGATTTCTCGATATACTCTACGCCTTTGCCATCTAAGTCTTCGTCTTCATTAGCTGATTTAGCAACAGCTTCTGGAACAACTACAACTTCCTCTTCTACTTTGGTTTCGGGAACGTCTAGTTCTACTTTGCCTTCGTCTTCTTTAACTTCTTCAACAACTTCAGCTTCTTGAACCTCTTTAGCTTTTAGTTCCTGTACGTGCTTAGCGATATTCTCAATCATAGGAAGTACTGATTTCTCAATTCGCTCTAGACGTTCAACAACAGACTCTTGGTTCTTAGCTACAGCAGTCGTAGATTTAACAACTGATTCTAGAAATGTAATAAACTCTGAACCTGTTGGTAAGGCTTCAGCAGACTTAGCTACCTTCTCATCTTTTTTCTCTTTCTTTTCTTTCTCTTTGCCCTCGTCTTCTTCGTCAGATTTCTCTACATCTTCTTTTTCATCTTCTTCGTCAGACTTTTCAACTTCCTCCTTCTCTTTATCTTTTTCTTTCTCGTCTTTCTTATCTTCTTTCTTAGCAGATTTTTCTACAACTTCCTCTTCTGATTTTTCTTCTTCCTTAACTTCTTCCTCTTTTTCCTTCTCTACTTCTTCAACCTTTTCTTCTTCTTTCACTTCTACTTCCTCCTCGACTTTAACTGGGTCTGGAACGACTACCTCTGTTTGGGCTAATTCCATAGACTTTTCTACTACCTCTAATTCTTTGTTTAAACTCTCAATTGATACTGTCATTTTATAGTCTCCTTTAACATTTTATTTTTGACTGTTTCTAAGGCTTCATCTCTCGACATGCCTTTTGATAGCTGTAAAAATAGAACTGCACTTTCTGGTTTATTTCTTCCCATGTCATCTAAGTGTCTACCAATCTTGCTCCATACGTCCTTGAATTCTTTATCCGACTTACCTTTCAACGTCCAAGTTAAATTGTAAAGACTTCTAGCGAATTGTTCTGGACTTAGTGCACCTGCATTGATAGAATCTTCCGGTGTAATTGCGTAACCTGCTGTAAATGACTTAGCGAAGTGCTCCCATACCGCGTTAGGGTTAGCTGGGTTTGTCGTTACTGCCACGTTAGTAACACGTAGCTTACGCATAATGCGAGGGTCGTCTGGGTCACGTGCTAGACAGAATCCCTCAACTGAGAATCCTAGTGTTCTAGGTACCCCAGAAGTTTTAATGTTATTTGCCAAGTCCCACATACTTTTAGCGTACGGGTTCTCTTTGTATAATTTACATTCTACATACAATCCGATTTCTTCATCGATGTATGTTCCATCTGTCGGGACGCCTACTTTGTAAAAGTCTCCTTGCTTATGTTCATAGTTAATGTATCCGTGATTCATAAAGTAGGAGATATCAATTCCTTTAGGGTCCACAATATCGTCTTGTCTATCTAAGTGTTGTGTTGTCGCGTATCCACGTAGATACCAAGAGCGCTCATCAGGAGAGTCGTCGTTCTTTTTAATAGATTCTTCGATATCAATCGGAACGAACATGGTAAATGCTCCTGTGTGTTTATCAACTAGTGTTTGCATCTCTCGTCTCCTTTCTAGAGGTACTTCCCTTAATATAGCAAAAGTACCTCTTTGTTTGGAGTTTTATCTAAAAATTCCGACAACTTTGTCTTTAATATCCCACACACCATAGTAGATTCCCATGGATAGATATACTAGAAACTCAAATGCCTTATCGCGCATTATTTCTTACCTCGCTTTGCATCTTCATTTACTGTTGCCTTATTCTCACTCTTACCACCTTGCTTCATGGCAGTTCCGGATTTAACACCCTTCACTTGTCCATCTTGCTTAGGTTTCCCTGCATTACCATTAACGGCATCAGACTTACCATTCATACCTTGTTGCTTCATCTCGGACATTTGCTTGTCGTCTGACTGACCTTCAGCTGCTTGTTGCTGGGCAATCATTTTCTCTTGCATGATTTGACCTTTAGATTGAACATGGTATGGACTGTTGATTACATCTCCACCTTCGATTGCACCGTATCCTAAGATAGCTCTTGCCTCGTTGAACGTTAGCCCAACTTGAGTACGAAGTTCTAGTAACTCTAGCGCTTCTTTCTCTGTAGCAGCGTCTCCGCCTACGAATTGGAATAGGTACTCATCACCGAATTGTTTGATGATGTATTTGTTGATTGTATCCTCGATAAATTTAAGCAATGGCTCTAAACCTTTGTCACGAGAGATACGATTCTTCTCCTTAGCAGATGTTTCGTTTAATGAGCTACCTGATGACCCTGTAGCTCCGCCTCGGTTAGGGAAGTTAATCTCAGATGGGTCGATTGCGAAAATACTACACATAACGTTAATAAGGTAGTTTAACCATCTTTCAAATTCCATATCTTTAGACGACTGAGTCATATTGATGAAGTTTACATCTTCAGCAGATACAACTGGAATCTTCCAAGCACCATTTACACCAGAGAACATTGATTGCCATTCACGACGGAATGACTGTAAAGCAGAACGTGATTGTTCTTGTCCTGTTTTAATGTGTAATAAGCCCCTTGTCGTCCCACCCTGCGCGAAGTAACGGGCATTGAATAGTTCGGTATTCTCATGATATTGAAGATGCTGTAAGCATATCTCTAGCTCGCTATAACCGTATCTACCAACTGTGATGTCAGTCCTCGGGTTGTGCACCTCCCAAGCCATCTCGTTAGACTTGAATGATGCTACCTTTTGGCTGTCGATAATCTGTACGTATTTGTAAGCATCTTTACCTTTAGGTAGCTTACCTTGTGAATCTACAGCAGTGTAAATGGTAGAAGCATCACGTGCAGCAAATCTAGCTAACTGCTTTTCTTTGTTGTAGATTAATTCGAAGTTAACCTTATCGTAAATTAATCTGTCACGTGTTATCTTCTTAATGAACGTTCTAAACGTATCTCTCGTCAAGTCTCCGTTGTCTACGCCCGTGTACTCTAGGAAAGTCTCAATATCTTTAATCTTGGCTTCCTCCGCCTTGCTAGGGTTCTTTAACGGGTCTTTAAGGCGAACCTCGTATCCTACACCTTTGGTTGAGTATCGCGATGGGGTACAGAACATCGATACCTGATTGACACGTGTGTTTATGATAGCGTTGACGATAATATTCTTTCTGGACCATAACTTAAGTGTATCTAGTAATCGGTAATCTCCATCTCTTGACGGTGCTTCTTTGTAATCTGGATTAACAGTCATCGATGTTAGGTAAGGCTCTTCATAACCTTTTGTTCTACCTATATCTTTTTTGTCTCCAGATTTAGATACCACTTCTTGCTCTAGTCCGTTAATCATGACTGAGAATTCACCCATGTCTTCCGGATTTAAAATATCCATCTTTGACAATGTGGTTGGCTTCTTCTTTCTAAACCACTTAAACGGATTCATCTATTTTCCACCTTTTCTATTATTCGCTACTAAAAATCTTCCTAGCGTTCTTTACATCGTAGTAATCAGATAAAACAACTTCCCCTAAACTATCTTCTAGTTTCACTTTAGACTCGTCATCGTCTGACAATCCTAAAAGTTTATATCGGTTATTTTCTAGGAATATATAAACGGTAACTTGTTTACCGCCTAATAGTTTATAATACGTAACTACTTCAATCCAAGAATAACCGCGAGATAATAAAGTTTTAGCTGTCTTCCATTTTGCATCAGTTATATGAATTGACAAATGGTTACACCTCTATCTTGTATAATATAATGGTTACTCGTATTTATTAATTATAGCATTCTATAAGATTATGTATGGTTTGTGGACATGAAAAATCCCCGCACTAGTTAAGTGCAGGGAACAATACTAAAGTACAATTGTACTTGCTCCATTATCTTGTACTTTCGTACTAGGTAAGGAACGGTTAAAATCTATCTTCGTAAAGGAACTATTCGCTGTAATATCTACAAACTTAGCTGTAGGTATTAAAGAGATATCCCAGAGCATACCATCGAATCGGTTATGCTGTCCACTTACTTTTAAGACTTTTGTAGTTGCGGTAGATGGCTGTAGTTGAAGATTGGAGAAAGTATTACCACTACATTCATTCGGGATTGTCTCGCTGCTATCAATCGTAATCATCTCTACGCAATCTTCAATTGATATCTTATCGAAACGATTTGCATTCACCCAAGCCATTCCAGTAGCTGGAGCTTTAGCTTCTAGCTCAATACCTTTTCTTAAACCTACTAGTTTGATATTCGATGTATCTACGAATGAAATCTCGTGGTCGGTTCCTCCAGAGTAGAAACGGATACCCACACCTTTATGCGAACCTGTCCAGTTGAGAACGACACCGTCTTTTATAGCTGTCTTATTCCATGTGTTGTAATATTTATTTTTACCATCAAGATAAAAGACAGGTGAATCGAAAGTTGGTGCATCGATAGCTATGAATGGATTTGTAACAGAAGCATTGCGCCCTATTAGTAGTACAGGGAAATTACCGCCAATAACTAATCTTGAACGATAGCCAAACAATAACTCTACATCATTTAACAAAGTAAGAGATGACTCTAGGTAATAATCTTTCTCTTCTAGCATGACAGTCTTTGATGAAGATGTTGCTACGGCTGCCGCATTGATAGCATTCTGTATCTTGACAGCCTCAGTAATCCCAGTAAAATCCTTCACATATATCATATATTGCCCCCTTAAATAGTTTTATTCCCATCACTACTTAATATAGCAGAAAGTGGGCATAAAAAAACCCTACCATAGTTTACCGGACTAATAGTAGGGAAAAAAATAACCAGAGGGGGTTGTTGTACTAATTACTAGGACTGTCATAACGGTGACTGTCTATAATAAGTAGTACGCATACAAACAATAAAAGGGTTGAACAAACATGTTACCGCATACTTGTTCGAAAGGGTGTATAACAAACAAAAGAAAAAAGTGATATCCGTTCAGTCGGAGGAGAGAACATTGATATCTAGGGCTGTAAGGGGGAGCAACCCTTACACTATCCATATACCATTATCTGAACAAAAAGTCAACACAGATTGTAAATTATTTTATTTATATTTGACAAAGGTAAATTACTTATATAAAATTAAAACATACAGCTGAACCGGATGTTTATGTTTTACGAATTTCTCTATATATTATATTGTTAAATATATATTATTAATAATTAATTAGTTATTATATATTATATATTATTAAACTATATATAAATAGAAGACTAGTTAAAACATAAACCCCCAACTGCGTCGGTGGTTTAAACAGGATTATGAATATAACAATAATACAATATACCTATTAACAAAATAGAAATGAACAGTATCAGCTTAGGTTTACAATATGTCAGTTAATGTAATATAAATTACATCAAATTTGTATATTAGTTACGTGTTTTAAACCGTTGGTATGACTGGGTTTGTAAGGGTTTTTTGTTAATTTTACATTCTTTTAATTACACTAAAAAATACACTAAGCATTACGCCTAGTGTATCAGTTTGTTAACGATATACAACTTTGAATGATTGGATATTTTGTGCGACGATATAAACTGCATCTGCTTTAACGTTAGGTGCTGGAAAAGCTTCTAATACGACCGAACCGGAACCACGAATTGCGTTACCAATTACAGCCTCAGGTTTGTCGGTAATACCTGCTGTATGGAAATGGTCGAAGTGTAAAAACCATTTAGCTCCATTCAGCAACGTTACCTCTACATCAAATTCTCTCATTATAAAATACCTCCTATTTATTTGCTAAACTAAAGATGTAACTTAATAGACCACCAAGAACAACCATTAATGCATTCTCAACTAAAGCTCGTTGCTTATCACTTCCTTTCTCACCACGCATCTCTACAGCGCTAAGTTTCTGATTCAACACTTCAATCTTATAAGCTAGCTGCGATTGTTTTTCCCCGTTAAGCGCTACACTCTTATCTAACTCATGAACAATATCTTCCAATTCTTTAACTACTTCATTCATTTCATCAGACGTATTAGCGTGGTCTCTTAAAATCCGTTCAATCTCTTTAATCTTACTCTCTAAATCTACAGCTTTCATATAAACCCTCCATTCAAGACTCAGTTTCCGTTCGTTATACCTCCATTATACCACGTACCATTCAATCTACAGCGAGCTAGACGTGTTTAACACCTCCTTTTTCACGAGAAGTCGTCAGTGAACTAACTATTACCGTGGACATAACTCCGTTTTTGAAAGCAACTGAGTCGTACTTCTGCGCGTTGAAGAGGATGATATCTGCTATAATAGAGGTATACACGATAACAATGAACGATAAAGCTTTCACCGTTGGCATCAACAACCTAAAAACAACTCCTCGATGCAGTATAGAAGCTGTTACGAAGGACATGTACGATGCAACCACGTAGAAGATTATCGTAAAGACGATAGCTAACACTGTGTATAGCATACAGATACCTTCTTCCTACATTCGATGTGTTTAATATAGCGGTTACTTTTGAAGAAAATACACTAACTTCTATATTAGAAACAGTAAAAATATTTCTCAATGGAGGTTATTGTCAAATGTGGGGTAAACATACACGAGAGAAGTTTATTATTATGCTAGTTTCACAAGTTATTGGGTACGAAGCAGTGTACCTGTTTGCGCAACATCACTCAAACGTACATGTAACTACAGCCTTATCTGTAGGTTCGGGTGTTGTTACAGCTTGTCTCAGTCTATTTTTATATGATTTAGCTATTAAGATGGAGAACAGAAGAATACGAGACAGATTAGAAAGTATCGCACATCAACATAAAATTTAGGGAGGATTTAGAAATGAGAGATACGTTAGAAGAAATGTTCGAATCAGTACAGGATTACGTGGAAACAAATTTAATGGTCACACTCGACGACCATAAGGAAGAAATCACACCTGCATACACGATTGGAAGTAGGAAAGTATTAGATGTAGAAGGTTACTGCAAAATGAAAAATGATTATAAACATGTCTTGACACTTGTTATGACAAAGATGGCTGTAGATTATTACAACAAACCACATTTCCAAGGCAAAGAACCTGACACTGCTAGAGATATTTTTCACAAGTATATTACAGATTTAGAAAGTGCGATTGTTCGTGAAGGATTAAGTTATACAACTGAGCTGCTAGACCACTTACTAGCTGAGATGGTATTAGAACTTCCATTCACATATGCAAATGCGCTGTTCAAAAACGAGGAGACTTACGAAGAGTATTTAGAAAATGTATTACCTGCATATGAGCCGTTCATTCTATTCTTAAATGCAGAGTAAGCAGCAAGTATTAAAGAAAAGGAAGTACCTGTTCAGTATCGCTAAGACACGGAATAGTTTTAATAAAGGTGATAAGCGAGTACACACTCCTCGCATATGCTCTGCTTGCGGGAGAGCCTTAGCTGAGTTCTCCCCAGAAAAGCAGAAATACGTAACGGCAGTCACACACTTCCATTGCAAAATAGAGTCCTATATATCTCTAAATGTTTGCAAAGATGTCCAGAGCTGCTACAGGTACCTTAAAAAGAAAGGAGAACTAGAAGATGGCAATGGTGGATAACATTAAAAGAAATATGAAGACCAAGAATAACTTATTTGATGCACAAGAGGAACTTCGTCAGAGCCTTAACTTAGGATTCTCAGAGTTGATGTTACAGTTTGCTAACCGTGTACAGAACGGTGATATCAAAATCGATAACGTAGCAGATGCTGTACGAGCTTTCGGAGTGTTCAAAGAGTTAAATGGCATCGAGGATGTAATGGCTGGTCAGAACAAGTCAGGCGCTTTACCAGAGCTTAATATGCGTCAAGAGAAAGTTGTGGATGATTTTGTTCGAGAAGGTACATTAATTAAGTCCGATGAGGATGGAGAAGAAAGAATCGATATTGGTAGTTTACAAGATGCCGATGTAGCTAAGATGATTCGCGATATGGACATCGCACAAAATACAGAGAATGAGGAGACGTTCTAATGCAAAAGAGACCTTGGCATATAGACATTAACCCAGAACCTGTTTATGGACCCATGAGAGTCGTTAAAAAGTCTCGAGCTATGGGACTTAGCGAAATGAAGTTGGAAGATTATAATGTATTAGCTAAAGAGCGAGGTGCGATATTTAATAACGTCGTTCTGGGAATACCGTATGATAGGAAGGAAGATTCGCAATGTCGAACATCACAGGAGAACTAATACAACGAATCGCAAAACAAACTTTTGGAAGGACAGACTTGACAAAAGAAGAACTAACTTATATACTAACAATGGTAAACTGTTCTTCTTATTTATTGAAGAATCATAGTGTTAAGTCACATCCAATCACATTCCACGTATCAGGTAAAGATGCTGCAAGGAAACAGGCTCACCGTCCTTGGCAGGTAGACATCATCAATGATACTCACCCCGATAAAGCCGTAATCAAATCTCGTCAGTTAGGTCTGTCAGAGGTTGGTGTAGGTGAAATGATGCACTTTGCGGACATCCACAGTTACGCAGGTGTTAAATGTCTGTATACGTTCCCGACGAACAGACAGATGAAAGACTTTGTATCTACGCGTATAAATCCGTTACTAGCTTCCGGATACTATGGTTCTATCACGGACCCTTACGTAGATTCACTAGATAAAAAGAAAATTAGAAATAGCTTCTTAATCTTCCGTTCTAGTTCTAAAGCAGCAGCGGTAGAGGGTATCGATATTGATTACCTTTCTATGGATGAGTACGACCGTGTACCAGCTTCAGCTGAGCAGTCTGCTATCGAGTCGATGGCATCATCTCAGTTCAAGATTATGCGTAGATGGTCAACGCCAACTGTACCGAACTACGGTATTCATAAATTGTTTGAAGAGTCTGACCAACGTATTTATATGCACAAATGTGATGCATGTAATTACACACAAGAAATAGACTACGATTTAAACGTAGAGTGTTTAGACCCGTCAGGTGTCGATACACTTGCAAAGACAGTTCGAGATGGTACGTACCGTTTCATTTGTCAGAAGTGTAAAGCTCCTTTAGATAGATGGTACAATGGCTTATGGGTACCACGTTACGCGGACCGTTCATTAAACAACCAAGGTAAACGTGGATACTTAATATCTCAGTTGAATGCAGTATGGTTATCTGCTGATGATATTAAACGTAAAGAAATCAACTCGGAGTCAAAACAACATTTCTACAACTACGTTTTAGGATTCCCGTACCAAGACGTTGCGTTAGCCGTTCAACCAGACGACGTGTTTAAACACAAACGTGACTATCTACCAAGAGCTTTAACTAACCGTGGAGATTACCGATTCATCTCTGTAGGTATTGACTGGGGTAACCGTCACTGGGTAACTATCCGTGGATTTAAAGATGATGGTAGAATCGATTTAATCCGTATGTTCTCTATCGAACGTGCTCGTGGAGTAGCTAATATCGAGGCAGACTTATGGCAAGTTATCAATGAGATTGCACCGTATCAACCCGATATTATATGTGCGGATATCGGTGACTCTGGTAACTACGTGGACAAGCTAATCCAGCACTTCGGTGAAGGTGTTGCTTACGGTGTTAAAGTTAACCCTAACCCTCGTTCAACAGGTCAAATCGTTCCGGTATGGTCTGAGAATAGAAACATGGTTACAGTTGATAAATTAACACAGAATAAGAAACACATTGCCGATATGAAAATGGGTCGTCTAGGATTCTATCAAGAAGAAGACCAGCTTTTAAAACTGTATTTAGAACATTGGCAAAACGTAGTTATCCGAGATGAGCAAGATGAAAAAACAAAAGAGATGTATCAGGTAATTATGGACAAGGGTCCTGACCATTTCGCACAATCTTCTGTATATTCGATGGTTGGTATGGAGCATGTATTGGAGCCGTACATTAAGAAGACTTTCGAAAATGCATTTGATTACACAGCGCTAGATGTTATGGGAAGTTCTGCTAAACCGGATATCTTCGAAAAGGGCTGGTAAGTTCTGCTATATTAGAAGTAATGGAACCATGACTATATGTTATGGTTCTTTATTTTATAGAAGGAGGACTACAGTATGTCTAAATTAGTTAGAGATGAAATGTATTACAATATGTATATACCAGAAGGTGATACTGGAAAAGGTAATGATGTTGATTTAACAGATTACTATAAGAAACCAGAAGTTGATGTATTGCTAGAGAAGAAAGCCAATACGTCCGACATGACAACGGAGTTAGGAAAGAAAGCTAATACAACAGACATGACGACTGAACTAGGTAAGAAAGCAGATAAAACTACAACGTATACCAAAACTGAAACGGATACCGCATTTGCTAAAAAAACTGACATGACAACTGAGTTAGGTAAGAAAGCGGATAAGACTACAACATACACAAAAACAGAAGTAGATAACATTATAAAAGCATTGTCTGATAGAGTAACAGCTTTAGAGAAACCTGCTGGTTAATCTATTAGAAATAATGTGAACCTGCCGCTATATTAGAAGCAGCCAAAAATAGAAAGGATGATTCATTGATGAATATCAATACACAATACTTGGTAACGGACCCAGAACGCTTGAAAGTTATCGGACCTAACTGGATGAATCCTACCGAGATTACGTTCCATAACACGTATAACGATGCATCAGCTTCAGCAGAAGTACGTAACGTTCGTAATAACTCTACAGGTACATCATTCCATACAGCAGTCGATGATTTCGAAGTTCAACAAGTCGTACCATTTGACCGCAATGCATGGCACGCTGGAGACGGAACGTACGGAGCTGGTAACCGTAACTCTATCGGTGTAGAAATCTGTTACTCTATGAGTGGTGGAGAGCGTTATCGTAAAGCTGAGTTAAATGCTATCGAGCATATCTCAGATTTAATGGTACGTTTTAATATCCCAATCTCTAAAGTTAAGACTCACCAAGAGCGTAATGGTAAATATTGCCCACACCGTATGTTAGATGAAGGTCGTGTAGGTTGGTTTAAAGCAGAATGTGAACGTCGTGCTAATGAGAAACGTAACGGAGGCGGCGGTACACCAAACCCAGAACCAAAACCAGACCCTAAACCAGAACCTACTCCAAAGCCACCATCTGGTGACTACGATTCCAGCTGGTTCACTAAAGAGACAGGAACTTTCGTAACAAATACTACAATCAAGTTACGTACAGCACCATTCACAAGTGCAGGAGTAATCGCTACACTTCCGGCTGGTTCTACAGTTAACTACAATGGTTTTGGTATCGAATACGATGGTTATGTCTGGATTCGTCAACCACGTAGTAATGGCTACGGCTACTTAGCTACTGGTGAATCTAAAGGCGGTAAACGCGTGAACTACTGGGGTACATTTAAGTAATAGATTAAAAGAATCCTTCGGGGTTCTTTTTTTTTTGTAAAAATATGTTGCATTTAATAGATTCTCATGTTACTATAAGTTTGTAGCAAGGAACACAAACAAAAGGAGGAGAAACAAATGATTAAAGTAAATGATGAGTTAGTAGTAGTTACAGAGTTTCCTAATAAAGAAATTCTATTAAACGGCGGAGCAATTCAAGCGGCAGCGAGTCGTACTGATATTCCGGTTATTGAGTTTAAATACGAGGATAATAGTGACTTAATTAATTTGATGTTCGTTAAGCGTCATCTAGATAATCACGGTATCAGCGATAAAATGATTTTAAAAGTGAGATACATGCCTTACTCTCGAATGGACAGAGAAGAAGGTAACTCAGTATTCACACTTAAATATGTAGGTGAGTTTATCAACAGCCTAAACTTCCATAAAGTGATGATTATCGAACCTCACTCAAACGTAACACCAGCAGTTGTTAATAAAACGTTGTCGGTATTCCCTACTAAAGTTCATTTCATGGAACAGACGCTGAAGATTATTAACTTTAATAAAGACGAAGATTACTTGTTGTTCCCAGATGCTGGTGCAGCAGGACGATACAAGGACCTAAAAGGTTTTAAAACTTTAATCGGACATAAAGAACGAGACTTTACTACAGGTAATATCACAGGATTCTCGGTTTTAGGTGATATGGAAGCTGGTAAGAAAGTACTAATTGTGGATGACCTTATTTCTAAAGGTGGAACATTCGTAGGATACTTTAATGGAGCTTACTCTGGTGCAGCGGTAACAGCTAAAGAGATGGGGGCTAAATCAGTATATCTATTAACCACTCATTGTGAGAAGACAATCTTTGACGGTGAAATCCTTAAGACAGACTACATTGACGAAGTTTTCACATCGGATTCAATGCTAGACGAAACAGATGTACATCCTAAATTAACAATTTTAAAATAGTAGTTGACTAGATTGGTAAAAGATGCTAATATAAAAGAGTAGAAAAAATAAAAAAAAAAACCGAAAAGAGGAATTTATTATGACAGCAACTAAAAACCCTATGTTAAGAACGGATTTCTATAAAACGGGACACGCACCTCAATATCCAGAGGGTACGGAATACATCTATTCAGTTTGGGTTCCGCGTTCTAACAAGTACATGCCTTATACAGATGGAGTTGTATCTTGGGGAATCCAAGGAATGATTAAAGAAGACTTAATCGAAGCATTCGAATACCACTTCTTCAATTTACCAGAGATTGTAGCGGTTCATCAGTATACTAGAATCCTAAAGTATTCATTAGGTGCAGACAAGGCAGACGGAAGTCGTATCGCAGAGTTACACCGATTAGGTTATCTACCAGTTCGTATCAAAGCAGTTAAAGAAGGCACTGTAGTTCCATTACGTACGCCTATGATGACAATCGAAAATACTCATAAAGATTTCTTCTGGGTTACTAACTTCCTAGAAACTATTATTTCTAACCAGTTATGGCAAGCTATGACATCAGCGACGATTGCATATAACTACCGTAAAGTTATGAACGGATTTGCAGAATTAACTATGGATAATCCGAAATTAGTTGAATGGTTACTTCATGACTTCTCTATGCGCGGAATGGGTTCATTACAAACTACAGAGAAATCAGGTTCCGGTCACCTACTATCATTCGTAGGAACTGATAGTATCCCAGCTATCGTATATCTAGAAGAGTATTATAATGCTAACGTAGAAACTGAATTAGTTGCAGGGTCTGTTAGTGCTACAGAGCATAGCGTGATGTGCGCATCGGCTGATGTTAATTTAGATGAAGAAGAAACATTCCGTCGATTATTAACTGAAGTGTACCCTACAGGTATCGTGAGTGTTGTATCAGATTCGTTTGACTTCTGGGATAACGTATCACGTGTACTACCTAACCTTAAAGATATCATTACATCTCGTGATGGTAAACTAGTAATTCGACCAGACTCTGGTGTGCCGGAAGATATCTTATGTGGAGACCCTAATGCAGATAACAAGTGGGCTCGTATGGGACTAGTAGCATCATTAGCTGAAATCTTCGGATACACAGTTAATAGCAAAGGTTATAAAGTATTACCACCTTATATCGGAGCAATCTACGGAGATTCAATCACGTACGAACGCATGCAAGAAATTTACCAACGACTAGTTGATGCAGGATTCTCAATTGAAAACGTAGTATTAGGAGTAGGTTCTTACACTTATGCTTATAACACTCGTGACTCTCTAGGATTTGCGATGAAGGCTACGTGGGCTCAAGTAAATGGAGAAGAGAAGTTAATTCAAAAGAATCCTAAAACGGATGATGGTACTAAGAAATCTAACAAAGGTCGTGTAGCTGTAGTTGAGCGTGATGGCAAGATTGTTACAATCGATAACATTAGTATTGACGATGCACCGATTGAAGGGGATTTACTAGAAACTGTATTTGAAGATGGTAAACTAGTTCGTGAGCAATCACTAGCTGAGGTTCGTGAAATTCTAGCAAGCTACACAAAATAATATGAGCCCTACGGGGCTCTTTACTTTAGGGGGAGAGACAATGGATACTTATATGAATGAAAGTAACGCAGCATACAGGTTAGTAAAAGAATGGGAGCAATATGGGCGTATTGTGGTAGCTTATGATTTTGATAACACAGTATATGATTATCATCAAGAAGGACACGACTATAGCGAGGTTATTGAATTAATTCACGAGTTACATGAAGCTGGTGCGTACCTTATGGTATACACGGCACGACCTAACACAGAACTGTATAAGGTTAGCAACTACTTAAAAGAAAATATGATTCCGTTCGATTCAATTAACAAGATGCCGGATTTCTTACCGTTTACCGAAAACAAGAAACTATACTATAATATTCTACTAGATGATAGAGCTGGGTTGAAAAGTGCGGTAAATATTTTAAGAACAGTGTTGACTGTTAGAGAATTACGTGGTAACATGTAGTTAATGAGGAGGAGATATACATGTTATTCAAATTTATAGTAGAGAGTTCAAATGGAAAGAGTTACGAGTTTACTAAAGCAGCAGATACAATGAAAGAGGCTGAAGGTAATATAGACTCAGAGGCTCATACAAGAGGTATTATCGGAGAATTAACTGTAGTAGAAAGATATAATTACGAACTTGGCGGTAAATGGACAAGCCTAGAAGGAGAGCCCTTCGAAGATTACGATATTGTTGAACATGCATTAACAGAGACTGTGGAACAAAAATATGCAGAGTACATCGAACCGGAACCGGAACCTTTAAAAGAGGAAGATGACGGTCAGTTCTCATTATTCTAAACTATGATATAATAGAATAGAGGTGATTAAATGAAATTTGTATTGGGAATTTTGGAAGTATTACTAGTAATCTTACAGATTATTGTATGTGTTCCGTTACTATTAGTTATGGCTTTAATATCAGTAGCACTCGTTCTAGGAGCAATCGCATTCGGTCTAGTTTTGGTGGTTATTGCAGCTCCTTTAGTTTTGGTTGGAATGGGATATGACTATATTAAAGAGAGACTAAAAGGAAGACGTTGATGTGTCAGGGTCTTTCGATGTCAATTATCTTATAGTGAAGGTTATAATAATTGCTTTACTAGGGTACACACTCGTGCTGTTCTTCGGAGTTAAGAAGTCCGTAAAGGAGCACAAAGAAGAAGTAAGATATAGCGACTCGATAAAGAAGGCTATAGGAAAGCTTAGTGAAATTAAAAACGAAATTAAAGGAGACGATAACATGACAAAATTAGATACAAAGGTAGAAGGTATTAAAAATACGATGAGTTTAACAGATATCGTATCACGAAAAGCATCGGTAACGCAGTATGGTGAAGTAATCGACCTAGTAGCGCAGCTTATTAAAAATAGATTCGAAAATTACCAGTTTACGTTATACCCATCTACTGACGAAGAGAAGGTACCACACTTCATTCAAATTATCAGTAATTGGCACGATGACCCAGAACTTCACAAAAAGATTTTCGCAAAAGGTATGGACTATGGCGTTGACATGAAAATGTTACAGGATATGTTCCGACAACATATTGCCGATGGTCATGTAATCGATTTAGGCGGCGATGTAGTGGTTGTAACTGATGACGGGACTAATTCTAACCCTACTAATCTAAGCCCTATCCAGACCGGATTAGAAGGCTCTGAAGTAGCTGTTATTATTTCATTCGTTAAGAAAGAACACTACAAAGAGTGGGTTAAGAACACATTCGAAGAAGAAGAAAAAGTTAAAGAAAAACTACAATTGGTGGTGAACAATTAATGGAACTAGGTAAAGAGGTAACCGAAGAAGTATCATCAGCGATTGAAGAGGTTAAAGTAGAGAAGTTCCCATCACGACGAACATTCTTAGAAAATTTCATTCTATCAGTCGAGAAGTTCCAACGTCGAGAGATTCTGGGGGGTACTACACTTGAGGGTGCGGTATTCCTTCCGGCTGAGTTGGTCCAAGCTAAGGATAAAGAAGTTGTCAAGATGATGCAGACAGCTAAACGTATCAAAGGTACGGACGAGTTGAACACTACAGTTAGCCTAGAGAGTAAAACAATCCCTGTAACAGCTGGTGTAAGTGTTACCGGAATTGAAATTGTTTTCGGGTTCACCAGTGATACTGATTTCGACAGTATTCTCAAGATTGCTAGTCATTACAAAGAGAGAGATTAGTTCTCTCTTTTTTTTTTATATAAAAGTATTGACATACAAACTCCTTTAGTGTATAGTAAACTTATACAAAGGAAAGGAGATAACAAATGGCTAGAGAGAAAAATACACATGTAAAGGAGACCAGCCTAAGATGTAGTGAATGTAACCACGTTACACGACTATGGAGAAGTGGAGGTCGAATGAAAAAGAGAGACCATACAAAAGACCTACACTGTGTTAAATGCAATAAAACAACGGCACATAAAGAATTGAAGTTGGAAGAGGAGATACCAGCTTGGATTCTAGAATTTCAAAAGAGACATGAGGATGAGAGAGGGGATAGGTAACATGTTGAAGGTTACTAGTGAGTTATTGGATATTCAAGTTAAAGAGGCGTATAAATTACACGGGGTTACAGATGTACAGAACGACCAAACGTTCCGAGAATTCATTCAAGAAAGCGAGAAAGAGTTCGGTATGGCACCACGAAATCTAGATTCACTAACAGATGATGAGTTAAACAGCTATAGCGACTTCTTGGACGAGTTATGGAACAAGTAAGACTATTAATAACTGCATTTTTATGCGTGTTCTGGTTGTTTGTGAGGGATATGAAGAAAAGTCCTTTCTTAAGCGGCTCAGAATACGCTAGCAGTTTTAAAAGAGCATCACTCACCTGCTGGTTATTAGGTCACTGGTGGTTCCATATGAAAACGGAACAAGGTTATTATTCAAGACACAAAACATATTTTTGTCCTGTATGCGGGGCTAAATATTTATATCATTGCTAAAGGAGCAAACAAATGACAACATTACAACAAATTAGAGAAAACGACGTAGATTATTTAACGAATGCCATGTTTAAGGATGTACTAATGCACGGTGAGCGTAGAGAGGACCGAACTGGGACAGGCACTATTAGTCTATTTAATGTGAATCATACATTCGATTGCAGCAACAAGTTCCCTGTAGTTACAAATAAGAAGGTACCGTTACGAGTAGTGTTTGAAGAGCTTATGTGGTTCTTAAGCGGAAGTACTGACCTTAAGTGGCTGCTAGATAGAAATGTTCATATCTGGGATGCAGATGCACATCGATTCTACCAAGAACAAGGTGGAGAGTTAGATTTTGATAGTTTCATAGAGATGGCTGGTATCTACGGATTCGATTTAGGTCCTATTTATGGTAAACAATGGACAGATTGGAACAGCGAAGGGTTTAATCAGATTGAGTGGGTTATTGAAGAGATTAAGAGAAATCCAGAATCAAGACGATTGTACATTAGCGCATGGCACCCAACAGCGTTCAAGAAGGCAGCGTTACCTTGTTGTCACGTATCATTCCAATTCTATGTATCTAACAAAGACACTTTAAATCTCAAATTCTCAATGCGTTCTAATGATTTATTCTTAGGTTACGCATTCAATGTAAGCTCTTATGGATATCTATTATTCTTAGTAGCTGCTATGACTGGGTTAAAAGTAGGCTCATTAACATACGATGCAGGGGACGCGCATATCTATTTAAACCACTTGAAACAAGTAGAATTACAGATTTCGCGTAAACCATTCCCACAGCCACAACTTAAAGTTAATGGCGTGAAAGAGAAGATTACAGATTATAAGTGGGAAGACATGGAATTTACGGAGTATCAGCACCATGAAACTATTAAAGGTCGAGTATCGGTGGGAGAGGTGAAATCATGAGCAAAACATTCGAGGAGGATATGATTAGCTTGTATCTATGGACTGATAGACGCGCAGCTGGAGGTTTAACGAAAGACCAAGTTAACTATGTACTTCGAGAGTTTAAAAGAGCAGTTGAAGATAAATTCCCAATGGAGATTGCTAGATATAAGGAGGAAACAAAATGAACAACGTACAATTATTGATTAATGAGCTAAAGGACATGCAGGTGCTATTTGATAAAGGGTTTATGAGTGCTGAGGAGTTTGACCGTATCAAAACCACGATTAATCAAGAAATCGAATTAGCGGGGGTAAACTAATGAGTTATAAAGACACGCATCATACATTCGAACGATTAGGAATTAAGCATAAGATTGCGATTACAGGGCTATCTCGTACAGGTAAATCTACAGCAGCAGACTACTTTAGTGAAATGTACGGATTCTACGTATATGACATGAGCGATGACTTGAAACTAGACTACGACACAGAGAGTAGAAGAACGTCCGACGCGTATATCGACCGCCACGGTAAACCACGGGAAGGCTATCAGTTGTTCGGTCAATTAAAGCGATATGTTCACGGAGAAGATTACTGGATTGATAAAGTACAACGACGTATAAGTGGTGACTCTTTTGCTATAGAGAATCGCAAATACGAAAATGGTGAAGGAATTAGATTGAGAAATAACCCACATCAAAAGGTTTTATTAACTGGTCTTAGACAGCCTAATGAGTTCGAATACGCTCGTGCAAATGGTTTTACTATAATTAGACTAGAAGTAGACGAAGACATCCGTATCGAGCGTATAAAGGCGTCTGGGGAGGTTGTAGACGAGAAGACTATCAAACATGAGACGGAAGCTACGTTAATGAACGAAAAAGTAGACTACGTGGTTAAGAATAATACAAATAATCCAGAGAATATGATTGATTGGTTAGATGAGATTGCTAGAGAGGTAATTAACGGAGGGCGATTTTAATGAGTAAACGTGAAGAGCTAGAGAACAAGTTGTCAGACCTTAAAGAAAGTTTAGAAACAGCGGAAGGATTGCTAGATGATGCAGATACGGAGTGCAATGAGACAGAATATGAAATTGAGAGTTTAAGGGAACAAGTGGCAGAGCTAGAAAGCGAGTTAGAAGAAGTCGAGAATCAACTAGACAATATGAGAAGTAAACTAAAAGATAGTGAAAGACAATACACGCGACTAGAAGAAAAGGTGGATGACCTAGAAGCGGAAATAGGTGAAGTAGAGTATGAGCTAGAGAACTTAGAAGAAGAGTAAAATCTTCTTCTTTTTTTTTTATAAAAGTCTTGCAATCTATAAATCTATGTGGTAAGATTAGTTCATACCAAACAAGGAGGAGATATTAATGGATACAAGAGCGTTTGTAGTGTTCAATGAGATTAAGACATGGGAAGTTGAGAATGGCGAGTCGTTTATCGACCATTACGGTTACAACATTGAAGCTCCTGATTTTATGGAGTGGGCATTAGAAAATAAACTGATTACTGAAGACCAGTTCGCAGCGTGGGAAGATGCTTATCCATCACTAGAGGCAGATGACCCTAACTACTATATCTTTACAGATGACGAAGATGTTGCGTGGGCGTTAGTTGTCGACCCAGAACGAACAGAAGAGTCAGAGGATAAAGGTTTGATTTATCTATCAAATTACATCGCAGAGCGAGATGATTTACTAGAAGAGTTTAGAGTTTTCATCGACGAGGAGGAATAGGATTGATTATCAGCAGCATCGTGGCACGAGACAGAAATGGTGGTATCGGATTGGATAACAAGCTACTAATCCACCTGCCGAAAGACTTAGCATGGTTCAAGAAGCAAACGATAGGAAAGGTAATTGTGATGGGTTCGAAGACACATCTATCGATTGGTAAGTTCCTAGAGAAGCGTGTCAACGTGGTATTGACTAGGAATAAAGATTTTGTACCACTAGATAAAGATGTGATTGTGTTCCATAACATCCATGAGATGTTGAACTACTTTAAAGACGAAAAAGAGATTATGGTTATCGGTGGAGGAGAGATTTATAGACAGTTTGCTCCTATGGTGAATAGACATTATGTGACAGAAATCGATGCGCTGTTCGGAGCGGATACGTTCTACCCTCCATTTGATACAAAAGTGTACAAGCGTTTCTTCAACAAAGGAGAGACTAGAGAAGTTCATGAGCATAATGGAATAAAATACGAGTTTGCAATTTATAAAAAGGTGGATTGATAGCATGGCATATATTGATGTTAATTTCGGACATGTAGAAGGAAGTAGATTTGATAGCGTAGTTGAAGATTTAGTTTATGAGTTCGGGTATGAAGGTGACGCGTGGGACATGGTTGTAGCTAGTGGAGATATGGAGATTCTAGCAGATTTCCTAGCTAGTGATGGTCTAGCGGTAACATTAGATGGTGAGGACGTACTGTAATGGGTACTTTCTTAGAACTAGTAGGGGTTGTCCTAGAGATGTTAGGTCTCTGGGCAGCTTCACAAGATGAGGAGGACAAGTAATTGGATATCAAAATCGGAGATAAATATAAACTTACATCTGATACGCATAACATCATTATCAATGAGAAGGTTGTTCCGGTACAAAAGAAAGATGAGACGGATGCAGCTTTTGCAGAACGTAGCAAAATCGAAAAGTATAGCGCGACAGGATATCACGCTAACTTAGAGAAGGCTTGCTTATACCTAATCGATAAAGTAGGTAAAGAGGATAAAGATACTATCTTAACGTTGGACATGCTTGTTCATGAAATCAGAAAAGCCAAAGAAGAAATAAAAGAAATGGGATTATCTTTAGAAAAACCTTTACAAGAATAGCAATCTATGATAATATATAAATTATAGAAGGTGGTGATGAGATGAGTAAGACAATATAGTTTCACAGCCATTATAAACAATAAAAAAACTCGGAGGTAGTTAACATGAACTTAGAACAAGTTAGAGATTTACTAAAGGATGTATTAGATGGCGGGAGAATGACAAAAGAAAATAAAGAGAAGTTAGCTGAGGCTTACCACCAAGTTAACGAAAAGGTAGAAAAGAATAAATACCGCGATGAGCAGCGCGCTAAAGGTGGAGAGTTTGCAGACTACGGAGTATCCGCAATCATTAAAGATATGACAGGTGCAATGAACATTTTCAATAAGTATCCTAAGGCACACAATTGCGCAGTTGATGACGTTAAACACTTAGATGGAATCCGTCAAGATATGTTCCATGACGCGGAGTTCTTACGTAAAGGGAAAACAGTAGAAGAGAAAGCAGCTAAATGGGACGAGCTAGGACGAGCAGCAGAACGCCGACGTGTAGCTAAGGAACTTATTGAAGCAACGAAACCTATTAAACTATTAATGGCTAAATACAAGAATAATGATATCGCTAAAGATATGAGAGATTTATTAGCTCAGCTACGTAACATTGAAAAGATTCAAAGCGAACGACAATACGAGCCTCGCGTGTTAAACCAGATGGAAGAAGAATTTGCTAAAGCGAAAGGGGTGAAACACTAATGTCTAAGTTCATTTATACTTGTGGTAATGCATTAGGTACTATCTCTATATTTTGCATGGTCACAGAGGGGTTTGATTGGAAATTTGTAATCGGGCTGGTTCTATCGGCGTTGATTACAGTTAATTCACCGTACTCAATTAGAAGAAGGGATGAGAGATAATGACAAGACATGCACGATACAAGCAACTAGGTAAATGTACAATTAAGCAAGGAACCATCAATAGCATTATGCTGCGAACACCTACGATTGAGGAGAATGTATTTGTATTTAAGAACATTGGCATTCTAGTGAAATCAAATAAGAAGGTGAGACCATGATTGAGTATAATACAGCAATGAAGATGAAGATTGGTATGATTTTAGTAACTTCTATATATTGTACGTTTAGTTTTGTAGACACACCGTATCAGTACAGATTAGCGATGTTCGGTCTACTAGCATATCACCTATACCTATTTTGGGAGCAATATATAATCCTGCAAAAGGGAGATGGATATAATGTTTAAGGTTCACGATAAAGCGGTAATTAGGTTCTATAAAAGATACACTGGAGCAACTTATGTAGATGGTAAAGTTGTTAACATTGACGATGATGTTATAGTAGTTCATGTAGATAATCCTATTAAGAAGGAAGGAGAACCAAAAGTTAAATCGTTCTTCTTCGATTCTAAGACACTAGGAGAAAAGAGTTCACGAAACTGGGATTCAAGATATCCTATAGATTACGACATGGAACATGATAGAATTACTGTAGAGCTTTTAAGCAAAAAGGAGGCTCGTAAACACAAAGCTAAATATGTGTTAATCCATATGAAGAACGGAGAGCAGTTGAGTTTGTATCATGAATATGAATCTAGTATCGAGAGTTTACTGGAAGATGATAACAAGACATTAAAGTTCTTCAACTACGAGTTCACTAAGTCGTTTGTGATTCGACTAGATGAGACGATTATGTTTGAGGAGGATGTAAAATGAGCGCTGTAGGTATAGTTTGCGGACTAAACATCATAGCAATTATAGCTTGCTTGTTTGTACTATGGGCAGAATACAATTACTTAGAAACTACATCTAAGATTATGATGCTAGCTTTAGCAGCTACGAACGTTATTAGTCTACTAGTAAACATGGGGATGATACGATGAATAAATGGTGTAAGTGGTTCGGGCATAAGAGAGGTGAAGTATTACCGTGGAAACCAACGCCTTTAGGAGTATCTAGAGGGTATGTGAAGGATGAAGTTGAAGTACTATTCTCTATAGAATCGCATTGTCCTAGATGTGGAGACAAGATAACAGAAATTAAGTGGTTCAGACTAGAGGAATGGGAAAGACGATACACGTATAAAACACTAGGGTGCGAATTTTTATTAAAGAGAAACTTAGATTAATTTCTAAGTTTTTTTTTATTTTCTCTTGTAATCTATGGAATATTATGCTATTATTTAATCATAAGGAGGAGATACAAATGTTTAACTTAGATTTCGAGGGTAAGTTAGTTGCTCGAGACCGTATCGAATGGGCAGACGGTCCACATAAGCGAGTTATAGTGAGTGGGCAAACGGTTGAATACAGAGTCACAGACCCATATACGGTACTATTAAAAGAGTATCCTCACGGAACAGAGTTTATGACAATGAGAATATCAACAGTTGAATTAGCATTTAGACCGTGGGGAAGAGAGGAGTGGTAGAATGGAGTTTTTAGAGATTGATTTATTCAACAGATACTGGGTGTTCCATACGATAGAGTATTACCCTAGCGGGGATTTTAATGATATTGTCTTTACATCTGAACATTGGACCGATGTGGAACGACTGCTAAAAGAACCAGACATGGAGACATTACAAGATTTCAACTTATTCTTACAAGACTACAACATTATGGTGTTCGACTCGGAAACGAAAGAAACATGGACTCCTAATGGAGGTTGGACGGAACATAGACCTAGAACAATAGAAAAGGAGGATTATTAATGGCAAAACATTCCTTGACATTTTATAACAACGGTGTTACAGTAAGAAAGTACGGAGGAACAGCATCAGATGTAGATTGGTGTCATAAAAGATTCCTAAACGGACAAACTTCGGACCCGTACTTTATGGAAGGTAATCTAGTTTTAATTAGAAAACAGAATGCTAGAAAGTATGTTTGTGGTAGATTCACAATAGATAAGGATGGAGTGATAACAGATGTTAGCGACAATGGAAAGACCGAAACGAATGGAGCCAAAATCAACATCACCTGTGGATGATGAGTATTACGTACTAGTACTAAACGGGAGACCTTATGGTTCTGGTCGTATGGATTACATGAAAGAGTTGATATGGGATAGGCTGTTTTGCTTCCCTAAGAACAATGATGAATTTAAAGTATTAACAAAAGAACAAGCAAAGAAGGAGTTTATCTATGTCTAGAGAAAAGATTAAAGTTGTCGATAAGAACGGATTAGTAGGTTACTATTTTCATGAGGAGCTGATGACATTCGGAACACTTTACCAAGGTTGCGTAGTACAACTCCAGAAGCAGCCTTATGTAGTTGAAATGTTAGAAGTAGAGTACATGCATAACATTATAATAAAAGTACGGAGGTTAGGACGATGATTAGAGAGCACGATAGAGTATTCCTTATTGATTCGGGTATGAAGTACGAAGGTACTATTGGAGTGGCTACCGGCAACGCGTATAGAGGTCATGTATCAATTAGGTTTCCGCATACTAAAGCAGAGGGTTTATTCGAACTAAGTAAAGTGAGATTACTAGAGAGACCTTTCCTAGATTTCTTTGACGCTATCAAGATTGCTGAGGAAGATGATGTTTTGGTATGTGAGTACGCTGGATACCAAAACATTGTATGCGATGATAGATACGCGTTCACATGGGAAGAGAGCCAAAAGACAGTTAAACTTGTTGGTGAATTTATCGGTATGAAATGGAAAATAGCCATTGACAATTAAAGATAAGTAGTGTAATATATAACTATAAGGAGGAGATAATATGTTACAAATCGTAGATAACGAAAACAATGAAGGTACGTTAACAATTACAGATGCAGGAGATAGGCTTAAGTTTAAGGTTAGTGATAATAATACGGACGAGCAATATTCTATTAAACTAGGATATAAGAAACTTAAAAAGCTATCGGACAAGCTTACTGCCTTTCTAAACGCGGATGAGAGCGATATCGAAGATGGTACGTCTATTATTATAGAAAAGAAAACCAAGTTCTTAGAAGTTGAGATTTCGTATGTAGACCTTGGATTCGTAGTAGGTACTATGGATGGTAGTAGACAGGGTGATTGGGAAGTTCTCACGGTTCAGCACCATCATATCGAGAGTATTGTCAAAGAGATTGATGACAAGTTGATTTCTCTGGAGGAGGATACACTTCATGTTTAAAATTATAGATACGACATTAGAAGACGAGTTCATCGAAGGTAAGTTAACTAAAAAAGGTAATATAAAATTAACAGTTATCGGTCGAGAACAGAGTGTACATGATGATAAAATTACATTTAAATTCAAATTTACTAATGAATATACAACTAGATTTGTAAGACTACTAGAGCATATTTCATTCGGCAAAGTTAGCGAAGATATTATGAATAGAAATACATTCGATTTCATAAATTCGTATAATGGTAGCCAAGTTAAGTTTAAGACACATGTATCGATGACAGGAGATACAATCATGGTAAGTGTAGTTGAGGACGTTGACAGTGTAGCTAAAATAGTGACGTTATCGATTACGAGAAAAGATGCACAAGCCGCAGTTAACGCAATCGATACGAAAGCAGATGAATTATTAAAAAGAAGATACAGACAATAGGAGGAGTTATAATGGATAAGTTAATATCAATTGTTTCTAATGGTGTGCATGGCGCGGATAAGGACAAGCTAAATATCGAGTATTATCATAACAGTGAAAGAGTAACGTTTTCTGTAATCGAGGATATTGGTAATATGCATCCTTATGAAAAGAGCACTAAGTTGAATCACAAACAGTTAGAAAAGTTTATCTATAAGTTAACAAAAACAACAGAAAAGTTTAGGGAGAAACTAGACGACGATACGCAAGTACGTGGCGCTATCTCTGTAAAAGAGAGATTTGTTAAGAAGAATAGTAGAGCGTCATTATCTGTTTGGGCTAGTGGTGGTGAAATTGGGGTAGCTGTAAACCCTAATAACGCAACATGCGCGGTAATGTTTATGACAGTCGATAAGGCAGAGGATTTAACAATGCAGTTAATCGAATTAGCAGAACTTTTAGAAGGAGGAAACTAATATGTTTATTATTCGCGATGTAGATTACGATGATTCATACTTGAGGGTTGACCTAGCACTAACAGGAATTGAGTTTAAGTTTGTGGATGGACCAGAAGAGGACGATGAGCTAACGGTAATCCTAAATAACAAGCAGCTGCAACGAGTAGTAGATATCTTAGAAGGTAGAACTACTAAGTCAATCGGTAACTATGTAAAATTACCTCAAATCAGTGAAAGAGAAGAACTAGATGTGTGCAACCTACGTTCATTTGAACAGCATATGTTAACACTAGAAAGAGCAGCACTAGGCGTAACATTCACTCCAGCAGACAAAGATTTACTAGTATCATTCATTAATCATTATCTGGAGCAATAACATGAATATTACTAGATATAACCATGATGACGAGGGAGAGACTATTAAATGTCTCTTCTTCGATACAAAAAGATATAGATTACTGTTTGCATTAGCAGAAACACTATGGTATACTAAAATCATAGATTTGAAGAGGTATCATTACATCGAGTACAACAACCAGAGAAAAGAGCTATTCATATTCAAATTAGCTATTAGATGGGGGAGAAAGAAATGATTAAGAGTTTTGATTTTAATAGTGATAGTGAGAATATTTTCGCAACCATGCACCTACGACTAACAGATAAAGGTAAGTTTAAGTTAACGATTAGAGAGTATGAGACAAAAGAGAAAACAGGTAATAATAGAAAACAAACATCTGTGTTAGATGTGGCGGAATCGCATAAACTTCTATACAACTTAGAAAAGAAACTAAACGAGTACGCTCATCGTGCATCGACAATGACTATTACTAGAGAGTACTACTCATCAAATCATCTAGAAGGCGTATCAACTTGGATGCTAGAGGACAAAAGTTTGTTCGGTATGGCTACATTACACCCAGTAGATATCCACAATGTGGCATTCTTCAAACTTAGAAAGTTCCAAGAGGTAATCGATGCGGTTAGAATCATCGCTGTTCGACAGGAGGAGATGTCACGTGCCAAGACACTCAAGGAATAGACAGTTACGTAAAATTAACTCTATCATGGCGACTGTAGGTGGCACACTAGAAATTAGACACAATATAGAAGGTGTGTACTTCATGGAGATGGATGAATCGTATGTAGAAATGCCATACGTGCAAACCACTCATAAAGAAGTACGTAAGCCGAACTACCGTATCAGGAACACGAAACGGTACAAGATGGATAAACTAGGGAACGTACTACGAACACCTAAGTCTACGTATCTATTTGGAGAGGTATATTTTAGAACGGATACACGTGTTTTCTCCTTCAACAAACCGAAACCAGATGCACATAAGGTAGAGATGCTGGATTGTAAGACTGGAGAGGACATATTTTGATTACGGTAGCTATCACTCTACTAATAATCGTAGGTGTGGTGATGGTTGTTCTGGGGTGCTTGTTTAAAAGTGACAAGTTGTCCCAGACATCCGCTATAGCTGCGGTAGGTTTTGGTCTAATCATATCTTGCTGGTCTATGTTTCTAGTATTAATGGTACTAATATTTATTCTAGGAGGAGATATAAAGTGAGTCAATTATCAACAGTAGATGCAGTAATGTTATTCTTTCTAACGTGGGCGCAAGGATTAGCGTATATGGTATGCGCGTTCATGCTCTGTAAGGGGCTTTACACGACGATACAGAAGCTTTGCGAGAAACGTAGTCTAATTAGTCGAGCTGGATGGTGTATTCTATTAATCGTCATCCCAGCACTATTAGGCTCCACGCTATGGCTGTGGTGGGAATTCTTAGGGATGAGTGCAGCAGACATGATTCAAATATATCAAAATCATAAAACTTCCTAACGGGAGTTTTTTTTTTGTAGAAAAGTGTTGCAATTATAAAACTAGAATGGTATACTAAGAGTAACTTAAAGGGAGGTAGTAAATATGAGAAAATGGAGATGTGCACACACAACGTTAGGAACTAACAACTACGATATTCTTAAAATTAAAGTAAGTAAGAAAGGCAAACTGATTATCGCTATTGGGGAAGAGGAGCATAACAATAAAGAAAAAGTTAAGATTACGCAGAAACAGGCGCAAGAGCTGTTTAGTGGTATGGAAGATGTACTAGAGCATGGACGATGCAACGTAATAGATGTGAACGATGATAAGCGTATTGATGTAGATTTTATCAATTGTCTAGGAACGCCACATTACTGTTTCGGTATCGAATCAGAGTATGACTTCGAATCGGTACATCTCGAGAAGGTTCAATTCGAACAAGTCTATGAGCAAATCCGACACTTCGGTATGGAAGGAGAGTTACTATGATAGGAGTTAAAAAGATGTATCCATGCGCACATAACAAGGATTTATACGGAGCGCAAGAATTTATGACAATTGGCGTTAACAAGAAAGGTAAATTAGTATTAATTCATACAGAGCGTGATTCAACAGAGGAAGTTACAGTTAAGCTGCCAATTAAGAAAGCGGTAGAGTTCCGGAATCAACTACGTAAGGCTGTTAACGAGAAAGACGACCGTCACTTCGAACTTGAGCATAAGAAGTACTATGTATCTGTTGAACGAGCAGATTGCACGGGTAAGGAAATTCATATAGTCATACTTTTAGAGGTTGACAAAGATGAGGTCGTTACGGTGCACTTAGCACAAGCAAACGCAGAGAGTTTCCTATCAGCTGTAGAACAAATCATAGAACATGGAACTTTAGAGTTCCAGCCCGTAAACCGATAAGACGAAATTTATAAACCATATTTTAGGAGGAGAGCAATATGTTTAAACTTAGACCAAAAATTAAATTCCCTTGCTTTTATAACGACCGAGCGTTCGACCAGAAAGACTTCCTTATCGTAAAGGAAACTAAGACTGGGATTAAGTTTACCATACAGGACAAGCTAAACGGAGTAGAAGTAGCAATCAATGTACCTCTACTAAACGCGATGGAGATACGAACAGCAATTAGTTCAGCTATGATAGGTACGATAGACGAACGTTTCGATATCAACCATAATGTAGGCATATGGGTACGTGACACTCGTGCGTATAACACTCCACTAGTATCACTACTACTAGCAGGACTTAATGACTCCGAGAGCATCTGTATCACAACCAAACAAGCATTGCAGCTAAACGACTTTATCGAGGAGGTATATAAAAATGGCAGTAGTATACAAGTGTGAGCATAACAAAGAGAACAATGATTTAGACCAAGTTAAATTGTCCGTAGTTAAGAATAAGTTAAAGTTCGTGTTCCGAGATGATGTACGAGACGTAAAGATTAATATAAAACTAGATAAGTATAAAGCGGAACTTATAGGGCGAGCTTTACATGATGATATACACGAAGGTAGAGATGGTTATAAGTTAGGACTTACAAGAGATAGAGAGTTGGGCGTAATGCGCTCATACTGCGACTCTCACGAAAAACATCACATTATCTACGGACAGCAAGGGATTGCTCTTGTATCGGTACACTTGGATGGTGACGATATTAAAGACCTACATGATAATATTATGAGCTTTGTAAAATACGGGGAGATATAAGGAGGCGAGACAAATGGAATGGAAGAATTGGAAACCGCGCTTCTATAATGGACAAGATGTATACATTATTACTTGGTTCGGTTATGAGTTGGTGATTTCTAAATGATTCTATTAGGGCAGGTATTCTTTGTTGTATTTGCATGCTTTGGATGGTACGCAATCTCATGCACGGTAGCCTTCTTGTTTATGTATCTGATGAACGCCTTCCAAGGTATGGGTTCTACCGTAATTGAAGATAATGATATTGCAGTCGGTGGTTTTATTGTATGGATTCTATCAGCAGTAATTTTATGCTTTACAATTTAGTAGAGGGGTGTTATAATGACTATAGGAGAGTTGAAGAATTATATAAAAGACATGGATGATAAGCTAGACTTTATGGCATTCGACCATAAGACAGGAAAGTATACGTCATTCTCGTTAGTTAAAGAGGATTATAGTTTAGATATCGAAGTGAATATACTAGAGGAGGAACAATAATGTTAACAATTGAAGCTACTAGAGACGGGCAGTATAGTGACACGGTAATTGTAACAACAGAAAGAGAGAATGGTAAGTTAATGTACGGTTTATTAATCGTCGAGGATAGAACAAAAGAAATCCAATACGTACAACGAGCTATGATGAATGAGGGGCAATTCTTAAAACTAAAGTATAACATCGCGCAAATACTAGACGGTAAAGTTAAACTAGAGACAGAATTATATGCAACTAGACAAGACAGAAGTAAAGCAGTATCAGTTATCCACTCATCTAAAGAACGAATGGGAATTGCGATTACACCACGACACGAACTAAGTGCAGTAGCATTTATGACACACGCTCAGGCTACAGATTTACTAGAATACTAGGAGGGGCTACTATGAGTATCCGTAAAATGATGATTGAGTTCTGTTATATGAAGATGAAAGAACTTGGTGATGAGTACGTAGTAGGATTTGAAGAAGTTAGTACAAAGGAGTTATGCATCTTCTATAGTTGCTACAAACAGAATAAACGACTAGGATGGATATGGTAACTATGAGAGATTATCTAGACATTAAAGAAGAAGTGTTAGTTGATAAGATAGCTGCTGTAAAAGAACAAATGGATTTATGCACTGACAAGGATGTTAGGGCTCACTTAATAGAAATCAGAGCGAAACATCTTAGGGAGTTATATAGAATCATAGAGAGAAAGGAGCGATTTAGACGTTATGAAGACTACACATGTTAAGAAGCTAATATTAGATGAATTTGAAGTAGGTGCAACATACGATATCTGTGTACAAGACAAATTCACTGGAGGTACAATAGACATGCTCGATGTGGTAGTACATCAGGCGTTTGATGATTATATACATGTTCAGTATATGACAGGTAAGTTCGCGAACGTGTATTGGTTCGATATTAATTTCTTCACATACAAAGGAGTGAATTCTGGTGTCGTTCATTAAAAACTTAGTTTGTAGTCTAGTAGGTTGTAAGATGGAACATAAAGGCAGCACGATAATGAAAAACTTTACAATCCGGTATTATGTATGTAAGCGATGCAATCACAAAACAGAAGAAACAGTACATCACGATATAGTATGAGTTTAATAAGGGGTGGACTTATGGAAATGATTCTAGCGTATGGGGCAGTGTATGTGCTTTACGGCTTATGCTGCATAGTTGGGTGGTTCTTCATGAGAAAAGACAAGCCAGCTATAGATGATGTGCTTATATCTGGGTTACTCGTGTTCTTGGCAATCGCAGCGGTGGCATATGCGGTTACGTTTATTCAAGCATTATAGGAGGGATGGTGTGAGATGCTGGTGTTGTGGTAAAAAGAGAAGGTATCTATATAAATACGCATCCAAAGAATTATGTAAAGACTGCTACGATGAACATTGGTGGGTGTATTATAGAACGTACAAGTATACAAGATATAAAAGAGGAGACGTTAGCACGTAGAGCGTAAGGAGGAGTTACAAATGATTTGGATATTTGGTTGTGGGCTATTAATAGGAATGTTTATAACTGCAATGTTGTTTGTTTTAATATCCTTAATCTTTTAATCAGGAGGGAATATAATGAATCCAGAAGAACAAGAGTATTACGATATCGATGAAAAGAACCGTGTAGTACTACGAATTGTAGACGATAGAGAGCTTAGTCTAGTAGAGAGAGGAAGGCAGCTAGGAGAGGCTATAGAGGAATGCGTGGCAAATGGTAGAAGTGAATCTACATTCTTAGAAGTATTTGTTAAGGAATTAGCAGTCCTGCAACATATACTAGGAAGGTTCGATAATCTCCGAGAGTTAGATACAGAAGGTTACGACATTGTGAACTATATAGACGCGTATCTAAAATGTAATAACGCAGTAGACCAGATTAAACATTTAGGGAAACACAGCCTAAACATCTGGAGTGTAGGAGCGGCTTATGAGAAGTTCATCTATGATAAAGGACTAATAGAAGTCTATAAATCTATTTTAGAAGAATTTAATAAAATGGGTTGACTTTCCAATCAATCTGTTGTACTATAATAATATACAAAACAAGGGGGTGTTTGCATGACATACAAACTGAAGTACGACCCATCAGCTAAGGTACGAGAATGTAAGAAGTGTGGTGTAGTGAAAGACATTGAGTCGTTTGATAAGACAGGTGTAATACGCCGAGACGGGTCTTACGGTAGAAAGTTTACATGTAGACTATGTGTCGAGGAAGCAAACAAGGAAAGAAGTAAACGATACTATCAAAATAACAAAGAGTATGTTCTCGCTAAGACCGAAAAGTGGAAACGGGAAAACAAAGAGCGGGTAAATGAGTCCAGACGAGAGTGGTATTACAATAATAAAGATAGAGTTAAAGTTTACCATAAGAAGTACATGGAAGAAGGTAACGGTAAACAGAAACAAAAGGAAGCTGTACAAAGATTTAGAGCAAAACAAAAGGAGGGGAAACAATGAAAGTAGATGAGTTAGTACTTGCAGATGTGGATTATCCGGAGGAGTCACAGCTAGTTGCGAGAATAGAAGAGGGCTACTTATACATCCTAGCAGAAGATGATAAGAACATCCCTAGAGAAGGAAATAAAGAGAATAGAGAGTTCTTTATAGGTAGGTTAACAGCACAGAAAATGTACGACCAACTAAAGACCATTAGAGCTCCGTATATGAACAGGAGACAAGTACACACCGACCTAGAAGGGAATGATTTCTACATCGCAATACTAGCTGGTACTCAAGAAGTATTCCTAGTAGATTACGAGACATATGTAGGAGCAACAGTTACCTACGAGGATGCAATTAAGTTCCGAGAGTATTTGTGGATATTCATCAACAAAGAAGAAATAGGGGTGGAAGTATGACAAGACACACACGTAATAAGCAAATGGAGAAATCAACGAAAGGTAAGTTCGGTAGAAGTTTCTTTACAGGAGAAAAGTTAGGTATCCGCAATATACCTATTGCAAGGTTTAACCTAATCGAACTTAACTTGGACAAGTCCTTCCGATGGGAGAGTGGATTTGAAGTAGAATCTGCACCTAATCACGCCAACTATCGTCAACAGAAGACATTCGGGTTAGGTAGGTTTGGTCCATTCAAACCATTCTATATCTACACGTTTGCGCAAGTGTCATTTAGACGTAGAGGTGAAGATACACGGACTTATATTTCACACCAAGCAAACGGAAGAGTTAAAGTAGAGGAAGTATATACAGGACCAGAAATCGAATGGGGGATGAGACATGTATAGTAAACATAAATTCTATTGTCAACATCATAATAGTCAAGGTGTTCATGATGAGCTAGTTAAAGTTCACCTTAAGTCAGAGTTTGAAATGGTTATTAAGTATGAGGATACAGATTGTGAAACTAAGTTCAAACTAGTATTAAACAAACACCGTGTAGAGAGATTCATATCAATACTAGATACCGCAGGAGAATGCACAGATGGTTACGAGTCAGAGAAGATTTTAATGGAAGACGAAGATACGGAACTATCAATCTCTAACCAATACTGCGGAGGGGAATTCCACCATGTAATCGAGTTTGATAGTGATTCTAGGTACGAATGTGTACACATATCAACTGATGACTTAGACTTAATGAGATATATCATTAATCAGTTAAATAGAAAGATGTTCTACTAATGAAAGAGCTATTCGAATTCTATCTGTCGCTAGCAGTTATTATTCTAATTGGGTATGCAGGGATTAATTCTCTTGTGTACCTAATATGCTCATATATAGAATGGAGGAATAAACGATGACTAGGCATACCCGTAATAGGCAGCTAAAGAAGATAGGCGTAAAGCACTATAAGATGAACGTAAGTATACCAGTTAGATGTTTCCTAGCTATAGCAGAAGGTGAACTGGACCATACGTACAATTACTATGAGCGACTACCTAACTTTGTACTACCAGCAAAAGGATTCAAGAATTTCCATAAAACTGCATTGGAGAGATATGAATGACAAGACATACAAGGAATAAACAGTTAAGAGACATTAACAAGAAGTTATATGGGTCATATGAGATAAACATGTCAATGCCCACTAGCATCATGTATGAAAAAGGTGCAGGTAACCTTGATAAAGACTTCTTCTGGTTACGTAATCCTAGATGTGAAGTATCGGTTGAACGCTGGAAGAAGAAACGATATAAAGAGAAAGATAGATTCAACATCCATACGAATATCGAGAACTTAATTTTCTTCGGTAAGAATGGGTGTGTTAGGAGCAACTATAACTAAGGAGAGATTCATATGACAAGACATACACGTAATAGACAAATGGTAGAGGTTAATAGACGTAACCCACATAAGAAGCTGATGTTACGTCACGAAATGAGCAGCATCAATGTAACAATGGAAAGTATTTACCGTGAACCTGTAGTATGGGACTTAGACCCAAACTTCCATACAGAACGAGTTACCATTTACATTCACAATTTCTTTAGAGACTTATTACCACTAGCATTACATCGTAAGTCAAACAAGGTAGAAGAACGAACTGTAACAGTATACTTCTTCACAAAGAAACAAAACCATGTATCAGGTGAGGGTAGATACTTTAATAGAATCTTAGGGAGAGATAAACGTGGATTCCGTCATTACACACATCGTCAGTTACCTGAGTATATGAAAGGTATATTTGATAAAGAAGGGTATCGTTTATTAGTAGACCATGGTAACGGAACACATAGTAAGACATACTAAGTAGTTAGGGAGAGCAATTATGAAACGTAGAAAGCCTATTAAGGATATTGTATATGACTTATTACATGAGGGGTTATTCGTGTTAGTAGAGAGAGCATACAAGGTTGTCAGGAGGTTAGACTGATGTTTGCACTTGTTACAATACTAGGGAGCTTGGTAGCGGGCTTAGGAGCCTTCTACCTTATCAGTGAAGTACTACTAGCAATCTTAGAGTTTGCGTTCAATGTGACAGACGAGACAATGGGTTACCGTATCATCGGTGGACTCATACTAGCTATTGTTATACTCTTCTCTGTTATTCCACAGTTACCATAATATGGAAGTACTCCATAACCAACGTTTAAAATTTTCTGGAAAATGATAGGGGGTGGGTGAATGGGTATTATTCTAATTATACTAGGAATAGGACTTTTAGTATTATGGTACATTGTTAACGATGAGGTAAGTAAAGCGCAAAAGATAAAAGACCAAATAGGTTATAATCCGAGTACGTTCGATGAAATGATGAACTTTATATTCGCAATGGTAACTATCATTCTAACAATCTTATACGGCGTGTGTACAATATGCTACGTTATGGGGGTGATATAGATGATAACATTATATATGATGACTACCTTAATTGTAATGGGGTGGGGCGTTAAAGTAATCTGGGATATGTGTGAGGAAGTTATAACAGACCCAGACATCCCATCAGATGGACAGGTAGTATATATCATTGTGATGGTAGTACTCGTATCAATTATTGAAATAGGTTTGTCAGGATTACTTGCAATGTTTTGGAGTATGTGGTAAAATATACTTATAAATAGATAGGAGGTAGGTATTATGGGTATATGGATGGTCTTACTTATTATCGGAGGAGGTATGTATTACCTCTATGGGTTCGTACAGTACGTTAGAAATGGTGGTATTCGGGCAGACGGAACAAGTGTTCTTATCTGCATTGCCACAGCATTAATTTTTTGTCTGGTAATTTTTTGTATCTGGATGCTTGCATTCGCAACAGGAATTTTGTAAAATGAAAGTATAGGGGGTGGGTATAGTGGAGATTATTCTCGGTCTTACTATATCGCTTATCATGTGCCTAGTATTAGGGGCGGTAAATGGCAGGAATATTAGTGAAATGCTGAAGATTGCTATCAGAGTTTATCTTATGTGCTTACTTATATCAGGGGTGGTAATAGCCCCGTTAGCGGTTTATGTATATACAAGATAGTATCTAATATATCAAAGTTTTTCACAGTTCCAAAAATTTTAACCTCAGGTAGAACGGTAGTAAAATACTACTTGACAAATTTATGGTTTTATGATAGGGGCGGGGTTATACCACATATCAACCAGTATGTCAAGTAAGCATATAAAAAAATAATTGTCAATAGGGTATAAAGGAGGGTCACCCCTCCTCATACTATTTATTCCATTTGCGCAAATTCTCAATCAAGTCTTCTGCTGCTCTTTGCAGGTCTCTAATAGCTACCTCCGTTTGATGCTGCTGCTTAACCACGCCTGACACGATAGCGCTAATACGCTTGGATACATACGTAGCCTCCACCAGTGCTAAATCATGTCTAACGCCCTTCATACCCTTATTAATAAGCGTCGATGCATCTATGATATGAACGTGCATATGCGCAGGTAGTACAATTGAGTACGTTTGTCTAGTCTTATACATATCACCAAGCACCTCAGCATGTTTGGCAATCTGCTCCAGTTCAATAATAGCAAGTTCGATATTAGCGTTCATAATATCCCATCCTTTTATCTATATAATAGTGAGCTTACAATTATAAGGGGCTTAACGCCCCGCCTAGCATGCGTACGTGTACACTTGACCCTTAATGTCATAGTATTTACGTAGTTTAGTTCTCATAGCACGAGCAGCCTTAAGAGCTTCCTTCTCATCGTAGTAAGTGCCGAAATATACGCAGAATAGATATTTCCCGTCCTCGTCGTATGCAGAGAATTCGCAGTCGTATACCTCCGCGCCGTCCTCGTCGTTATTATATACACGTACTGCATGATAGTCCGGTTCACCGTCCCATAACTCTGCAAGCTCCTCTTTATATTCCCCTTTAATTTGAGTAATATTCTTGACATCATAAGGAGCAGGAATAGCCTCTTTAACCTCATTCGCTAACTCCTCGCTGATTTCCTCTTTTGGCTCTGCTAATACAGTAATACGAGATTTAGCAACGTTAACTAAAACCCATTCATCCGTAGTCGTACGATTAACCCAAATGATATTAGTATCAAGACCGATATCAACGATGCGACCTGAGAAATATAAACCGTTTGGACATTCAACGAATAGCAATTGACCCATATGATAAGGCGCTTCTTTGACTTCAGTTTCTTCAGTTATAAGCATAGCCACTACCACGTGGTGCATATTGATAGTTTCTAACACTCCGCCTACGTTTAACCATACAAGAGTTTGACTATCAGTGAAGTCAGTCACGTAACCTTTGTATTGATTGCCTGACATCATTGTAACCTCTACCACTTGTCCTAATTCGAATTGACCTGCTTTAATAGTTGTTTTCATATTCATCTACCATCCTTTTATGTATGCTAGCAAGGTGTTTCCCTGCTGCTCCTATAATATCTCATATATCGACTTATAATACAAGCCTTTGACAAAATAAAAGTTTATTCGAAATTGTCAGAATATTATATACAGTTAATTTGTCAGAATATAAGATTTACTTGACATACGTATACTATTATGATAACCACATATGCGCACTCCTATGCAATGTAATAGGAGTTTTAAATTGTCTGATAGTCAGAATTATCTGATAACTTCCCATAACACATATTATTCTATTTGTCAAATCTATTTTAAAGCCCCTCACAAGCCCGTACAGCGTTTCTAAGCTATAGCCCTAGTATTTGTATCGCCTAGCCTCCTAACAGCCCGTACAGAGGAAATAGCCTCTCATCCCAGCAGTACCAAGGGCTCACAAATTGTCAGAATATTTAGTCATCTTATTATTGTCAGAATTGTCTGACTATTTGAATTGTCTGACAAATAGCTCACACACGTTTATCACACATAACCGCAAATGTCAAGTTAACAGTGTATTCGAAATAGTCTGATAACTTGAATAGTCAGATAACTTAACAGCAGCTCCTTATCAAACAATTGTCAGAATATTTAGAATAGCCTGACTAACATAATTGCGTGAATAGTTTGAATTATCAGTTAATTCTATTGCAGCCTCTTACAATTGTCAGACTATTTAGACTATTCATAACATTCAAACTGTCAGAATATTTACAATAACACGAACATTATAATTGTCAGACTATTCTATTATTCGCAATTATCAGACAATTAAGAATAGTCAACTAATAATTCCCGAGGGTTTTTATCTAATTGTTCAGACTATTTAGAATAATCCGAACAATGGCAAAATTCACACTATTATGACTGTCAGACTATTAGCCACCCCTACTATTGTCAGACTATTCATACTATTATTATTGTCAGAATATTTGCAATACTCTTTTAACTTGACAAATAGCCTCATCTGTGGTATTTATACGAGCTGCTAATTGTCAGAATATTTAGTTAGTCAGAATATGTATAAAAAACTTTTAATTTGTCTATGCTTGTATTATTGTCGTTTGATGTGCTATTCTGTTTAAGCAGGTCGATGCACATTTTGTAGATACCTGTTGTCGTAATTGTCTGACAATTGTCAGATAGTGCGATTGGCTCCGTGGGCGTATTTGCTCATGAGCTAAATGGACAAGCTGTATAGTTGCCTATGCGTTCTAGGGAGCTACTAAGGATTTTCGGCTCTGTTCCAGTGAGCTACTAGGAGTTGCGCTTGCATTCCAGTGAGCTACTAGTAAACCCCACATTATAGCAGAGAAGCCCTCACATTGTCGTGAAGGGCTTTTTTGTTGTTCTTATACATTTGTACCAGTTAGTTTGTAAAACGACGTGTAACGGAGCGTGAGAGCCCTTAAAACACCTGTACAAGTTTGTAATACTCGTATATATTTGTGTACAAGGATGCAATCCACTCTATCTAGCATGAAGCGTATACCAGAGAAAAACCT